ATTCTCTTAATGGAGAAATTATTAGCGGTGAAAAAACAGACCATTGGTTTGGTAATGATAAAGAAGCGTATCGTGTTTTAATTCGCACACCGCATTCTTATAAAGACCACTATCGCATAATTGCGGTTAAGGTAGGTGACTAATGTCTGATTACCTTAACTATCTAGATGAGGTCTATACCGATCTAGTTGCTGAGTATGGTGAGGGCATAACCCTTGCCTACCATGAGGCTAATAAATCGGAGATGTGAGGCAACTCACACTCCAACACACCCCCTACAATTAGAAAATGTCAGCGATAACTGATAGAATTACAATTCAACAAACAAACGAAAGGTGGTCAGAAATGACTTATACTGTAAAACTAGAAACCTTTAATGGTTCTGTAAAAAAAATCAACCTACCTTCTCAGGGTGCGGTTGCTCAATTCATAAACACCTACCCAAACCAATTACCCGTTGGCGTATCCGTAAAACTTTCCTGTGATGTCTTAGGTGTTAGTGGCACACTAAGAGGAAAGGCATTGGTGAAATAATGATAAACACTTTAATGCGTTTTGACTGTGATGAGTGTAATGGTGTTGGTCTTATCTTTTGGGGTAATGACCTTGACTATGATGTAGAAAAATGCGACTGTAATGATTTCGCACTAGGAACTTTATTTACTACGAAAGAGGCTGACTAATGAAAACAATTACACACTCACTAAAATTCGTAACTGAATTAGATGAAACTAATGAAACTGCACAACGCTTACTTGCCTTACCGCAAGAAATGCAAATTGCTATGTTAGAAGGTATGCTAAAAAATTTAGTTGTGCCTGCACTAAAACCAGTTATTGATGAATTAAACGCAGGCAATTCTTACGCAACGCTAAAGGTGGCTAACTAATGACTAGAAAAGACTATATACAAACCGCTAATATCTTAAAAGAGTTTAGAGATGAAATTCCGCAAACTACTTATGAGGATATAGTAGATTTATTTTGCCAATGGTTCAAATCAGATAATCCAAATTTTGACTATGCAAGATTTGAAACTGCTTGCGGTATTGATGAAATTGGTTTAATTCCAGCATAATAAAAAATTCCTGAGCAAGAATAAAAACTGCTCAAATTTTGGCCAGCGTGTCGTCCACAGGCTTATCCACAGGGTTTATGATGTGATTAAAATCACTCCCGAAATCTCCCTGAAAACCTGCTTGAGAGTGGCAAGTGTCGGTTGTATCTGATAGGATAAAGATATAAAGAAAGAAGGCAAAATGGGTAAAGTAAAATCAACAATAATGGATATATTGGAATGCGATAGTTGCTATGGCTATGGTTGGCAATTCGCAGGAAATGATGTAGACTATGATGTATGGGCTTGCGAATGTAATCCTTACAATATCTCTGCTGATGAACTAATAGATTGGAAACTAAACTAATGGAATATAACTATTCACTTACTACTTCCTATGATGGGAAGTTAATTCATACCCTGCGAGTTAGCGATATGCTAGAGGCAGTAGACGCTTGGACTAAATGTGTAGACTATGGCACAGCCAAAGAATACGCAACCTATAACTTGTCAGACCCAACAGGAAAGATGTATACTAAAACCTTCTACACCAACGGAGAGGTCGTAATTAAATAATGGGAAGCGTAACAGCAATAGGTTTAGCAGATACAACGCTAGACCTAGAAACACAATTACTTTATCACTTAAAGGGTAATCATTATCCACCAGTCCCCGCAGAAATGGTTAAGCCTTGCATTGAAGCAATTGACGCTTACTATGATAAAGATTGGTCACGCATGATTGAAATGCCTATGGTTGGCGACTTTCAGATTTTGTATAAAGGCATGACACACGCACCTGCTAGTGCTATTGTAAGTCAGCACCACTTAGAGTGGTTCATTGAGCCTAGTGATGAGGAATAAAATGTCTGCTACAATAAACGATATGGAATTGATTCACGCAGATAGTTTAACACCAGATCAATTAATGATTGGTGATTTAATAAAAATTGGTGATGATATAGTTGAAGTTACTTTTATTGAAAGTGATTCAACAGGAGACAACTATGACATACAAACAAAAAATGAGTTTGGTGAATTAGAAATTACTCAACACTCATACACTGATTTAATTCCTCTCTACGTTTTTATTCAAGAATAATAATGCGTAGCCTTTCGGGGCCAGCCGATGTCCGCTTTGTCCGATTTTTATTAATTACGTAGACTTGTATTTTTTCCCTAAAAATGTTATACTAAATTATGACCCAATTAAAAAGATCTCATGACAGAAAGGTGGCTAACCTTGTCACAAAAAATGGAAAACAGGCCGCAATTGCAAACACGTTCGGTCTCCCTGCTGGAAAAGATTACTCATGCCCTGGTGCCACTAGTGTTTGTGAAAGCGTTTGCTACGCAGGAAAACTTGAAAAGTTATTCAAAGGAGTAAAGACTAACCTCCTACACAATTGGGAGTTATTGAAAGACGCAGACCATGAAACTATGGTTGGATTGTTGTATACGATGATTGCTGATTTCAGAAAAGATTGTGAAAAGAAAAATGCTCCATTGCTATTTCGTATTCATTGGGACGGTGATTTCTTTAATGATACCTATACCAAAGCATGGAAAGAAGTTATAGAGTATCACAGTGATATAAAGTTTTGGGTATACACTAGAGTACACTCTGCAGCGGTAATGCTTAAGGGTATACCTAATCTATCTTTATACTATTCCACAGATAGTGAGAATAAAGAGATAGGTGTTAGTTTAAAGAAAGATCATGGTGTGCGCCTTGCATACCTTGCAAAGAATTTCGCCATAGGCCAAGCAGATATGAAAGAGTTATTTAATAAGCCTGGCGCTAAGTGTCCTGAAAACTTAAAGTCTATTCCACTTATCTCATCTAGTGGCTCCGCTTGCGTATCTTGCGGATTATGTGTATACTCTAAAGCAGACGTAGTATTTTCTGCGAGTAAGAAGTGATAATGGAGATATTAGCAATAGTATTAGTAGTTATATTTATGCTGTTTATGTTTGACTCCCCTTTTGGGTAGGGGTGTCCTAAATGTCCGATTTGTCCTAATGTGATGTATCTCACAGAGAAATAATCTCAAAATGTGAGAAATCTAAGAAATAGATTTGTATTTTTATCCAAAAAATGTTAGACTTAAACAGTAAGAAAAAACCAAACAAAGGAGAAACACAATGTCCGTAGCAACCGCAACATACAAGGTAGGCGACCTCTACACAACACAAAAGTCAAAGGTAGTAGGAACTATCGTGGAAATCACACCACAGGCAAATGGTAATGTCCGTGTTAAGTTAGATGTAAATGGTTCATACCGATACACAACTTGGACGGCAAAGTAATCTTAGCCTAGTGGCTAAAGTCCTGAGCATGACCAAAAACTGCTCAACTTAATACCCCCATCAAACCCACTAAACAGAAACGGAAACAAAAACAAATGGCAAGAGGCAAAGCAATAAATGTAAAAATCGCTACACCAAAGGTTATTACAGCCCTAACAAATAAGTTAGCAGAACTAGAGGCTAACTACAAAAAGCAAGACGAGAACGAAGCAAAGTATAACGAAGCACTAGAGGCTTGGAAAAAAGAATTATTTACTTTCGCTATCGCTAACATAGATAAGGCTCAAAATGTGCGAACCAACTATCGCCAATGGTCAAGCAACCTTAATGTTGATTTTGATTTAACAGTTAAGGAAGGCGAGTTCCCTGCTGAGCCAACTAGGGATTTTGAGCAAATCCATCAGCACACTTATCGTGAGATGAAAGAGGAAATCTCTAACGCTATCCGTATCCTTTTAATGACGGACGAGGAAACAGTTAGCACTAGCACCTATAACGCTATTGCTCGTTATCTTTAATTAGATAAATAGGTGGGGAAGGGTATTTGACTTCCCCCCTAAAAAATGTTAGACTAAGTAAGTAATGACCCCAAACCCAAACAGAAAGGCAAGACCCAAATGACACTAGGCGGATACACATACCAAATCGGTGATTTATTCACCACAAGCAAAACAGGTATCACAGGTAGAATTGTAAAGTTCTCACCTATTAACTCTAAGACCACTAGAGTATCCTTACAGTTAGCAAATGGCGCAAGACGCCTTGCTATGGTAAGCACAACTAAATAATAAAAACTCCTGAGCATGAGTTAAAACTGCTCACCTATAGGATCTTTGACAAATGTCAGTGGCCGATAGTATAATTAAATTAACCAAACAAACAGAAAGAAGCCCCACAATGTCAACTAACATTAATGACGCCGTAACAATTGATAAACTAGAAGTACCGTACAACCCAAATCTTCTTGTAACATATAAAGCCATTGCTGGTACATATGCTGCTCCTGAAGAGCCAACTTATTTAACATCCAAGGTAACAGACCTTGAATGGGAACTACACAGTGCACGTGCTCGTGAAGAAGCGCTACGTAGTCTTCAAGGAACAGTGAGACAACTTGAAGACAATATTGTAGAATGGTATGACCCTAACTATTCTAAAGAAGAAGTTCTTGTAGCGCTATGCGAACTCTTTGGTATTAATCCAGTCAAAGAAATTGAAGTACAAGGAACTGTTTCATTCAGTGGAACAATCAGTGTACCAATGTCAGAGATTGCAGACTTTGATTTAAGTAATGTCACGATTGATGTTGATTTAAGTTCATATGAGTATGACGCTGACTTAAATGTAGACGAGGTTTCTTTGGAAGACCACTACTGAGATCTGTAGCAACCGCTGCAGGGACCGTTTAAATTTGATAGGGGGCTATCAAAATCCTGGCCATGATTTAAAACTGGCCTATTTTTTATTTAAAAAAGCCAGCCACAAAAATCTAAAATGTCAAACAACACGCCGATGTGTTTACGATCACATAATAAAAATGTCCGAATTGTCCATGTTTAACTATCTGGATTTGCATTTGTCAGCCTGTCCTGTTATACTTAAATTAACAACAACAGAAAGAAGGAAACTCATGGCACATGACCTAGAAACACAAAACGGAAAGACATCTTTTGCATCTTTTCGTGAACCTGCATGGCATGGATTGGGTACTGTCTTTACAGAAGAAAAAACAACCGTAGAAATGTTGGAAGCAGCAAATCTTAATGGTTGGAATGTTCGTCTTGAAGATTTGGAAACCCCAACACACTTAACAAGCGACAAGGCATATCAATATGTTTTGCGTACTAACCCAACAGACAAAACACAAACAGACATTTTAGGCGTTGTTGGTGAGCGCTACCATGTTTTACAAAATGAAGATTTATTTTCATTTGGTGATAACATTCTTGATGGTGGCGGACGCTGGGAAACTGCTGGTTCAATCAAGGGTGGGCGTGTAGTATTTGGCGCTCTTGCTCTTGAGCGTGAAACAGTTCTTGACCCTAATGGTGTTGCGGATAAGGTAAAAACTTATTTGCTGATTAACACATCACATGACGGTTCAATCGCTATTCAAGCAAGCATTACACCTGTTCGTGTTGTTTGCGCCAACACTCTCAATCTTGCGTTAGGTGCTAAGAAAAAGAAGAATGGCATCAAACAATCATTCAAGATTCGCCACACACAAACTGCAAATGGTAAAGTGCAGATTGCTCGTGAAACTCTTGGTCTTGCTAATGCTTACATGGACGAATTTGATATTATGGCTAAGGCTATGATTGAAAAAGAAGTTTCTGCTAAGCAATTTAACGACATTATTCTTACAGCGTATGCAAAACCTGAAAAAGATACTAAGGGTGCGCTAAAGAAATGGGAAAACAAAATAGATGTTATTAACGACATCTACACAGGCGAGTTTAATGGTATGATTGCTAATACTGCTTGGGGTGCTTTCAATGCACTAACTGAGCGTTTAGATTGGTATCGTTCTGCTCGTGGTGGTTCTAACGAATCTATTCTCGCATCTGCTAGTGGATTTGACCCTGCAATTAACGCAGAGAAAAATCGTTTGCTAAAAGTTGTGCAGAATGTTATGCAAATTGCATAGCACAATTTAATATATGCCACCTGAGTAAGTGGATGCAAAAACTGCTCACAAGGTTCCATAGATCAATTGGTTAGATCGCTACCCTGTCACGGTAGAGGTTACGGGTTCAAGTCCCGTTGGAATCGCAAAGCGGGGCCAGCCATGTGATCAATATAACATTTTTGAAAAAATTCGATTACGAAGAGTCTTGACTTTTCCCTAAATTTCTGCAATAATTAATACATGACCCAAACAATAAATGACCTAATAAATGAAATCTATGATGACAACTTCTCTCACCTTGAGTTTGAAGAAAATATGGGGGGAACAGATTGTGACTGCCATATCCATATTACACTAAACACTATCGCTAAGTATGCAGGAATTGAGGTAGGATAATGCTAGGTTATATTAGCACTGATGTAGATGATATGGTTTATGCGTTGGATTCTGTACTTACCACGATAAATTCAGATGACGACCCTTGGCTATATAACAATACTTGGAGAGCCATGGATTTCTTAAAAGGTTTGCAAATAGAAGGGTACTTTGACTAATGTTAGGTTATACCTATAAAGATATACAGGCCTTTGGTAATAGTCTTACTTGGGCTATTGATACCGCCAAATTTCAGGGGGATGAACAAAACTATAAACAATTACTAATAGTATGGGACTTCTTTGAGGGACTACTAGCAGAGGGGTATATAGCAGATGTGGACTAAGTATGATTATCTATGTACTAACTGTGATGCTTTAATTGAAGTTACCGCCCTGGAAATACCAAGAGTAGATCCTGATTGTATTTGTGGCAATGGAATGGTTATTAATATTGGTACATCTCCTGCTTTTGAGCCTATCATTACAGATGTGAGCAAGGTCACACCTACTAGACTTGTCAAAATCAACACCAACCCTTATAATTAATATATGGACCTAAACACATTAAGAGAGTATATAAGAATTCACACAATATCCCTTGAACAGGATTTGCAAAACGAGGACGGTGCTGATAGTATTGTTCCTTACCTTGAAGGAGCCATTCACGTATCTAAGCACTACTTGGAGATGATTGATGAATGAATTATCAGATAGTTTAGCACCACACCTACAACGCATGGTAGACGCTGGAGTATCAGGTCTTGATATTATGCATGGTGAGTTAAAGAATCTAATGTTAATTGCTGAGCAAGACCTTGCAAGCGCATTGGAGCAAGAAGAGAAGTCTGAAGAGGCAATGGATTCTATGGTCCGTACAGAATGTGAAGGACGATTAGATATGCTAGTAGAACTATATAAACTAACATATGATTTATCATTTGCTATCAATGACAGGACAAAGAGCAATGAATAACTTTATTGAAATGGATTATGATGAATGGTTTGATACCTATAAGCCCATCCTTAATCATATAGATACAAATGCTTCCTTTGACGGTACGATGTTTGAGACCTATGGTGATGAGGTAGAGTTTGTTAAATCTCAATCCCCTGACAAAATCTGGATGTATGGGGACGGAGACGACGGTGGCTCTTTCATATGGGCAGGTTGGGGATTTGTAAATAGAATAGGATACTTTATCACTGAGGTTCCTTTCCCTGCAGATACAGATATACAAATCAGAGTTAGCCACAACTGGTTCTATTGCGAATCCTGTAGCGCTGAATTCGAAGACCCTAATAATACTATTAGAGATGCCTTTGATGAGGCAGACTTGCAAAAGTGCCCAGAGTGCGCTACAATTGAGGAAATGACCCTAGTAGGATTGGACAACAAATGAAAACAGAAATAACTGGACTAACATATATTGGTTCTTTTACAGTAGATTCAGGACAGGCCATGGTCGGTGACCCTTGCTATCTTGATGAGTGGAAAAACTGGGACTCAGATAAACAAAACTTTGATGAGCACCCTAAGCATAAAGGTGAATACAGTTACCTAGGTGCCTCTAATGCTACAATTGTAGAAGGCTTTGGTGACCTTGGCCTTGGCCGTGCTGTTGCCTTTTCTACTGGATACGGTGACGGTATTTATCCTGTTTACGCAAAATTAGACGGAACTCGTGTTTTAAAAATTATTATCGACTTTGAAACAGAGGATGAGGAGTCCAACTAATGGCAAGATGGGAAATTGAAGTAATCTTTGAACCAACAGGCGACTACATGAATTTTGAATATGAGACTGACAATGAAGATGAAGACAGCATCTTTAATGAGATAAGTAATCAACTATCAATCGTACCTAACCTAGTAGAGAGTAATGAGGTAGAGTAATGGGAGCACGTATTAACTTTGTATTTAGGGACCGTGAGGATACCCCTGCAGTAGTACTATATAGCCACTGGGGTGAGACTGAATGGCAGCGGGACATAGCAATGGCCCTGGAGCATTCAAAACCTAGATGGGAAGACACATCCTACTTTACACGTATGATGATCAGTTATCTTATTCAAGATGAAATATTAGGGGAAACAGGGTTTGGTATTTTTGCTATTAATGATATCACTCAGGACCTAGGTGATGACACTGTAATTATTGACATGACTAATAAAACTATCATGAGCAATGTAGCGGTTGATTGGGATAAATTTGTGGCTGCTTACTCGCCACTCGTCAACGCCTAGAGAGGGGTCTACTAGGCTGATAACAAGGTGGGGCGCTGAGATTCTTGCCAGTCTTGCGCCCCCCTTACTTTTTTGGTATAATGAAATAGAGGAGAGTTATGACATACAGCGTTCGAAGAAAACCTGAGAATACAAAAGAACAGCGTTATGCTGAGAGAATTGCTAAACTCCTCAATGAGGACATGGGACTTAACTTAGAAGCGGTTGGTTATTTTTTAGTTAGAAATAATCCTGTTATAGCCTATAAGCGTTTAGAGGTAGTTAGTTTAATGGCAGGGGAAGAATATGATACACTTATGGAAGAGATGAAAGGTTAACTAACTATGGCAATACCTAGCGCAGACAAAGCGGCGATCCTATCCCAATTTTGGATGGAATTTAGAGATGATGAAGAGTTAAAAGATTTTGTAGAATTTAACGATATGGGATTACCCCTAGCATTTTTCGTGGCATCAGGAATAGTACAAGAAAGTCCAATGGCAGAGACATACATTTCAGAAACATTTGATTTATTTTTAGTTGCTCTTGAGATTGAAGAACAAGAGATTGACGGAATGGAAACACTTAATGATGTCTTGGACTATGCAAGGTCTAAGAAAGAAGGAGACGTCAACTAAGTTTAACACACATCCTGCTATTGCAGGGGTGGGGCTGGCCACATAATATCATATCAAACCACATTTGTCAAACCTTATTACGATAGATAAAAAAATTTCCCAGATCCTTGGCCAAACCTTATTACGAAGAGTATAAAAATTTCCAGATTCTTAGACAAACCTTATATATCAAACCTTTATATCTCCCAAACCTTTATTTCTTATATCAGGTGTATAATAATCATATGAGTCCAAGACATTTTTCAAGAATGATGAATCCTCAAATGGCAAAACAAGAAGATGAGGCTTTGGCACAAGCCTTTACTTCCTTTACTGTTGCTATTGGATTAGGAAGATACTTTACTTCATCCCCCGCCGTTCAAATGATTAATAGTCCTATCGAAGATCCCGCCAAAGCGGGGGATCAAAAGATAAACCATGGATCTTTCTACAAGTAATACCCTATATACAAACACTATATTATCCAAACATTATTTTCTGATGTTTTTGATATTTTTTATATCTTTTTAAATAAAATATTACGATAATCAAACATTTATCCTGAAATTTGGACAAATTTGTCATAGTGTTTTGGTACAAAACATACTTGACAAACACTAATGTTTGGTATATAATCCGCTATGGGGATATGAAGATATAAGGTTTGGATATGTGGTATAAGAGATAGGAAGGTTTGGGGATAGGTGGTTTGGGCCGTGGGGATTACGACGCCCTTATTAAAAATGCTCAATACTCCACTATCCTCCACTTCACTCCACTTCTAGACTATCTAATTAAATTATCAGTAAGATTAATATGTGAACAACTCTTATTGACAAACCACTTTATTTAACATATAATAGATATATGATAAATCTCAGAGGTATCCCAACACCTGTTTGTCCTTGTTGTGGATCAAGTTTATTAAGGGTAACAGTCCAGTTTGATCAAGAAACCTATGAGATCGCAGGGTATCTATTAAATGATGCTCAGTGTATGGAGTGTAAATGTCTTATTACAGCACCTACTCCATTAGACCATCCAGACTATATCTAACCTGATCAAAACCATGATATGATCTATTAATGATTAACCTAGATGTCTTATGCTTTAATTGTGGTGCTATGTATCAAGTAGCCTATGGAACAAAAAATATCACCAAACAATGTCCAAAATGCAACGGTAAATAATAACCATGCTATACTGATTAAGGCGATTCAGGTTCCTATAATGGTCGTAGAGCAGTTTCCGAAACTGATAATGAAGGTCCGATTCCTTCACCTGAAGCCTATTTGTTAACCTTCATGTGCTAGTATAGGGTTATGGAATGTAAACACTACTATGAAATTGATCTAGATGGCAAGGTAACTTGCTATAACTGTCATGCTGTAGTAGATGAAACTAAAACAAATAATGATGATTTCTGGGAATCGCAAATGAGTTTTGAGGAATAAAACCAGGGTAAATAAAGATTACGATACACCCTTTATAGCCTTATTGACCATACGTATCAAACCTTTTCTTGTTATTTTTGACGCATCAAATGTCTCCGTATAACCCCCTTGTGGCATATCTTCCTTATCTAGGAAAGAACCATGTTTATTAGTAAGTGTCTTTACTACTATAGATTCTACTGCTCTTGCTTTATCCCGTTCGGAAAACCACCAATACTTGATTAATATCCAACCCTTGGTCTTATGGCTTGCAAACCTTTTACCTGAGATATCTGATATCCCTATTTTGATAGCCTTGTGTATAGGGCTATAGAGTATGTATAGTAGGGTCATAGGTATATTATACTTGACATTCCCTTCGATTTTTGATATGATGAATACATGACAAATCATATGAAAAATTCAATTTGTGCCTATGAGCGTGAAGAGCCTTATTTTACTAACTATCACTGGTGTACTAGATGTCCTTCTGCTGATGAGTACCGTGTGATAGAGCGTCAACAAAAACTTAAGTGGGCAAATTTTAACAAAGAAAAAGCCGCTGCTTTGAAAAATAAAAATATAAAGAAAGATAAATAATATGAGAAAAATCAATGACAAAGTATCACAGCATAAAGTAAAAAGAGCAAAAAAGAATAAAAAAAGAATCTCCGCCCACCCATATCACAAGATATCAAGGTTTGAAAGAGAGCAAGAGTTTATCAGAAGAAGGATCATTGCTTCTGGAATTTCTGCGTAAGCAGCAAAAATAGGATACTAATAGAATCATGTCAAGGATAGTCATTTGCTCTACTTGTAACAAGGAATGGGAACTTAGATGGGGTATCTTTGCTCACGAATCATTGGCTAGGCATATGAAGGATACTCACCGATAGTGCCCTTGTAGGGCATGGAGAGGTTTTGTTACTTCTATTTTTCGCCGAACTTTGATATACTAGATATAACGACAGGAGGTTAGAGTGATTAATTTATTATTTCTTATACCAGCATTTATTTTGGGATACGTTGCATGTTATTTTGTAATGACATACAAGGTTGACTAATGAAAGAACCTAAGATTATAAGCATGGATTGGCGTGGCCTTGGATATTGGCCTGTCTGGAAAGATGGTAGAATAGTATGGGAAAAAGAAGATAAGGAAACTTGTGATTAAAAGTAAAGAGTGGCGAGTCAGTAATAAGGTTTGGTTTTCTGCTGGTTTTTCTTCCCGTAGGTTTGGATTAGGGTTTAGTGTAGACAAATATAACCTAAGCATAGACTTTGTGTGTTTCTGGATAAACCTTGAATATTAATGAAATAGTCAGGATGTCTGTTATTATGACTGAAATAGATACTGGCTTTATTATTACCACAGAATATCGTGAAGATATGATTAAAAGAATAGTGGCCAAAATAGAAAAATCTATCTAATAGTGCACTGCTAGGTGCATAGATTAGTTTACTCTTTCTATTTTTCGCCGAACTTAAAAAATTTATAGGGTATAATTAACATATGGCACACATAGTTAACAATATTCCAGTTGGTCACGATCCAAGCGAAATTGAGCGTATTCAGTCTTATAATGATTTTTTTGAAAAAGTTGGTAACTCATCAGAAAATATCAAACTAATATCAAATTTTTTATCCGATGATGAGATTAAGTATTTGCTTGATAATGTTACTGAAAACAGAAAATTTAGTTTTGAGTCACAAAAAGATGATTCAGGTAATGCTATAAACTGGATGCACATTTATGCTGGTATAGAAGATAAGTTTAAGATTCGAGATAAAGTAAAAGTAGAAATTGTCAGTGCCTATGGCTTTGACTCTATACGCCCTAAAGAGTCTCATCTGCAAGTGGCTAAATGGGAAAAAGGAACTAGTTTAAACTTACATGTTGATGATCTGGGATATGTTACAGACAATCATATCCCTACTCTTATCTATTTAAATGATGATTACGAAGGTGGCGAAATTAGTTTTGCTACACACGATATTACTATAAAGCCTAAAGTTGGAGATCTTTTAATATTCCCTGGAAATATGCACTATGCACACGAAGTAAAAGAAGTGCTTTCTGGAACAAGATATACCCTGCCAATCTGGTTTACAATCATATAGGGTATAATTAAATAATGACAGATGGCATATCAAAAGAAACCAATAAAAAAAGAAAACTTCTTGATGGATCTGAGGTAAATGATTACGACTACCCCATTGATCTAATTCTGCACACAAAGGCTCCTGGAAAATGGAAGTTGATAGACCTTGAAACTGGTCAAGAGTATCTTGGATCAGATATATCACACGAAACATTTGGAGAAATATTAAGAACTAAAGTGGCAAAGTCTAAAATTGGTTCTTGGTTTAAAACAAAAGGAAGAACAATAAACAATGGATAATGTAAATAAGCCTATAACATTTCACTGGATGTGGAGAAGGCATTGGCAGATAAACGATAGTATTGAAAACTTAGATCTAAATGGAATTCTTAATATGGCTAAAGAACTAGACGGTGCTAACGTAAAATCTGTTTTACTCCCTTATGGGCCAGGTGGCATTGACTTTTCTTTAGTTATACAAGAAGCATTACAAAAAACAAATCAATTAATTATGACTATTGCTTTACCAGCATATGGAACAAGCCCAGATTATGCTGCCAAAATTTGTGAAACATTAAATCGCTTTGCACCTGGAAGAATTGGTGTAAATCTTGTTGCTGGAAGATGGGGAGATGAAGGCAATGGACCTTCTGAAAAACTAGTTTTAGATCACTATATGCACGACTCAAGTTTGATTGATACATTGGAAAAAAGAGTAGCAATATCTGCAGTATGGATGGACAAAGTTATGGATTTGATGAAAAGACATCAACATAAAACACACATGGCTGTTGTAGGATCTTCGGATACAACAATCCAAATAGCAAACAAGCATTGTGAATACATATATGTAGATGACAATTTATTGTACAGAGATCAGTTTAAAAAAATTGATCTTGGTCGTGTAAAACCAATACTTATTATTGATCCACTTATTATTAATCATCCAGATGAAGAACAAAAAATCAAGTATGATAAAAATGCACCAGTTAGAAAACAACATCATCATGTAAAAGGAACACAGGAAGAAGTTGTTCGTCAAATTAGAGATTTATCAAATAAATTTAATATATATGATTTTATGATTCACACTGATCAAGCAGACATAAGTCAGTTATTAAAATTAGTAAAGGAGTTTAATTAATATGCAGATATCTGAAGAAACTAAAGAAAAATTTAATAAAATAGGTAGCGGTATTGATAACGTAAAAATATTTAACAATTATCTTGGTGCAGTTGAATGTAAAAATATTATTAAGTTAATTAAAATAACACAAACAAGTAATAGTAGGCTTCTTCAATCTGAGGAGTCATCTGGACACAATACGCTGTCTTTGGTGTATTACGACTCACTTTCTCTTCCAGAAAAATATGTACCAGGAATTAATTCTATTGTAGAAAAAGAATATAATGTAAAATTAAAGGCAAGACATTCTCGTTTTGCTGAGTGGAAACACAACAACAGTAAGTCAATACCAATAGATGATATGGGTTCTAAAGATTCAAATCATATTGCTGGTTGGGTATATCTTAATGACGATTATGAAGGTGGAGATCTTTCTTTTATTAATCAAAATTTATCTTTTAAGCCAAAGACTGGCGATTTAGTTTTATTCCCTGGAAATATTCACTATTGGTATAACGTAGGACCTGCAAATGGGTCAAGGTATATAATGCCAATTTGGTTTGATTTTTTATAATGGTAGAATTAGTTATATGAAATATAAACTTCCTTATTTATTAACCTATCCAAGAAGCGGTTCTCATTATTTTGATGACCTTGTTTATAAAGAAGCAAAAATCCACATTGAAAAATCTCATTTTGTAAATTTGCTATTTGATAAAAATAATAATAAAGAAAAAACAATACTCACAATAGTAAGAGATCCAATAGATAGCATTAATTCTGTTGTAGCAGCAGAAACACAGAATGCATCCATGAGAATAAACCCACATTTTGTTAGGCCAAAAGTTAATGAACTTATAACATTCTACATATTGCTATATAGTTTTTTGTGTGACCATGCAGATTACGTTATTGATTTTAATGATTTAGTAGAATATCCAGATGCCGTAATTAAAAAAACATTGAATTTATTAGAAATAAATGAAGAAAATTATAATCTTTTTTATAGAGGAGAACAGCCCTATGCTAAAGAATATATTCCATCAAGCAAAAAATTACCAAATTATGACAAAGATATTCTAAGCAAATATAATTTTAATATTGATTTGTGCTATTTTTACTATAACAGGCTTTTAGAAAAAAAGATTATAGTTTAATAAACTTGTAGATATGATATAATTTTATATGGCCTTTTTAACAAGAAATATCTTAGACTTTTACAAACAAAATGATGATCCACAAAATCTTTGGTATTTAGAAAAAAACTTTACAAATACAAGCAACCTTGGGTTATATAGTCCATATGCCGAAAATGTTGTTACTAATAAATGGGATGGAAAAATTTCTGATATTAGAACAATTGATGAAGACAATACATATGAAATTAATAGTCTTGGTTTTCGTGGCGAAGTTTATGAAAACCCAGAAATTATTGCATCTGGTTGTTCTATAACTTTTGGTCTTGGAGTTCCAGAATTAGGAAGATGGACAAATATATTAGGCAACAAAATTAATAAGAACGTTATGAATTTAGGAAATCCTGGAGCATCTGTAGAAAGTATTTGTACTCATATAATTCAATATTGTATGAATAATAAAATGCCTAAAGAAATTTTTTGTTTGTTTCCAGATTTTTTCAGAAGCATGGTTGTAGTAGATAAAGAATTTTATAAAACAAAAGTAAAAAGAGACGATGCTTTTAAAGAAAAAGATTCTTTACAACAAATTTTCTGTAACCCAATTATTCATAAATATGATGATCGTGTATTTATGGAAATAGAAGATCAAAAATATATAGAAGACGCAACTTCTCCACATCAACTAATCTTAAACTCTATAAACTTTATTTATATTTTAGAGTCATTTTGTTTAGCAAATAATATAAAACTACATTGGACAACATGGCATGTACCAACTGCTACAATTATAGAAGAATTACTTAAAATTAAAAATTTTAAATTAAAGAATTTTGCAGATTTTGTTTTTTCGCCTGATGTAAATAATACTGATTTTCGTTCTGTTTCATTTAAGTGTTCTTCATCACATGATTCTGAGTTCTATGATAGCATTTATTGGAAAAGAGGGACTGATTATTCTATAGAAAACTATAAGAAGGTATCTGATCATGCTCACCCAGGAATTCATTTTCAATACCATTTTGCAGATTTATTTTATAAACTACACAATATGATATAATATTTGTATGACTAATCCTAAATGTTTCTTTTGTGAAAAAGATGCTACACACTACGATGTAGTAGTTAATCATTCTGACTACATTGTTGCCGATGTGTGTTTCAAACATTTATCTATGGGATTATTTTCATAAAATAAAATTAGACAAAATTGACTTGACTTAATCTTTACCTTAAGGTATACTTAATATATGAAACAAAAAGCATATATTTTTGACGTAGACGGCACTCTTGCAAATGTAGATCCTTACATTCACCTTGTTCGTGGCTCTACTAGGGATTATAAGGCTTTTCATGAGGCTTCTGTTGATGCCCTGCCAAATTTTGAAGTAGTCCAGATGCTAAATGAAGCATTTTTTGATCAGATGCACATTATTATTGTAACATCTCGAAAAGAAGTTTGGCGTGGATTGACGTCTTACTGGCTTGCTAAAAATGATATTAGCCACCACGCACTATATATGCGTAAGGATGATGACAATAGACCAGACTATGAAGTAAAAAAAGATATATTACTTGAAATAAAAAAATATTGGAATGTTCTACACGCAATAGATGATAACCCAAATGTGATTAAACTATGGGAAGAGCACGGCATCACTACTACCAAGATTGGTACATGGGATGGAAATAAAGGATAACATGCCTTATCCATGGCGTATAGACTTTCAATCAGAATCTAAAAAAAGCGGAGATCAATTTGAAGATGCAGTATATGAAGACTTGGTTGGTCGTGGATTTGGTGTTATTGATAGAAATTATTTTTTTATTGGTACTGGGTGTGAGGTAGACTTTAAAGCGCAATCAGATACAAAGGTAGAATATGTAGAAGCAAAAGGAGGTAATGCTGGTGAAGGAAAACGACCAGGAGCACAAAGAACAGATAGTGTAAAAAAAGCAATTGCAAATGGTGCTTTAATAAAAACATTTAATGATATTTATTATGTTGTATATTTTTCAGCAAAACCTGAATTAGGAAGTTACTCTGATCAAATGATTGAAACTGCATTAAAGTATAAGATTGTTGATGAAGTTAGATATATAGAAATTTTAAACACCAGTGGCCAAGTTGGTTAAGGCACCGAACTCATAATTCGGCTATCGTAGGTTCAAGTCCTACCTGGTGTACGATGCGGATGTTGCATATTGGTAGTGCCTCTGCCTTCCAAGCAGAAGGGGTCAGTTCGATTCTGATCATCCGCTCCAAGTCTCTATCGTCTAGTGGCCTAGGACTCTGCCCTTTCACGGCAGCAACACGGATTCGAATTCCGTTAGAGATACAATACCTCTGTAGTTCATTTGTATATTTATACTAAAGGTATGTAGTGTTGTGCAGGATGAACGTTATCGCTTATAAATCTTAGTGGAATTATGTCGTATGCTATTGTTATTCTTTTTCCATCCCAGTCCCAATCGCCCATGGCGTGAGGGTGACCCATCTCAGAAAGTATTAGCCTATTGTTTAAATTTTTATTTTCTATTGTTTTATTTTTGTCATTTTCTATCATATAAAACGTTGAGGAAGGTTCAGCCTTGACACAATAGTAGCCATGAAAATATGGAGCCCAGGGTCCTCCATGATCGTGCCAATTTAATTTACCAATGTTTCTGTCATTAATGTTAAACCAACCTTGGACCATATACTTCTGACTTTTAAAATCAATTTCATAATACTCACAAGCCTCTTCTACGGTCTCTTTTAATGAAGAAAAAAGGTTGTATATCTCTTCATTGTAGAATTGAAAAACATTATATTCTCTCCATTTTACAGTAGAAAGACTTCCAGAGTCTACCCATGGTTCGTTATCTTTAAAATCTTTTATTCCTCTTAATGACCCATTTTCAATTTGAGAATACTTTTTTTCTAAGAATGCAGAAAGTTTGTCTAGGTCATTGTTTAAAAATCTTTCAAAGAACTTATGCTCTTTATTATGTAGTCTTGGCTTGTTATATGTATTGTTCATACTTTACTTTTTAGGATGTTTTGGTTTATATGGTTCTATTTTAGATTTAATTCGACCATCTTTATATAATCTTACAATCCATCCATCTTTAATTTGCATTGGATTAAATGCTGTTGCTTTTTTCTTTGGCATTATAGAGAGTGTCTTTCTGTTTTATTTCTTGTATAATCTTTTCCAAAATCAGAAAATAAGGCCTTATCTTTTTCACGATTAACTATTGATCTTGACCAAGAGAATCCTGCGTCTCCACCCCATGCTAACCACATTATGTATCCGTTAGATGGGTTTGCTGAGTTACCCCAGTCTTTACCTTTCTTGTCTACTTCATGGCGTGAGAAGTATGAATACATTCTTTTAACAGTACTAAGAGAAATAGTTTCTCCTCTTGCTAATTGTCCTGCACGAGTCCAGCCAACTGCAGTTCCTGCACCATTAGCCTTTCCATCTTCTTTAAATTTAATTGCTCTACGAGCAGCAGATCTTGCTCCTGCTGGTGGGGAATATCCTTCAGCCTTTGATACTGTGTCAATATCGTATTCAACTGTATCATCATCTTCAAATAGATCATCTGCTTTTGCAGCAGGTACACAATTAGGAACTGGTCTACCGTTTTCTCCTGGCTTCATTCCTCTTTGTACATATCCATCCCAACAAGGTGCTTGTTTGTTACCTTGATAAGTTTCTGTTGGCATCATTGAATCATCTTGTTTCCCCATTTGAGCATCACCTTCAATTATCATTTAACAATTATAGCACAGTAAATGAGCAGTTTATAGACTACTGCTCAGGTCTATTAGCCACGAAGATTCGACTCCTGCTAACTTTCCTGTCAAAGGAACATCCGTTGTAAAACTTTTTAAAGTCTCATAGCGGAATAGTATATATTATACTACTTAATTTTAATAGATTTAGGCTTCTTTTCTTCAGGAACAACACGAACTACATTAACATGTAGCATACCGTCCTTAAGTTCTGCAGATGTTACTTCCATGTACTCTCCCAGTGCAAAAGATCTTACGAACTTTCTTCCTGCGATACCTTTGTGGACGACCTCTGCATCTGTCACTTCAATAATCTCACCCTTGATAATTAATGTTCCGTTGTCTACTGAAACATCAATATTTTCCTTAGTAAACCCTGCAATAGCAAGTGATAGCCTATATGTGTCTTCATCTAATTTAAGAAGATCATACGGAGGATATGATTGAGAGTTTATTTTGTGTGCATTATTTAGACGGGCAAGGTCTCTGTTAAAGCCAATAAAAAAAGGATCATTAAATAGATCCATTGCAAATTGTGTTACCATTTTATTCCCCTTTCAAGCGAATAATTTAATTCCCCCCATTTGGGCAGGTATATATATTATAGCATAGAAAAACAGGCCAGTCAAATAGACTGACCTGCTAATCTAATTGATTACTTCTTTGCTGCTGCTTTTTTTGCAGGAGCGCTCTTTGCAGTCTTCTTGACTACCTTAGCAGTCTTAACTGCTAAATCTACCTCTTCAACAGATGGCAACTTACCGAATGCCTTGTCGTTAGGATTGAATGCTCTAATTGCAACGGGCACGATAGCGCCTAGCAATGAATAAGCAAGTGTCTTTGGATCAGTTACGCCTGAAGCGTAAAGCGCAATTGCAGCGCCAAGGACTGATCGTCCATAAGATGCAAGCATTGCTTTTAGTTGTGTTGTGTTCATATTATTCCTCCTAGGATATAACGTTTGTTAATTTGAATGCAGCATGATTTGAACCACATCCAAAACCTGTTATTATTGATAATATATTATCTTTCATTTTAATATTCAACAGTCTTAGCGGTTCCTTCTATATCGTTTATATTTCCACGATAAGATGAATCTTTAAAATTAAACCACAAGGTAGAAGAGTATCGGTTTCCAGTATTCTTAAGCACTTCGTGCAAATAGTTTTGATTGCTAGGGAACATAATAAAACTGTTAGCCTTTGGTTTAATTGTTAACTCATGCCAAGGAAAATTTATTTCCCCTCCCTGATAGTCGTCATTAATGTAATATATTACCGCAAAATCCCCTGCTGTATCTACATGCTTATTCATATAAAAATCTGTTTGAAATCTAACTAAATGAACTTCGCCTTTGTTAAAAACACGAAGTTTTACACCATAGTCTTCTTCACATTTCTTAAAAGCAATTCTAAATACTTTGTCTAATATGTCAGCAATTTCGGGCGCCATTCCTTTTTCAGAATTAAAAAATTCAACTCCCCAAGGCTGTTTATGCCATCCATTAACAGTAACCACATAATCAAGTATTTTTTTATGTTCTTCTGTAGATAATACATTTTCTACAGTTTGTATATTACTTACAGAATTTTCTGAGTTAACTTCTATCATTTTTTATCATACCATTCTGCATTTTTATTAAAAGTGGAACCAGTAAATTGAAACCACATTGACGAACTATATCGATTTCCTTCTACAATTTTTTTAACTTCATGCAAATAATTTTCATTTCCAGGAAAAAAGATTAAACTGTTTGGCTTTGGTTTAATGTTTACATTAAGTTCTGGAAAACACAGTTCTCCACCAATGTAATCATCGTTAATATAATATATTGAAGCAACATGATTTGATTCTGCTGAATTAGTATCTACGTGTGGATGCAAAACAAGACCTTTTGCAAATTTAATCAAAGCAATATTCTCTTTTTGAAAATAATTAATATCTACACCGTAAGTCTCTGTAGCATTTTTGTGAACAACTGCAAATATTTTTTCTAACATACTTAAAATATTTGCTGGTAACTGATCCATTGCAACAGTATAGGCATCCCATGGTTCAAGAATCCACAAACTACGATTCAATACATAATCAAGTAAAACCGCATGCTCTTCTTTAGATAAAACATCTTCTATATATTTTATGTTTTCTACAGAGTTTCCTATTTTTTCAACATTCTTTAAATAGATCTCGTCTTTTTCAGAAGGGTTTTTAATCATGTATCTATTTTACCATATTCTTCAGGCAAGAGTTTTTTTAGTTCTTTATATGCCTCTGATATTTTTTTCATAGAGTTATAATTTGGCTGGGATCTCATAATTTCCCCGTATTCATCAAAATATAATATTTCTGGCTCAATATCAGTAATAAACTTATTTAACACAAATTGAGTATCTTCTATATATTTATATGCTATATCTCTTGAATCTGAAATAAATTTTAAAAATGCCTCAGAAGATTCGTCTTTTTTTATTAAATCTGAAGAAGATAACTCAGAAAGTTTTTTAGACAAAACATTTTTATTTATTTCTGATTGAAGCAATCGTTCTGTTATTAAAGAAATTTTTATATTTAAACGCATATTATTAAATAATACAATAACAAAAAATATAGTAAAAATAAAAAATACAAACCACTCTATCATAGTTCTTTGCCACCTTCACGAACTAATAAAACTATAGCGCCATTATCTTCTAATGCCTTTTTTACACGTATCATATACTCTACTGCAGCAATACGATCCTCAACTGTTAACTTCATAAAGTCTGGCTCACTAGCCTTTACAGTAATAAAATTATTATTATCTACCAATGTAAGGTTAAAGTTTTTAGGTGCGTGAATAGATCTAAAGGCTCTTTTCATTTGATCTGTATACATTATTTTCTACCCCATTGTATATAGTTCCATCCACGCTCATGTGCGTAGTAGATGAATATTTTAACTACCGTTTCCCAAAAGGCAATAGTTACAGAAAGACCAGCATTTCTTGTAATAACATAGGCAACAGCAACAGAGGAAAGCGTTCCCCATATGCGATAACTTAATGCCTTGGCAAAAGATCTAGCCCTAGTTACTGTCATCTTTATCTTTCTTCTTAAACATTGCTGCTACCATTCGGTCTTCAGCATCATTTATTGCTTTTCCTGATTTTTCTAATTGTTTAAATACCCAACTGCTTGCGTTTTTCAGTAGCCGAAATAGCATGAATGTCTGCCCCCAAATCTACTTGTTCAATTTTATATCCTACATCACGACCATATACAATGTTGGTAATGTTAGGTAGTCTTAGTACTAATGCACCATCCATAAATTCATCCTTGGCAATGTATCCCTTTACTTGATCAAAAGTTAATGGATCTTTTTCGCTTGTATTATAGGTATTGCGAACTCCAAGCAAAACTTGCTCTGTTCTCTTCCCTGCCTCTTTATAAAGAGCGTGATGTCCTTCATGCCACGGCTGATATCTGCCCAGCATAAGGGTTGTAGGGGCTGTCCAGTCGTGTAACTGGCAAGCAGCAATGATAAGGTCAGCCTCTTCTTCTATAGTCATGCCAGAAAGGATTCTGATATCGCATGACTCTGGATCTTCCCACATCTTATTTGTATCTTCAAATCTTCCAGACTCAATTCTGTCTACCCAAATCAAAATATCTGGTTTGCCAAATGCTGCACGTGTTAGGTCAGTTGGACATACGAAGTCAACTATTACTGGAGCAATTCCTTGCTTAGCGATAAGCCTTGCCATTTCCCCCATACGCCTTGCTTGTTCAATTCTATCTTCAGGGCTAAAGCCTAGGTCTGAGTTTACTGTTGCACGAACTTCATCAGCATTAAGATGAATAGCGTTAATGCGTTCCTTAAGGGCTTTTGCTAATTCGGTTTTGCCAGAACCAGGTAGTCCAATTATTTGTATAATCATTACTGCTCCATTGTTAGTCGTTGCCAAGTGTTTGCCCAGTCTTCTTTGCTTCTGTGACTGTTAAACTCTTTGGATATTGCACCACCTTCTAGGTATATACCGCCCCAGACGCCCCACTCTTTTCCAGATATCCCAACAGCAAAACACTGCTTGGAAACTGGACATGTAGAACAAAGTTTATCTATTGCTCCTCTTAAATTTTCTTCGTCTTCATATTTTTCAAAAAATATATTTGTGTCGTACTCAAAGCATGAAGCATTATCTTTCCATTTATCTTTATGCATGATTACTCTACAAACTTGTCAGGTAATTCCCATCCATCAGATCCTAATTGAAATCTACGTGTGATGTGCCACTTACCATTTATGTAAGCGCCAAACTTTGATGTTCCGCCTTTTTCAGAAGGATAGGCATGAATAACGTCCCAGCCGTCCCATGAAAGTGATTTGTTGTTTAAGACAACTGTTTCCATTTTTTCTAATTCTTTAATCTTCATGCTGATCTCCCCTTAGTAGTTAAAAATTCCCACATCGACTTTATTAAGTTTTGCTTCGCTAACTAATTTTGACAAACTTTCTTTTTCTTTTGATAAAAAAATAAAGTAGTTAAAATCAGACATGTTTTCTAAAATCCAGTCTGGTGCAACTTTATAAAACTTAATTTTTTTTCCTCTACTCTTCATACTACGTTCTGATAAATTTACAAACTCCATTACCATTGAATTAACTTTTGCTGGTCCTGCTGAGTAAATGTAAAAATACTGGTCATTTTCTTGTAAACCAGAAAGGGCAACCCCAATAGATCGCAAGAAGACATTGTAATCTTCGAAACTATTCGTTCCTTGCACTCCCACTATCATCGTCTAATCCCTCTCGCAATTTATCCATAATAAACAGCATTTTATCTAATTCTACACTATCCATACCTATTGTGTCAACTACCTTTGTCGTTGCTGAGTCCACCCCATTATTATTTATAGATGCCTCGTAAAAAATATTATCTTTAACCCAATATGCCATACCCTCAATTATTATTACTCTAACATTTGTTTTGTTTTTATAAATTGTTGATTGGCACATTTTTTTCTTAATAGTTTTATTTATCATTGTTGGCAAAAGTGGTCGCACTAAATCAAAAATATGACTTTGACTATACCTTACTGTAAGTTTTTGTTTTTTTGTTTCTTCTTTTTTAATAAAAAACATACAAACAATTAAAATAAAGGTAGTAAAAGAGCCAATCAAATATTCCATTTTAACCCCTTAATAATTATACTACCTTTCTTTTTTTAATGCCTTAAGAACTTCTTTTAATGTTATTTTGTTATTTTTTTTAAGTTTTTGCACTTCTTTATTGTCAAATGCTTTTTCTGTCAAACTTACAATTGGGTTGTTGTCAGTAACATCCATGTCAATAAATCCGTATTCCCAAAGTTGCATCATTTCTTGTGAAAAATATAGATTTACCTCATTTTGCAACTCACTTGAAAAATCTTTTAGTTTGTCTGTAAAGGTATAAAGAATTTCCCCAGTCTCCTGATCAATTCCAGAAAACTCTAAACTTCCGTTTAAGATTAACTCCTCAATAAATTTATCTTCTGGCTCCATTTATTTATCCAATATAAAAATTTATTTGCCAGACTTTTTTCTAGCCTTAACAAGTGCATCAAAGTCTTTAACCTTAGTATCTCCTAAGTATCCCCATGCATATCCATCGTTAATCATCATGTCATTTAAGGATACTGTGTCTCCATTAATATATACCCAGCCCAAAATGCGACCATACTTTTCAGATGAGTCCATCTTTTCAGTCTTAATAACAACAGACTTAGCATCCTTTAAAGCCTTCTTTAGGTACTCCTTAGACTCAAGACCAAGAGCCTTTTCTTTAAGATCCTTTGTGCGAGACTCTGGTGTATCAATACCAGCCAATCTTACACGGGATTGAAAAAGAATGTCAAAACCCAAATCAATAAGAACGTCAATGGTATCTCCATCTACTACATTCTCTACTTTTCTTACATAATACTCATACATATTCTGTCCTCTTTTTCTATACGTAGTCTATGTTTAATACAATTCTTAGCAAGTTATCACTTGGTGGGGTTGATGAGTGGAAATAAGATCCATCAAAAACAATACCAGTTCCTGCTTTTGGTGAAACCGTTTCAATTATATCCATACTGCCTTCGTCTGAACCAAACTTTTTATTAAAAAATATAGTATCTCCGTCAGAATCATTTAGATAATAAAGAAAAACATTGTGCTTTATTGGTGTATCAACATGCATAAGGTTGTGATGTCCAGGTTTATTCATTGTTAAAACATTTATTCTGCATCTTAAGATTTTATTGTAAGATATTTTGTGTTTTTTACAAAACTTATCAAAAACCATGGAGTGTTCATTATTGTTTAAATCTCCAATAATCTGAAAGCCACCTTTTGCATTTGGACTATTCATAGCAAGAGGCGTTTCATTAAAAGGAAAAACATTTTGCTCTTTTAGGTAATCTGCTTTAAGTGCTGTTGTAATCCCTTTTAAAAGCCAGTTAATATTATTAGACTTTTCACTATTAAAGATTGTTTTAATAAACAAATCTTGCTCTTCTTTAGACAAAAAATCATTATCTTTTATTAATACTGGACTACCCATTAAGTTTTTTTCTTTCGTCAAGGATTGTTATTGCAAACTTCATCATTTTTTCATATCCTACAGGATTATCCATAACACTATTATAGTGATGACCACAAAACAAAAGATCTCCATTTAAACCAGTTACCTGAACAAGTGCCTCTGCATTGCAGGAATCACATCGATCTAGTGGTGTAAGTGTCCATTGTTCTTTAACGTTATCTTTAGTCATTGTAAACATATTATACCTTCCGATTGTTGCCTATACATAAGTATATCCTAGTATGGCTAGTATGTCAAAGTTAGATATACTTAAGTCTTGATGCTTCTTCAGCAAGGGTAAATGTTATCCTAGATCTTTCATCTACTATTTTATGAAAGTCTTCATATACAACCCCATTGCTATAGTATCTGTAATACTCTCTTCTAAAATGAAAATTACAATAAAAAATACTTTCTGAAATTTTATCCATGTCTTTTATTGCAGTCCAATTTATTTTACCAATAACTAACTTAGTGGGAATAACTTTTACAAAGGCATCAGCAATACATCCCATAGTTTTATTATATGAATTAATTAATGAGCAACTGTGCCCAACGGTTTCTGTAGTTGTTACATTTTGTGCAAATGTTTCTTTTACCTTTTCTGTTTCATCTATTATAAATTCTTGAATATTTTCTCCAGGTTTTAAATATCCATGTTTAATCATATGTACTTCATAGTAGTAATGATAGTCACATAGAAATTTTTTACCGTGTGTTCCCTCTATATAAACAAATGCTGGGGCAGCGCAAGATACCGTGGCATTTTGAGTAACTTTTTGCACTTCTAATATTGATAAAGGCAAGTGCATTTTTGCATCAAATTGTTGACAGATTTGTCCTTTTGGTATGCTTGTTATCATTTTTTCCTATTATCTGTGGAATAAAATCCACTACCGTTAAAAAGTGCTCCTACATTAGAGTATACACGAACTAAAGAAGTATTGCAAGTTTCACACTTATACCCAGGATCTCTATCCTTAATAGATCTTTCCTTGGTATATCTTTGTGCACATGGCATGCAATCGTATTCGTAAACTGCCATGCTTTATTTCTTCTTTGCTTTTACTGTCCAAACTGGAAGGTTAAGTTTATCTCCACGCCACTCATAACCAAGGAGTTTAACAACAAGTTTAATAATTTTAATTCTCATTACTTTACCTTTCTTTCCCATTTTGTTTTTTCTTGTATAATTCCATCTTTGTCTCTGTCTACAGCATTTGGATTAAAGCCTTCGGCAATTTTTTTATTCAGGATATTTTCTTTAATTGTGATAATAGAAATAGACAAAGCCATACCAACGTAAACTAATAATGCTTCTATCATTTTATTTTCTTTCCAAATCTTGCCCACAATCTTTCATGAACAAAGTACCCAAATGCTTCAATAGCAATGTAAAGAATAGCACCAAGACTTGCATATTCCCACTCACCAGTAAAAATATAAATGATTCCAGCAAGAACTACAAGATGAAATGTTTCCCAACTAATTGTTTTAAGTGAAGATTTCTTGGTTGATTCCATTACTTTACCTTGTTTAGCAAAGGAGTGTTTTCTTCTCCAACATATACTGGACGACCCCAACCAACAACACCATTAAGCAACTTCTTCTTATTGTTTTTTACATAACCACGAGTCTTCTCTACGCACATTCCTCCGTTGCGTTGATCTCCCTTTGCAGTTCCTGAAGTATTTCCTTCAATAACTTGAATCGTTCCATCGCCATTGTTCTTTATACAAATACCAACATGAGAAATTCTGTTAACACCATCTTCTGGGAAATCAAAATAAATCCAGTCACCTGGAGTTGGATCATCATTACGTGCATCTGCCCAACGGTTATTCTTTTTAAACCAATCAGATGCTGCGACTGTTGATGCAGACTTTGGATACTTCTTTGGATCTAATCCTGATGTGAATGCACACCAAGAAACAAATGACTGGCACCATGGTTGAAAATTCACTCCAGTCCATTTACCGTACTTTGTTTCATTGTCTTTTGGACCTTCAATGGTTCCAACTTCTTTTTTAGCCACTTCAATAATTGCCTTTAGTGTTCCTTTATCAGCCATTTTATTCCTCCTATAGAATATGTATTAATTATACCAGATTAGCGTGTAATTGTAAAGTTATATGTTTTTTCCCATGCCTGAATGTCTAGTTCATCATTGAGAAGTGGTTGGCCTTTAATATTAAGGCTAGTATTAAGAAGAACTGGCACCCCAGTCTGTAAATAAAATTTATTTAAAGTCCTCCATAGTCCACGATGTTGATATTTATTTACAGTCTGAACTCTTGATGTTCCATCTTTATGCACTACTGATGGTATTTTATCAGGCTGTAAACATTTAACTGTATATTGCATATATGGGGAATCAAAGTCCATATCAAACCATTTGTCTGCACACTCCTCCATAACAACTGGAGCAAATGGCCTAAATAATTCTCTTTGTTTAATTAAATTAACTTTGTCCTTGATTAAAGGATCTCTTGGATCTGCCAAGATACTTCTATTACCCAATGCTCTTGGACCATACTCTGCTCTCCCTGTTGCTACTGCTACGATTCCGTCTTTTAATATACCGTCAACAATTTGCTGAACAGGGTACTCTCCTCCAAGATCATGGCCAAGGTATGGATCTTTCCATTCTAAATGTTTGCCATATAGTGCTGCTGCTGCACCCAAAGAACTTCCAGCATCTCCAGGGTTTGGCATAATCCAAACATCATCAAATATATTCCATAACAAGGTATTTGCAGAAGAGTTTAAAGCACATCCACCCATAAAAACTAGTTCATGTTTACCAGTTATTTTTTTTGCATGAACCATAAAATCAAACAGCCTTAATTCATAAACTTTTTGAACTGCTGCTGCTATGTCAAACTTATCTTGCTCGGTTATTTCTTGTCCCCAGTCAGTGATTCCTTTATGAAAATTATATTTTTGATAACCTATTGAGGGAAAATACTGAAAAACTTTTTGATAATATTTAGTCCAGTCTCCATATGCTGCCATACCCATCATTATATATTCTTCCTGATTTGGCATTAAGCCAACCAATTTAGTGAATGCGGAATAAAATAGTCCGAAACTAAAAGGGTAGTTTATTTTTTCTTTGAGAGTTATTGAAGATCCTTCTCCAACCCAGATAGTGGAAGTGTTATATTCACCCATTGAATCTAATACTACAATAACGGCATCATCAAACTTGCTTGTATAGTACCCCGCTGCTGCGTGAGAGTAGTGATGTTTAAAAGATATTCTTGGAATATTTTCTATATTAAAACGTGGTCTCCATTCTCCTAAACCACCCTTAATAAACAATCTAGAGGCCTTTAGGAGAGGCTTTTCGTAATAGGCAATGTAATCTGGTGTGCCATACTGCAAAGCATCTTTTATTAAACTATCATTGATATACCAGTCATTTTTTTGTTTGCTATACCTTTCAGCATGCCCCGCAAAAATAATTTCGCCATCTTTAATCAATGACACAGAGGCATCATGAGACGTTTCGTTTACTCCAAGAATTATCATTTTGTCCTTAATAAATATATCTTTGGCCTTTGTCATGCTTCTTTATTTTTTTTAAAAGAAAATACATTTTAATTTTTTTAATAATTTTTTTCATGCTTCTCCTGTTGAGTGTATCATATTTTTCATATTGTGGAACCAATGTGGCAAAGAATATCTAAATCCAGAAGTAATTGGATGAACTTCATGTATGTATAAAAAATTTGAAGGGAAAAATATAATGCTTCCTGCTGGTGGTTTAATCTTTATATTAGAGTTAACAAACTCAATTTCTCCGCCTTCATAGTCATCATTTAAATACATGACTGTTGATAATACCCTGCTGCTTACGCCATGATCTTGATGTGCTGGAAGAAATCCATTAACTCCGTACTTTAATAAATGAATGTTGTATTCTCTGTTTTTGATATTTTGTCCAGCAAATGGATACAAAACATTGGTATAGTGATCGGCGCTTCTATCTAATGCTCTATACAATTCTGTTGATATTAACTTTTGGTCGTTGTAATAAAAATCATTTTCTTGAATATCTTCTGGTTTTGGGAAAAACTTTTGCTCACAAAACAACTTATCTCCATGTGACCAATTTTTCCAATGCTCTGCCTGAGTAAAAGATCCATTGTGAGCGTTAATTTTTAGTCTATCATCTATACCATTAACCATCTCTATAATTTTTTGTGGATTATTAATTACATTTTTATAAAGAACCAAACCAAGATCAAAAACTTCATAATCAAATGTTTCTGTATTCACTTTGAATCGCCCTCCACTTCATGTCGTCGTCTTCTGGTGCAAACTCTGGATCACAATGTTCTGGTAGGCTAGTATGCATATACAGTGCTGTATGCCTTTTCCCAGATTTAATTTCAGTTATTCCATGAATGTATTCTGATCCTGCACTTGGAAAAAATACAGCAGAATATTTTTTGGGTTTGTATACAAAATTTTGATTTGGAAAATATATATCTCCACCTTCAAACTCATCATTAAGGTATATTATGGTGCTCCACTCAATAAATGGCTCAGGACCTTGAGCATCTATATGAAGGTCTCCTTTTGTTCCTGGAAGCCAACAAGAACCAAATGCTTTGAATGTGTATATTGGATTAACAAACCCATTAAACTCTTTGTGTTTTTCATTAGAAAGAAAACTATATTTTTTTAATACATCCATAACATTTTTATTATATGGGAAAGCGGTACCACCAAATCTTTCTTTGTAATATTCTGGATAGGGGTTTGTTTCGCTTGGACTTAACTGTTCATCAATCAAAATCCTTGCATCTTCTTCGCTTATAAAGTTATCAACTATACTAATTCTATGCATACGATTTCCCTTTACTAAACATATTTTAATGCCTTTATTCTATTATACTATAGATATAAAACTATATGGTTTTAAGAATCTGCCTTCATCTAAATGCGATAGATTAGTTTCCGCAGTATTGTATTCAACATCATCAACCTGGTATGGCATTTTTGATATAGTTTTTAGATCAACTCCATGAACATTTTTAAACATCTCTGTATCATATGAACGCAAAAATTTTATCAGTTTATTATATCCATTATATATAGAGTATGGTCTATAAACCTTATAGTCAAAAGATCCTGTTGAACAAAATTTGCTTGGCAAAGAATATATTTGATAACTGTTATTTATTAATGTTAAAGATAACAGTAAATCTTGACCAACACCCTTTAGACTAATAAGTTTATTTAAAAAAATAAAACAGTTTCCACCCATAAAAATAAATGACATATCAGCATAGTTTGTCAAAAGAAGTTCAGTAGACGTCTCTACTTCTTTTTTTATAAAATAGCCGTCTATATTTATTTTTACCTTACCAGTACCAGAAATAATCATCTTACCTTTAAGGCTATTTATTAAAAAAACATCCCAGTCTGGCTCTATATATTTTATAGAAGACACTTCCATATAAAAATCAGATTTGTCTAATGAAAGAACTTTTTTTCTATAAACAGAAATGCCAGAATAGTCATTCCAATTTACAAAATTATAAACAACTCCTTCTATGTTTTTAAAAATATACTCACGATTTATATTGCTTTGATCGTAAACATAATAAACTACTTTGTTTGTTCTACTTTCATTATTTTTTAAAAGTAATATTTGGTCATATAAATCTTTTTCTTTGTAAGAATAAATAAAAACCTTTATATACTTTTTCATATTAATGGAATATAGTGTTGTTCTGGAGTAAGGTGATTAAGCATTTTAAGAGGAATTACGTCATAGGCTAAAGTTACACGAGCCCCGTCCCAATCCCAATCACCCATTGCATGTGGGTGACCCATCTCAGAGACAATTAGTCGATTATCTAAATTTTTATTCTCAAAAATCTTTTCTTCCTTATTGTCAATTTTATACCAAGTAGATGAAGGCTCTGCTTTTATACAGTAATAGCCATGAAAAAATGGTGCCCATGGTCCACCGTGATCATGCCAGTTCAACTTTCCAACTTTTCTATCATTAATATTAAACCAACCTTGGACCATATATTGCTGCTCTTCAAAATTAATTCCGTAGTATTCACATGCTTCTTTTACTGTATCTCTAAGAGCAACAAAGATCTTGTAGATTTCAGGACTGTAGAATTGAAAAACGTTATACTCTTTCCATTTTATAGTTGATAAACTTCCAGACTCAAGCCAGTATTCCTGTCCTTCTGAGTGTAATGGCTTAACTCCCTTAAGAGTGGCTTGTTCAATCTCTGTATACTTTGACTTTAAAAATTTTTCTAACTGATCTAGATCATTATCTAAAAATCTTTCAAAAAACTTATGAGGCTTATCATATGTCTTTGGCTTGTTGTATATGTTGTTCATTCTTTCTCCTTTAGTAGTTTTTCTTTTGCCAAGTTGTTTTTTTGTAATGCGCTGTAACGTGAGACCTTCTTTTTTCTTCTCTGATCCTGTGCTCAGAAACAGACTCTAAACTTGTATCAATTTCAAGTTCCCAGTCATCCCTTTTAATCGGAATCATTTGAAAAAGTGGAGTTCCAGCCTCTATTATACCAATAAAATCCCTTTTTAGAAAAAATGGTACAAATACAGGAAGGCCCCATATGTCTGAATCAACTATTGCTGAAGGTACATAGAATGGAAGGTCAAACCTATTCATTGGGTGAGTTATTAAAAGTGAGTATCCTGGAGGTGTTTTATAATACCAAGACATCTTCCATCCAAACTGAACAGGGTAACACTCTTTTGGTATTGGCATATCTACCTTTGGCCTACTATCTAAAATAATAAATTTAGATTGCCAAGATATTTTAGGTTTTCCTAAAGTATTAACCTCTACGGTTAAGTCTTCTGATAGTGGTTGCAAGTATCCAGAAACCATTGCATCCAAAAATGGCGGACAAAGTTTTGTTGATACATCTGATCCATCGCTACCTCTGTCATTTACTGGATGTAAGTATGCAATATTTTTGCTAGATGACTGATTATATCCACCTAAGTCTTTATACCAATCTGGTATAGCATCTTTTGCGGATATTGGACTTTTGTTATAATCTATAAATTCTTTGTTTTCAGAAATAGAAATAAAAGACATCTTATTCTTTATACTCATTTATCAAACTTTCTACTATTTCTTTATCTTTTATTATAATATCAAACTGTGGTGAACCTATTTCTAGTATACCATAATCTATATTTTCATAAGAACTCATATACTCTTTACTATTTATAATAGAGAAGTCAACCCAGGATGGTTCTAAAAATTGATCACTAGTACTAACTTTTTTAAAATTTATTGTTTTATTAAAAATAAAAAATGGGGATCCGTCTATTCCAGAAATATCAAACTCTATATCTTTATCAAAAACCCAAGGAGTATAAAATCTATAAATTGCATTAAAGCATTTGCTTGGAACATCGTATATATTTGGTGATGGATAAAACTGCCTTTGCCACGTTTTATCTAGTGCATATAAACCATTAACTTGTGGTTCAACCCATATTTCAGCGTGTGTTTTTTGTCTTATAATTGCAAAATCTTCTTGCAATATAAGTTCTGGCTTATTTGAAAAATGAAATGCATATCCATTTATTGGCTTAATTAATTTATTATCGTAGTTCCTGTTGCGATATATATATGATTCCGACCACTCAGGAAAAATTGTACGGTTATCTGTACATATATCTTTAAATGTTTTTGTTGATGAGTTAATCCATGATAGTGAACCAACTATATTATTTTTACAAAAACTATTAATATCCATTCATTTCCTTTGCTGGGGTGGCAGGCATCGATCCTGCGACATCCGAATTAACAGTTCGGCACTCTACCATCTGAGTTACACCCCACCATTCTCTTAATTAGAGAGAATTGTTACCATTTTTGAAGATGGTGCTATTGATTTTGAATTTGCTGCAACGGCTGCTGAGGCTGCTGAAGTATGAAATTCAATAGATATGCCTGGAATTAACCCCTTAAGTAGTGCATCTTTATCAGGAGTTACTAAAGTTGCTAAAATGTCAACTTCTCCAGTCTTGTATGTGCTCTTATACATATATGATCCAACAGAAACAACCTCTGATACGCATGCTGGGAAATCAATTGGTTTTGCTGGATTATTTCCTGCTGAAGCATATACCTGAATACCCTTTAGATTAAGAGAGATAACAGAAGACTTTACCTTATCAAAACCTGTTTGCGGTGTGTATGGTGCTGATGCTGGAGGAAAACACTGTCCAGCCAACCTTGGTGTAGTATTGTTTATGTATCTTGAGAATGATACTGCAGATACAGCATTAGAATTGCTATTTACAAAATCTAAAGCATTAATAAATCCATGAAGGTTAACATCAGTAGCAATACCCCTTTTGCTTACTGGCGCTGCCTGAATTAAAACCAATGTTGCAGATGGATTTTGCTGACGAGCAATAAGTGCCATCTGTGTTCCATGATCTTTATTTGATACTGTTTTGTTTACACAACGATCTGACGCAACACAAACAAACTCAACACTTCCAGTAATCTGTGATAGATTAAATGCATCGTCAATAATAACAATTCGCTCACCTACTGCTGCTTGTGATTGAATTGGTACTACAACTGAAAACAATACTGCTAATAGTACTACGATCTTTTTCATTTTATTCCTTTTCATTTTACGATATCATCAATCTGATGACATGACAACATGGGTCGCCACCTTGGCCCCACTCTTCACCTTCTTCTTCACTCATGTACTCATATCCGCCATCATGAGTATTGCAGTATGGTGGTGTTACCCAACCTCTTTCAATACCGTTTTCAAGCCAGATACCAAACTCCTGCTCTTCTGGAGATATGTCTTCGTGCAAATGGTTCATGTATTAATTATAGCCTTAAACACTGACTACGTCAACTGGGCCCATGCAAGATGGGCTAAACTTTATTGCTGAATTTACTGCTCCAACAACTCTTTTACGAGGATCTTTAGATTTTTCTGTAGCATTTAAGTATCCATATGCATATTCAGCGCCAGAGCCCATTGCCAAATAACCTAAATTATATTTAGATAAAGACATATCTACAGAACTGTGTTCATATATCTGTCCTTTAATACAAATAATAAGACCAAGGTCGCCTTCTTTAGTTGTGTCTACCCACCAGTCATTATAAAAATTTCTTAGTTGTTTAATAAATTTAGTTTGCATAAACTTATCTGTATCTTTTATGTCTGGCACATATGGATTAAAGTTATAACGAATGCGCTCACCGTCCAATGCCCCAGCATATCCAATTAAATATGGTCCAAGTTTCCAAACCTTTGGTGCTGTTAAAGAAAGAATTGTGTTGTCATCGGAAGCACCACGATCACCAGCCATATATATTTTATTAGTTAATTCATCACGAACAACAGCAAGCACAGTCATAGGCAAAGCCCTCTCCAGAGATATATACCTAAGTATATCATTCCTAGAAAGGGCTGTCAACTATGGTCAATAATGACTAATTAGCCTTTTTGTCTACTGTTTTAAACGCATCATTGATCTCTGACAATGTGAGTCTTCCATCGTCCAAAAAAGCCCTTGCCAGTCTTTCAATAACGCTTGCTACGCCAAGTAGTCCCGCTAACATTACTGCTTGAATTGTATCAATTCCAACAACTGCTCCAGCGCCTAGTACTGATAGGCCAGATGCTGCAAAAACTGCGACAATACGCATTAATATATTAGAAAGGGCTTTTTGTGGGCTCTCTTTTTTATGATCTACTAACACTTTTTTAGTTGCCATATTTATTCCTCATTTCTATTTCTGATCGGACTTGTAATTATCCAAAGAGCAGTTGTAGCCATAATTCCATAGCCAACAACAGTCTTTGCACTTCCATCCAAAACGACCCAAGCAATAAACATACCAAGAAGGGTCCATGCTTGGTCTACCATATCTTTTAGGATATTCTTTATTATTCTTACCATTTTCTTCCTCCTCGTGAACCTGGTGAATTTGCTCCTGATGAGCCTCCCCCAGAACTTCCTCCGCCTCCAGTGCTGCCTCCTGTGGCTCCTCCTGCAGCAACTGCTGCTGCGTTAATTGCTGCACCTGCTGCTACAACTGTAGCAACAACCATATCTGTTGCTTCTTCTCTTTCTTCATCTGACATATCTGCACCTATATTTCCCAATGCCTGGAGTGCTGCTCCAGGATCTGCAAATGCTGTTGATAATAACTCTGCTGGATTTTCAAGTAATACTAAAGATGCTGCTACCTCTGCAGTAATAACAACTTCGTTACCATTTTCATCTTGTCTTACCTCAACTGGAGTATCTGCAGGCAAATCCTTATATTCAATTCCTGCCTCCTGTATCTGTTCTTTAGTCAAAGATTCTCCCTCTTCAAGTGATTCTATAAGAGCATCTGCAATCAATTCTTTTTCTACATTAGTTAATTTTCCGTCTTCAGATAAAGTATCTGCAAGATTTTGAACTTCTTCTGCAGTTACTTCACCATCACTCGCAAGTTCATTTAAAATATCTTCTGCTTCTTCTGTATTTATTCGCCCATCAGATAATGCGTCATTAACAGATTCTTCTACTGCTTCTTCTGATCCTACTTCTGGCTCTTCTGCAGGTTGCTCTTCTATAATTGGTTCTTCAATTCCTGGTTCTTCAGTAATAGGCTCTTCTACTATAGGCTCTTCTACTATAGGCTCTTCTGTAACTGGCTCTTCTGTAGGCATTTCTTCTATAGGTGGCTCAAATACAGGTGGTTCAGGTAGCGAAGGTTCAATATAAACTGGTGTAGATTCTGCAATCTCTGCTATTTTTGTTGCTAATATTGTGGCTGCTTCTGATAATGTAGTAATATTGTTTTGTGAAACAGTTAGTATTGGAGCAATAACGATATTTGCATTTGCTGTATTTGTTGCAACAACTGCTGTGATTGCTGAATTTAATGTGGCAATTTGTGCATTTGCTGTATCAATTGCTGCCAGTACTGTTGCATTGTCTGGATCAGGGGTAGGAGTAAATGCAGAGCCCTGACTGATTGTTCCAGTAAATCCTGTAGTAGTACTTGTATTATTAATATTTGTTACAACACCATTAGTTGTCTCTCTTACGTTAAACCTTGCGCCATTTGGAATAGGTCCAGTCACGCTTACGTCTGCCTGCCAGGCACCATCTGATGGGTTTACATCTGCGTTAAATCTAACTTGAGTCATTTGTGTATCGGCGGTAGTTAGTGGAAATACTCTAAGATCCCAAGCAATGTCAAGTGTATTAGTAGTTGTTGAATATGTAATCCCAGAACCATTACTCCATGTAGTCCAGTCATATCCTGCTATAGAAATAGAAGGGGCATTAGGAGTAGAGTAATAATTTCCACCTTCATTTACACCAAAGGTAATAGTTGCATTAGATCCAACGTAAACATTATTATATGTTACTCCTCCCATCTGTAAATTAAATGGAAGGTTCATGCGGATACCCGCATCATCTGTATTTGCTAAAACATTTGATGTTGTCCCAACTGTGGCTACTAAAGCATTTACCGCATCTTGAGCGTTATTAATTGCTACATTTGCTTGAGTTAATTGTGTTTGAGCCTCTGTCCGTGCAGGAGTTACTGCTGCTACCGCCGTGGTTGCAGTTGCTATAGTTGCTGTAGTTGACTCTACTAATGTTTGTGCTGATTGAATTAAAGTGGTTGCTGTTTCTATAACCAAAGGCACTTCTGCTACCGCAGTAATTGCTTCAGTGACTGCAGTATTTGCTATTGTTACGGCAGTGTTAGATGTTGTTACTGCTTGGACTGCAGTTTCTATTGTGGCTGTTGCGGTATCTGATGCTGCTTCTGCCTGTGCTACTTCTGTAGCAGCAGTGTCCAAGGCTGTATTGACTGCCTGTTGGGCAGGACTTACAACAACCTGCTCTGCTGGGGGTGGAACATCATTAGCATGTGCATGATCGACTGGAGATATAAGCATCCATAAAGTTAAAAACAAACCGATTAATCCAATTTTTATAAGTAATGATTTAATTAACCTTTCCCCCTTATACAGACAATGTCTGTTAGGATGATTATACCATTTTATTACAAAAAAAAGAGGGCAGAAATTAATCTGCCCCCTAATTTAGAGAAGTTAATTACTTCTTTTTGTATCCTGTAGGACATACAGGTGCAACGGCTGTAACCTTTTTAGTTAACTTACCCTTTACACATGTGATTGTTTTCTTAGGAGCAATCATTAATTGAAGTTGCTCAATTTGCTTTGTGATAGATGCAATAAGTGCTACGATTCCATTAAGAACCTCAGCATTGCTAATTGCGCCATCAGCAATCTTGTAAGATACAGTTTTTGCTGCATCAGTTGCTACATAGGCTGGAAGATCTACGATCATATTGTATGCACCATTGACATTGCCAACAGTAAACTTGTATGTCTTTACTCCTTGAGCAAATGTATCTGCTGATGTTGGAGCAGCAATTGCTGTTAATCCACCACCAGAAATGGCAACGCCACTTCCAACTGTAGAGGTATCTGCAACCTTTGCGCCATTAATATCAGTAGCAGAGATTGTAAGTGTAGCAATTTCTCCTGGAACATAAGAGTTCTTATCGAGAGATGCTGTGTACTTGTTTACGCCTAGACCACATGCTGCAACAAACTCGTTTGAGTAAATTTCAGACAGGTCTGATAATACATGCTTGATTCTTACAATAGAAGAACCAGATGTAGCAGCGCATGTCCAACCACCAGTTTGTACTGCTGTAGCGGATGAAGATCCACCTACAGAAACTGCAGTAACTTGAGAAGTATACTTTGTGGTATCAGCAGTTGGAGTAATTCCAGCCAATTGATTACCAGCAGCATCCTTAACTACAAAGTCATAAGTTCCTGTGCGTGTTCCATTAGATAATGCAATGTCAACACCTGTTACGGAAATTGATGCTGCACGACCTGAGAATGCAATACTTTTAGTTGCAAGAGTTACACCATTAAAAGTAATTGTAATTGTTGTATTTACTGGCTTGTTTTCATTTGCAGTTCCTTGAACTACATATAAAACTCCAGAAGTTCCTGTTTTGGCTGCTGTATTAACCTGTGTGCTTGGAGCAGCATCCCATGCTACTACCGCACCATTAGTTGCAGTTGCTTGAATTACACCGCTAGTTGATAGTTGTGCTGCATAAGCATCCATTGTACGAACGTTTACGTATCCCGTTCCTGCATTAGTAACGCTTGTAGCAGTTGCAACATCTACACTAGATGTTAGTGTTCCCGCTGTTGCTGAATCTTGTACACGAACATAAGAGTCTGCTACAGACAAAACGTTTGTTTTTACAGTTGTTCCAGCATAGATAGTTTTAATATCAATAGTAGAAGTAGTTGATCCAACTTTCTTCTTTTGTGTTACCGTTACGGTACCTGCACCATTAACAGTCAACTTAACATTTGTTGGCAGTGTAACTGCTGTTGATGTTGTTGCTGTAAATGTAAATGTCTTACCTAAATTAGTAAGTGTTGCTCCCGTAGGGTTTGATCCTGCTGCTGTGTAATCAGTAAATGTTGCTGGACCAGAAATTTCTAGCGATAGATTGTCGTCTGCAGTAGCAGCCAAGGTATCGCTTGTTGTTAATGCAACAATTGCGTTAACTCCAGCCTCTGCCTTGGTTGTGTCTGTTAATACGGTTACACCACGTGCACCAGCAGCAAGTGAATCAGATAATACATATCCGTTTGTCACTGCAGCAGAAGCCTGTGGAATTGCAACCAAAAATGTGCTTGATACGGCTGCAGCCATAACTAAAGCGATTTTTTTGAATGAATTCATTTGTTTCCTTTTCTTTATAGTAGATTGAATCTATCCAGATAATCTTTTACATCATCTGGCATAGACTTTAATTGTATCACATTGGTGCTGTTTGAGTCAAGTGGATCCTTTGGTCTATCTCTAAACGTATGAATCTCTATCTCCTCATTTGTATTTTTTGGGGTATGTGATATAGCCCCAAATATTGCTCCACACACAGCATCTGCCAAGTCCTTGGAAGATTTTCTTGGGTGGTCAACTCTATTGTTTTTCATAATTTTTAACTCTGTTAACTCTTCAAACAAAAGTTCAATTGCAGGCATTATTAGTCTTTCTTCATATACTAGCATAGCCATATCTTCATAATGTTTTTTTGCAATAGAAACAGTTTCGGTTCTAATTCCAACTTGTTTTAATTCATTCTGAATATCAAATGACTGCCAACGGTCAAACGAAACCATTCCAATATCAAAACCCTGTCTACGTAAATTCTGAATCCACAATTTTACTTCAGAAAGATTTACTGGGCCTTCAACCTTTGGCTCCCAATATACTACTGCATCTACTACGACTACAGGTGCTACTTGCTGATAATCTTTAATTACCTGAATATTTACCCATTTTTCTACGTGTGCAATTGCAACCGCACATTTGTCATGCTTTTGTGCAAGGTCTGCATGGATATAATATTTTTTGTTTGGATCTGGTTTAAATGTTTCGTCAAATCTTTTATGTGTATCTATTGGATTTCTTAAAGTCATGCATGCTCTTATTTTTTCTACCTGCTTAAAAAATGCATCAGTAGAGTGTGTTGGAACACATGCAAAGCGTTGCATAGCATCACCTAAGTCTGTCATAAATGCAATTTTAAAATCATCGATCTTGCGAGTAGGATTAACTTCCCATGTTGGACGTTTAAGAGCAAATACTCCTGGATACTTGTATGAAATAATTGCATCCTCATCCCACTCAATTTCAAAAGAATTACCTTCCATATCTTCTGGCAAATCTTCATTAATAATAAACTTATGTGTCTTACGTATAACATCTTTTTCTAAAATAACTTTGTCATATTGTGTTGAAATAAAGTCTCCAGGGTAACGAGGAAATGAAAGTAGTGCAACTTTTCCAAGGTCAGGAAAACGAGAATCTACTGAAGCACGAAATGCTTTATAGATATTCTCAGCAGTCTTTCCTTGGTCATTTCCAGTACCAACTTGATTTGCAAAACCAGAAATTTCATCAAGAACTGCAAGGATCAAGTTTAAACCCTCGTGTGATTCTCTTTCTGAGTGACCAGAGTAAACAGTAATAGCATTATCAAACTCAATGCTTTCTGCTTTTGGATTATACTTCCCAGCAAACCATGGAGACTTTTCAATTTTTGTTTTAAAACCTTTAAAAAATACATTCTTGGCCTGTTGTGCGTTAATAGCAACGTTAATAATATCTATAGCATCTCCAGATGGCTTACCAAAATATTTTGCTGGGTCTTTTAAACATAGAAGTTTGTATACAATGTATGCACACGCTACTGTAGATGTGAAGTCTTTACCAGATCCCTTGCCAAGTTGCAGAATAACCTCATTCTTTGTATACTTTTTATAATATCTTGAACCTTCTTCTTGGCCCATTAGATCAATTAAATCTTCTTTTTTATATATTTGACTCATTGCTTCAATGATGTCATATTGAATTTGAGATAGGGGTGGTTGACCTAAAAAATCTTTGCCTTCAACAAAAGTAATTGCATCAACAGGAGTTTCTTTAAAGTTATTGTTTTTAAGTACTTCTAAAAATTCATCATACATCTGAAATTACCGTTATAACTTCGTTTTCTTTTGATATTGTAGAAAGTTTACGCATAATTAAATCACGAACTTCTGGATGTGATGATGCTATATCTCTAAGTATTCCAACAAGAACCTCTTGCCTATTTTCAATCTCTAACATTTCATCTGCAAGTTCTTTGTTTTCTAATAGACCAGCCTTTTGTAACATATCAATACGCTTAGACTCAATATCCATAACAAGTTTGATGGCTGCTGTTTTAGCGCTAAGGTTGTTTGTCATTGATGCTTCATCAATAACCTCATATGATTTTGATATTAGTTTGCTATAGTGAGTGTCTGCTCCAGAAAGCGCTTCTTTTGCACGAGCACGGATAGCAGCACTATTAGATGCAGTAACCTTCCATTCATCAATATACGCAACAACACGTTGTCTTGGAATGTCTAGTTGTTTTGAAATTACTGTTGGGTCGTTTCCTTTTAAATATTCTTCAACAACGTTATTTACCTGATCAAGGTGTTTTACTAAATCTTCTTCAGTTGACATGCTTGCCTTCTAGCCTATTAATTTCATCTTTAATGTAAAATATTGCTTTTTCAAGGTCTTGTATTGTTTTTGATTCATCTTTAAGTCCTGCTCTCCAAAGGTATTTAAAAGCATTCCCAATATTAAAATTACGATGGCGAGTTATTTCTATACATTCAATACCAGAAGGATCTGAAGTATAGTGTAATGGGTTATTAACTTGATCAACAGTTATGTTAAGATTCTCACTCATCATCATTCTCCCAATCAAATACGTCTGGTAAGTCTTTTAATGTAGATAGTGCATAGGTAATTCCAACTGCCCCTACAATTGCTAAGGCTAAAATAATTTTATTTTTATTCATCGTCTAGATTTCCTTAATTTAAATTTTGCAAGGTATACATATATAGTTTCCACTGTACATCCACACTCTTTAGCAATGTCTTCTGGAGTCTTTTTATCTAAAACGTAACGTTTACGAAGCCAAGACTCACTTGTATATAGTTTAGCAGCCATGGCTTTATTTGTCAACCTCTTTTTCATTAATATCATAATTAAATCTATTAGAGTTTTCTATGATCCACTTATCTTGATTTTCAACATCGTATTTTCTTTCATTAATTATCCTATCAATTAAATAGTCTTTTTCAAGAGTAAATGATGGCTCATATACACGAACCCTATTGTTTGGCTGGATGGCAAAATTTCCATCATCTCTTTGTATAACATGACCACATTTGTGATCTGCAGGGCTTTCAGAGTACCCATCGTCTAAAACATTTGTGTCTGGGTTATGCCAATCCAATGTAAATAAGTATGTTCCTTTCTGCATTGTTTTTGTTCTGTCTATATAAGACATTCTAAGGTTTGTTAAATTTTCAAATCTTGTTACGGCAACGTGGTGACTAAAAGAATTCCATAACACTAGATTGTGTAGGTCAACTTCAGGAACTCCTGGCTCTGTACAGAAAGCAGAAATTGGAAGTCTCCACCACAATCCACCATCTGGCATCATAATATGAAACAGTGGGCTTCTAGACTTTAAACTTGAAACACCAAAAATAACACACTCAAAATATTTATCATGGCTGTCTTGATGATTTCTTAAATAATTTCCTCTTACATAACAGTTTATAGGTGGTATGTTTGCATTTAACTCTGGCATTATATATTTATTTTCCAATTCATTGTCTTGGGACCTTGATCAATTAATTCAAACATCTGTTGTTCAAATTGTTTTCTTAGTTGCTCATACAGTTTAGGGTTAACTTCTTTTAGTTTGTCTGTAATAGAATATAACATTTCTCCAGTATTACTGTCAATACTTGATATCTCTAAAGCATTTTGTAAAACTAGATGCTCTATCATTGCTTCTGTTCTAATGTCCATTTTATAAAAACGCCTTCTCCCAGTTATGCATTGCCCAGTGGCCGATTCCACAAGCATCTGCTATATCATTATCCGTAATAGCCTTATCATATTGAACATTAATAAATTTAATAGTTCTTTGCTTTCTTAATTCTCTTTCATATGATTTAAACCAAGAATCTGATTTTCCTGGATTTTGTGATCGAATAAATAATTTTTCATCTTTAGAAATCTTTTTGTTGCCAATGAAGTTTTGCCATGTAATTGGTGCAACCTTTCCTATTGTCTTTGTTCCAGATTGCCCTGCTGCTCCAAGAATAGCACCCTGAACTAGTGCAAGATCTGCAGCAGTCTTAGGACTATTCATAAATACAGTATGCTCAATTACTATTGCTTCAAACCCATCATAATAATCAAGAAATGCCTTTACTTTTTGACCAGCATCCATTACCTTTTGATATGTGTCATTTCCAGAAAAGTTTATCTTTCCAACAGTGCTCAATATTTTTTCTTGAGTGTTAAACAAAGCAAAAGCAAGACTATTGGTACTAGCATCTATAGAACAAATGGTCTTTGGAATAATTTCTAAACCCCACTTATTTTTTACCATTACCTTTTCCTTTTATCTCTTTTAGTGCTTTTTGAACACTGCTTGGATTTACATTACATAAAACACAAAGATTTTCATCATTATATATAGATAACTGAGATCCACATTGTTTGCAAGATCTTTCCTTACCCTTTCTTTTTTGCCGACGAGTGGCAATATATCTTTCTGCAATCTTTTGTTTTGTAGCATCTTCTCTACAAATTGGAGAGCAATATATCTGATAACTTATATCTGAGTTAAACTCAGTGTCACACCAACTACAATGCTTCGTCATTCAAAGGCTCCAAGGAATTAATCTTAATATCCCCTACCTCTGCTGACGCACACGCTTTTTGAATTGGACAGTTTTTACAGATCTTAGAATTTGATCTATAATTTTTTTTAGGTAGAGTCCTATCTACCCAAGCCTTTCTAACTGTCCTCATCCAATCAAACGCTTGGTCTACCCACCTGCGATAGTGATCATTTACTTCTACTGGCAAAATTAATAACTCATGATTATTTTTATTTTCATAAATTAACACAGCCTTTGCCTTTTTTAAAATTTTCATATAGATTAACAATTGAATAAGGTGACCAGTCTTTGGCTTCATGTGTGCCTTACGGTATTCAAAACCTTCGTTCATCACTGTTTTAATTTCACCAAGCAGTGGCTCTCCCTGCCAGTTAAGCATAACGTCTCCATAGCCAAAAATTGGTGGATCAGAGTGTGTAATAGTAAATTCTGAATCAATTAAAAAATCTGGAACATTTCCCATAGCAGATTGAATTCTTTCATGCGATTTAGTTCCTGCTGTCATATTAGCAGCGCCATAGGCATCTGCATTGTCCTCAAATGTCTGACCATCAAAAGCCAGGTACCAGTATCTTGGACATTCTCCATGACCGTAGGCAATTGTAGATGGAGCAAAAGTTTTCTTTTGCGTATGTTTATCAATTCTGTTAATTGTATAACCACTTTTTATCATATCAGTTAACCCAGCCACATCTATTGAATGTACTGGAGGAACTTCTTTTTTAACCATAATCTGCTGTAATAAACTTTTTGTCATTTTTTACTCGTTTCTATTAGTATAAGTATAGCAGATTAGCGTGTAATATATTTTAATGCAGACACTAAATTGTTTAGTGATTCTGCTGCAGTGTAATAAAGGTTCTTTTTCCCACGATCTGACTTGTCTACATTTGCCATCCAGGTTGCTTTAAAAGCCATCTTTGCTGCGATAGCCTGAAGACGCACAATTTCAATATGTGCTACATTTAAAGGAATATCTGGCTTAATAATAATCTTAGCAATAAATGTAAGCGCTGCAGTTAGTTCCTCGTCTTGCATATAGTCTGCAATTTCTGAAAGACCATTTACCATATCAATTGTTGTGTTTTCGTTTTGCATTTTTTATCCCATCTAGTAGTTATTTATGTGCCTCTGATATTTTTTTCAAAGACTCTTCTTTTTTGGTAAAATTTTCTTTATGCTGTAAAAATACTGGATCCAAGTTCCATTTTTTAATTTTTTCTTTTTTTAATTCTAGTGATTTAGTAACAAAGTCTAAATCTTCAAAATCTTTTTTTGTTGAAAAATGCATAGTTAAAATTTCTGTATTGTCTCCTTCTTTAAATAGTACTGGCTCTCTCCAGTGTGCTTGACCTGCACCCCAAAAAATAAGAAGGTCTCCATATTCAAGACTAAAACTTTTATCTTCAATTACTATTGGCCAGTCAATGTTTGTATACAATTGACAGTACATTGTAAGTTTAGAGAAATAATTGTCTAAGTCGTAGCGAACTGGAAATTTTGGATTTGCATTTATATTATGTTTTTTGTTATAACTAAAATAACTGTTACGGTACATAAATACCTCTTCACCAACTATTTTTGAAGCAAAATCTTCAAGTTTTTTTTGTATAGGCTCTGGGTAAATTACTTCTATTTGCATTCGTGCTATAGATAGCAAAACAAGTGGAGAATAAAACTCATCTAAATCTTTAGCCTTTTTTTGATATTTTACTATTGAAAGTAAAGCCTCTACTTCTTCAGCAGTAAGAAAACCTTTTATAATTTGTGGAACTATTTTATTTTTTGGTTCGTATCCTGTATTTATAACTTTTTCAGACAACATTATTTTTATCTAACGACTTTGTTATCTAATTTATTTTCTTTAAAGTATTTAGTTTTCATTTCAACTAGGTGTTTGATTCTTTCTTTTCTTTCTTCTTCATTTCTTGCTTTTAAATTTAATTCATTATAATCTTTTAGATTAGAAAAGTGACAGGTTAACATTTTTACACTATCATCAGTATTAAATTTTTGTTTTTCTCTCCAATGTAACCTTCCAGCACCCCAAAAAATTAACAAATCCATGTATTCTAAAACAAATTTTTCGCTTTCTACAAATATTGGCCAATCAATTGTTTTATCTAATTGATAATCAAAAGTTATTTTTGAATAATAGTTATCAGAGTCATAATGAAATGGAAGTTCTGATGTGTTGTTCTCTCCAAAGTCTGAACCAGAATATTCTAAATAACTGTTATGAGTCATTACAACCTCTTCTCCACAAATACTGGATGCAAGATCTTCAAATTTTTTCTTAATATGTTCTGGATAAACTAATTCTACATGCATTCTTCCAAGATTATTTAAAACAATTTTTTGATAAAATTCATCATCTCCGTTATAAGATTTGGCAGAATTAATTACATTTTCCATTTCTTCTACTTCGGATTTTGATAAAACGCCTTTAATTATTTGTGCATCAAAATTATTTTTTGCAGCAAAAGGTTTTGCATATTTATTTATATAATCATTTTTCATATTAGTTTTTCTCCTTTTTAGTAAACTTAACTAGTAAAACTTTTTCAAAATCTAAATCAGACATCTTAATAAAAGGTCTAGAATGATACTGATTTACGCCATCAAAAAGAACTGCTGAATTGTTTTCTAAAACAAAACTTTTGTCTTCTACAACAACTGGCCAAACAATATTTGTTTCAATACAATAGTCAACAACTATTGCATCAAACCCATCTCCATCTTTATGGGGCAATAACTTGGGAATTCCATACTTATTGCTATATTCTATATATGTTGTGTTTCCAGCATAATAATAATCATCCCAGTTATTATCTATTAAAATTTTTTTAAATTCGTTAAGACATTCATCTGATAATGGTACATTTTGAATAGTAACTCTACCCATTGATTTTCGCCAAATCTTTACTGGATAAGTAATATTTTTATCAAATTCTTCTTCTGTGACTTCTAGGGAATTAAAATAGTGATCAACAGTATCTTTTATTTCTTGTATACTTTTGTCTGATAAAACGTTTTCTACATATATATTATTAAACACTTAAACTCCTTTTATTATACACTATTATACACTATCCTCTATGATTTGTTCTAAAATACTCATTTCAATTATAGCAAGTCTGACCTTAGAATTCCCCTCGCCTATTACTACAACAATTGCTGGGTCGTTGCCATTTTTTATAGCATCAGTTGTTGCCTTAGCCCATACTTCTTTGTTTAAAGTAAAAGACTTTCCAACTTCTTTAAAGTCCACAGTAAAATTTTCCCAAGATGCGTCACCTTTGTGTGTTCCACGTCCTGAGTTCTTGTGCTGTTTAGCACCTATTCTTTTACTTTCACTCTTCTCCGTCAAAATCTCTCCTCTTTCTTTTTCCAAGATAAACCGTTGTTAAATGTTTTTGTTTGCACATCCAGGTAAGAGTTTTAGTTTCAGCGTAACATCTTAATGTTAAAACAACTTCTTTGCATGTATGGCATGGCCACTTTCCTGGATAGACTGTGTAATTAGACACTTAGTCTTGCCTTAATAGATTCTTGTAAATCAAGATCTTCTCTTACACGATTGACAAATGCTTCTTTACCCTGAACCTTTGTACCATCAGGAAGTATATACCAAGCGCCTGTGCGTTCAACAATACCATTTAGTTCTGCGGTAGTAACTAAATCACCGATTGTGTCAAGACCAATGTTGTCACCTCTAAAATAAAAATCATATTCACCAGACTGGAATCCTGGAGAAGTTTTAGAAAACTGTAACTCCCAACGAATAGTTCTTCCAACCTTTTCTTCAATAAGTTTATCCCCTACTTGAATCTTGCCTTTAATTGCTTGATTGTCTGATTCCGAACTAAATAGTTTAACAATGCAAGAGGAATAAAACTTAGTAGCCTGACCACCAGAAGGCTGCTGACTAGTATACATAGCATTAATATTATTACGAGACTGGCTAATAAGCACAAGCAAAGTAGGCTTAACTTTATTATTAGCATAGTTAAGCATTTTCCATGCATTGCTAAAGTCACGAGACTCTGCTCCAATCTGTTTAGTATTTTCTAAAGGCTTCATTTCATCTGTATCTTTTTCAAAATAGATTGCAGGAAGCATTGATGTAATAGAGTCTACCACAATTAAGTCAACTCCTGCATTCATTAAGCCAACACCTACATCAACCATGTCACTAATAGTTCTGGCTTGTGAGTAGATTAGTTTTTCTGGATCTACACCAAGAGTTCTAGCCCAGTCCTCTGAGTATGACATCTCTGAATCAATCCATGCACAAAGTTTTCCTTCTGCTTGTGCTAAAGCAATCATTTGAAGGCACATAGAAGACTTTGCAGAGGACTTTGAGCCCCATATAAGGACTTGTCTACCGTAAGGCAAACCACCTCCTAGGGCACGGTTTAAACCAAAACTAGGTGTAGGTTGATATTCATAATTAACGCCTACTCCGCTACCTAATTTCTTTCTCAACTTGGGATCAAGTTGTGCTAATGCTTCTTCTATACTAACCGACATGTACATCCTCCAATGTGACTGTTCCGTCTTTTGTTTTTCCAAAATCAAACTTGTATGACTTTCCTTCTTCAATATTCATATATGCCTTTGCAAATGATGTAGGAAATACAGTAATGGAGTGAAGGTCTCTCCTTGTATCAGCAAGCGTAAGAGATGCCATCTTCTTTCCTGTCTTTGTAATTCTTGGTTTAAAGGAGACTACAAACATTTCTTCATCTGTATATGGTAGTTGCTTATAACTTAAAAACTTTACAAGTGCATGAGATGATTCTTTTATCTCGTCTGAAGGTATGAAAGACACAATCCTATTATCATTACACAAGACCAAATAAGAACGACCTGTCTCAATAGTCGTATTTTCATCATCAAATATACCGACACTGCCAGTTTTGTCCAAAATTTCAACTCGTGACCATCCTGTTCCTCGCTTAATTGATTTTACCATACCCATAAAAATGTATGATCCCTTTTCTTCAAAGTCAACAATGTCCTGAATAAATGCGTAATAGTGAGAAGGTATTGTAATGTTAAACTCTGGAAGGTTTAAGTACTCATATAGATTCTCTTTAATTTCCTGATCATTTCTAGGATTATCATTAAAGGTTGCAGCACCAGTTACTCTTAGTGCTTGCAGTGCACGACTGTTTACTCCGTTTCCTTTAGTAAATGTAAATTCTTCAAGTTCTTTGTACGAATTGAATGGTCGTGCAGATATGTATCTTTCGCCAATCTTGTCAGATATGAACTTGATAGCACTGAGTCCAAACCTAATACCTTTACCCTCAATTTTAAAATCAATATCCGAATCGTTAATGTGAGGTAACTTAACGCTAATACCCATTCTTTTTGCTTCAATAAGATATTCAGTTCTTGCATCTTTGTCCTTTTCATTTTTTAATACTGAGTACATAAACTCAAGTGGGTAATAATATTTTAGCCATGCAGTCCAATAAGATAGTGTCGAATATGCTACTGCGTGAGACTTGTTAAATGAATAACCTGCGTGAGCCTCAAAGTCATGCCATAAATCACGAGCAGCATTAGGAGTAATAAACTTAGATGCTCCCTCTACAAACTTTTCTTTAAACTGATCAAACTCTTTAGCATCTTTTTTCTTTCCAATAATTTTCCTAACTTTATCTGCTTCTGACATTGACATACCGCCAAGGTGTACGCATGCTTGCATAACTTGTTCCTGGTAAAGAATACAGCCGTAAGTGTCTTCCGTAAATTCTTTTAGGACTTGGTGTGTGTAAGATATGTTTTGACGACCATGCTTACGATCAACATAGTCTTTTCCAATAGTATTCATTGCACCTGGACGAACAAGAGCATTTGATGCTGCAAGTTCATTTAGATTCTTTACACCCATCTTAACAATAAGATTTGTATATGGTGCTGCTTCACACTGAAACACTCCTTTTGTATATCCGTCTGAGAGCATTTGATAAACATTTGTATCATCCATCTTTATCTTAAGAAGATCTATTTTTTTGCCATCTCGTTCTTTAATTATATCAATTGTGTTCTTAAGAACTGATAAAGTTTTAAGACCCAAAGCATCAATCTTAATTAAGCCAATTCTTTCTGCTTCTTCCATATCAACGCCAACCACAGGAATTCTTTCATCCGATCCAGGAGAAGATCTTGTTTCTAATGGTGCATATCTAAAGATTGGTTCTTTACTTGTTACTACACCTGCTGCGTGGATTCCTGTACCACGAATACGACCACGAAGTTGCTCTCCGTATATTTCTACTTCTGGATATTTTTCACGGAACTCTATTGTTGACTTTGAGGTACAGTAGTCGTCCCATGAGTCTACTGTTTTTAAAACCTTATTAACATCTGACAACGGAATATTAAGTACTCTTGAAACATCTCTAACAATTCCTTTACCTGTAAACTCAAGAAAGGTAGCAATAGATGCAACATGTCTGTACTGTCTAACAAGATAATCTTTTACTTCTTCACGACGAGTGTCTTGAATATCTGTATCAATATCTGGAAAGTCGTTGCGGTCTGGATTAATAAAACGAAAAAACAAAAGATTGTGTTTAATGGGATCAATGTCTGTAATCTTTAGTGCATAACAAACAAGTGATCCAGCAGAAGAACCTCTCCCTGGTCCAACCATAATGTCTTCTTTTTTAGCCCAATTAATCATGTTACTCACAACAAGAAAATATGGAGCAAACTTCTTGTCTTTAATAATCTGCAACTCTTCTTCAAGCCTATCAAGATACTCTTGATTATTTGATAAACCTCTTTCTGCAAGACCAGCAAGTGCTAACTCTTTTAACTCTTTATCTGGATTCTTGTATTGCGCTGGTAGTAAATCTAATCCTTCTTGGATTCCATAGTCCCCAATTTTTTCTGCAACCTCTAAAGTGTTTGAATAAATGTCTGGACGATCAATCCCCTGAGCCTCCATTGCAGACTTAATTTCTTCATATGAAAGTAAATGAATGTCAAACTTGTTAAATGTAATTTGTCGGTCTTCTCCATAAAGATAATCAAGTCTTTTCATCATGTCAGGCTTCTTCTTGGATTTTTCAAAAGTGTGTTCTTTATCAATCTTTACATGTGTATTAAGAAGTAATTTAAATTCTTGAATTTCTTTTTGATCTGTATGGCTGTGATGACAGTCTGGTGTTACAACAACTTTTACGTTATACTCATCTGCCAAAGCAATTAATTGTTTGTTTATTTCTGCAGTATTGTGTGGCATTACCTCAACATAATAATCATTATTAAATACACGCTTAAACCATGCAATATAATCTTTTGCTATAGCAAATTCGCTATTCTCAAGTGCCTTAACTAATACGCTGCTTGGGCATGCAGATGTTACGATAATTCCTTCAGAATACTTTTCAAGTATTTCAAAGTCAAATCTTGGCTTTTTAAAGTATCCTTCTGTCCAAGATATTTCACTAATTTTATTTAAATTCTCTAAACCAATTTGATTCTTGGCGAGAAGAACTATATGGTTATAGACTAGATCTAGATCTCCGTCTCTTTCAGACTTATCTCTAGTGTCAAATCTATCTTTACACATATAGCCTTCTACGCCAAGTATAGGCTTAATACCCTTTGCTTTTGCAATACGGTGCAGTTCCCTATGCCCAGATAAAGTACCGTGGTCAGTGATAGCAATTGCTGGCATCCCTAACTCAACTGCACGGTCAACGTATTCTTCTGGAGTAGCAATCCCGTCAAATAACGAGTAATGAGTATGTACGTGTAAGCCTACGTAAGACATCTACTACCAGTCGATATTAGTGCTGGTAACAGATGGAGTGTCAAATCCAAAGTAGAATGCTTCTTGCTCTGGATATGGAACCTCACGAACAACCTTTTCTAGGTTGAAGAATTCAAAACCTTCCCATGCAAATGGTTCTGCATCTGGCTTTGAAGGTAGAAGTGTGTAATTGGTTTCAGTTCCCTGACCATTACGCTTTAACTTCCACTCAAGATTTGAAATGCTACCTGTATCAAGTGCATATTCACGAATGTTATTAAATGCTGATTGTTTAGAAATTCCTTGGGACCAAACAGCAATGTATGGATCTTCAAGTCCGTCATTCATTAGAACGTTGCAATAGAAACGCAAACGTGCTCTCCAACCTGACTTTGGTTCCTTACGTGCCATTTCGCATCCAAAACAACGTCCCTCAGAGTCCTGAGTACATGCTGCCTTGCGCTTGTAATCCTTTGGATTTGTGTGTTCTGAAACTACTACAGAAAGACCACGAGTCTCTGAATAGTTTGCTGAGTCAACGTCTAGTTCTTCAACAAAACGAACCTTTGCTGATTGCCCATCCGCAAGTTTTACCCAGCGAACTTTTTGTCCTGTGCCTTCGTACTTTGGTTTTTCGAGCAGGGCATTGATATCTTTTAGTCCCTTAATTACGCTCATACTTTTTCTCCTTCGTTTTTTATTTTATGTAGATATTCGTCAAACACTATTGATGATTTTATAATCTCATCATTTTTTTGAACTATATCAGTATACATCAAAATTGACTCATTGTCAACTAAAGAATGTAATAGTTTATAATCATATAACTCATTGCCTAAATATACGGCAAGCCATGATGGATAAGAAAACACACTATTTATGCTATTCCCAAAAACATCAGAAAATAAATTATTTTTCATATCTTTCAAAAACTTTTTTAATTTTGGTGGCATAGTGTTTTTTTGAATAAAATTTTCCCAAAAAACAGTATTAGTTTTATTTGTTATGTAATGCAAATATATAAAAGAATGAACTTCTTCATTTATATTACAAAAAATATTATTAAAATCATTTTCTTTCTTTTTTGACCTATTATAGAAAATTTCTATAAAGTTTTTATCAGTAATAGTCTCTAGCATTTGAGATAGTATTGATAAGGAGGTAGCCTCTAGTGGTTCAAAAAAACCAGAAGAAAGTCCAAGAGCAAGACAATTATTTCTTAATGGCGTATAAAAATACCCACTATCAAATTTTATTTTTTTCTTTATATCTACATCATTACCAAATTTATTTTGTATTTCTTTAATAGCATCAGATTCAGAAATAAAAGAAGAGTCGTAGACATATCCACAACCATACCTATCTTGAACTGGAGCCTTCCATGCCCAGCCATAGTCCATTGCTATTGATTCTGTGTATAATTTAATTTTGTCTTCTTTTATCCAAAAGGCTATTGCTGAATCACATGGCAAACTATTTGACAAATCATTCCACTCAGAGTTAAACTTTTTTCCTATCAAAAGCCTATTGGATCCAGTACAATCAATAACAAAATCACAATCAACTTTACTATTTGAAAAAATTAATTCTTTAATATCTCCATTTGTATCAAACACACAATCTTCAAAGTCATCATCAATTATTTTAATATTTCTTTCAATTGCAATAGATCTTAAGAACGACAACATTTTTTGTGCATCAAAATGTAATGAATGATGTGCTTTATTAAATTTATGATTATCAGATAGATATGAAAATGGATTTATTTTATTCAAATTTCCATCTTTTAAAACTGCATATGATGCAGCCTTGGAAAATTCTTTATGCATTTCTACCTTAAAATCTAAATAATTTTTATATTTGTTTTTTGATAGTAAGTTTGTCTTTATAAAATTTTTAATAGATTTTTTAAAATTTATAGGATCATAAATATGAAGCCAGTAATATTTGTTATTGTTTGCCCATCCAGTAAACTTAATTCCATTTTTGACGGTAGCCTCGGCATTCATTAAAGATTTATCAATATCAACATCTATTTTTTTTAATAAATAAAAGAAGTTTGGATTGGTGCCTTCCCCAACACCTATCGCACCAATCCTACTGCTATCAATAATAGTTACTTCAGCGTTTTTGATTGTTTTTTGTAAATAAAGTGCACTGACATACCCAGCGTTTCCCCCACCTACAACAACTATTTTCACAAAATTGCCTCACTAACTATTGTATTTAAAATTTTACTTAGCCATATTTCTTTGATCATATCCAAACTTATTTATCATTTCAACAGATGGCATCCAGGTATGAGAGTTTTCTTCTACTCCATGACCTTCTACAATTCTATTAAACATATTAAATGCTGCACAAACAACGATTGCTTCTTTTAACTGATCTTCAGAAAATCCAGCATTCAGAACTGCTTCAACATGTGTGCTATTTATGCTTGATGGTGAAGTAGTTAAAACTTTTACATAATCTAAAATAGTTTTTAATTTATTTTCTTCATAATTTCCGTCAATGGCATCTTCTAACGCTTTTTCGTCTGCACCAATTGAAATTGCAAAAGCCTTATGTGATCCTGTACAAAACTTACAAGAGTTTAGTGATGATGTGAATGCTGCAATAAACTCTCTATCCTTTGGATCTAAAAACCCAGGCTCTCTTAGTATTTCTTGAGCAAAAGAAAGTAATGGCATAAACTTGTTTGGCTGTTGCATAAATACATCTGCTATAGTTTGTCCGCTTGGAACTGATTGTAGTAACATTTATTTTCCTATCATTAGTTGGATTGAATCTGAAAAGTTTGAATTTAATTTAGTAATTTCGGAATCGTCCATATCACCAATATCTTTATACTTGCTATCCAGATTTATTACAGAAACTCTTGAGCCAAGTTTTTCAATAATCTTTGTCTTCATATTTCCACCTGCTTCATCGTTGTCTGCAATAACTATTATATCATTAAAACATTTTTGAAGCAATTCTATCTGAGTGTTTGAAACATTAGATCCAAGAGTGGCAACTGAGGACAGTCCACACTGATCAAGTCTAATAGCATCAAAGGATGACTCAACCACATATACTCTGCTAGATGACTTAACCCTATTTAGATTAAAGAGTGTTTTTGATTTTGGTAATCCTGGAGTATTCTTAAATTCTTTTCCGTCAACAGATCTTCCAACAAATCCAATTGGCATTCCATCTGGACTGTGAACTGGAACAGTTACCATATCTTGTTTTTCTGAATAACCAAGAGAGAATTTAGACCAAGAAATATTTGTTATTTTTCTGTAATTAAAATAATCTTTTGCCCTGTCTGAAGATAGCAAATTGTTATGAAGCCTTTTTAAAATTAATTCATCAAATAGGGTGAACTCTGGTTTTTGATAAAGAGCCTTATTTATATCTTGCTCTAGGTTTCCTTCTTGCTCTTTGCTTTTGATAAATCTAATTGACTCAAAATATGTTCGTCCAGAAACATGCATTACAAACTCAACAAGACTAGCAACGTGATGGCAAGAAAAACAAAAAAATGTTCCGTTATACTTATCAATTTCACCAGCAGGTGTGCGATTATTATTATGAAATGGACAAAAAATTATGTAGTCAGAATCTATTTCTGATTCAACTGTGATACCTGAGCCTGTGACGACTCTTTTAATTTGTTCTTTAGTGTATAAATTGCTTTGCTTCCGTCTATTCCATTTATCCATTCGCTTTGCTTTCTCCCTGTACGTATCCCATATATTGTTATTTCAAATTCAAAATATTTCTTTTTTTCATTATAGTCTATTGTAAAATCTATGTCAATATCAAGTCTAGGGACATATCCAGATAAACGCATTTCAGACTCAATAAGTCTGGTGTATTCGTTTTTAAGTCGGCCAATTGCTGACTCATCGTAGATTACTCCACTTAAATTGAACCTTTTTATAGGTTTGTGATGATAGTTCGCCATGTAACATATTATACCTACTTATCTTCAAAATCTTTATATCTGTAATATCCCTTGTCAAAATCAACCTGTACAAGAAAGTCTCCCATAAATCCATTACGATTCTTTCTAAAGGCACACTCAATAACATCGCTATTTTGTGCACGACCAAGTGCAATTACCCAGTCAGCATCATATGCAATCTGTCTTGACCAAGAAGTTTGTCCTAGAGTAGGGACGCTTGTTAAATCATTTGCATCATCTGGTGTAGCAGAAGAGATAGCAATAATAGGAACTTCTTCACCAATAGCCATTAGTTTAAGTTCTCTTGAAAGGTTTTTCATTCGTACCGTTTCATTTTCTGATTTTTGATTTGGAGACATTAACTGAAGATAGTCAACAATAACAAAGTCTGGCTTATACTGGTCAATCTTTCCACGAAGAACTGATGGATTAATTTCTCCACCTTGATCATTTGAGATAATGTGAAACTCTGGCTTACCCTGTAGATGTTTAGCATGCCAAGCCTTAAGAGTGTCTAACTCTACATTTCCGTTACTTAATTTTCTGTGGGACCAAAGACCCTCACCCATAATAGTAAATACACGATTACGAACTTCTGTTTCTGACATTTCAAGTGAAATTATAAGAGGCGTCTTACCCTGTTTCCAGGCCTGTACAGCAAAGTAAAGAGCAAGCCAAGACTTTCCAATACCTGGATATGCAAGGAAGACTCCTAACTGTCCTGGCATAATTCCTGAAGGAAGATAGTTGTCAAATCCTGGTAGTCCAGTTTTAATACCAACATGGCCTGCAGCCTGTTGTACTTTAAGATTTTCAAAATAAGCAACTGCAGATTCTAGATCTGTTACATCAATGTCACGAATTGCAGACGTGTTCTTTTTTAATTCTGATGTTTGTGTAATTAGGTTATCTAATGCCTTGTTACCTTCGCCCTGCTGAACATCTCCAGCAGCAGATCTTAAAATATCTTTTAGGCTGTCAGTTAAATATTCTGTTTGCAATTCTTCAAGATGATGTTTTGTTGCTCCAACACCTTCTATTGGTTGGAAGTCTCTAAATTTATCTACAACAAGATTGGTTGGTGGAACAGAACTGTTGTGCTCAAAATAATTTCTTATAAACTCCCAAACATCATTGTGAGTTCTAAGAAGGTTATCGATGTTTGCCTGAAGAAGTACATGCACCTGCTTATCATTTAGGACTGCTGAAATTACTTTTGCTTCTGCATTATTCACTTAGCCACTCCTTTGCCATTCTTCTTCTTTCTGCTCTTTCTTTATTATCCTGATCTTTATCTAATTTTGCTTGTAATATTTTTTCCGCATTGTAAGCAAAGTAACTCCAAGAAGGAGACAAAGAAACGTTAAAGTAATACTCAAGAATATCATAGCACTGTCCTATTCCATATGACTCAATAAGAGCATCTGAAGCCCATTGTTCTACATTTAAATTTAATGATGGCTTTTTTTCATACTTTGCAGTATGATGCTTGCTGTATCTTGAAAGCAAAGCCATTCGGTCTTTGCGTTCGGCCATTATTCGTTAATCTCAGCCTTTGCTTCGTTAATTTTTTCAGTTAGTCTGTTTTCAACAAACTGATAGACACGATCAAATGCTTGGTTTATATTTTCTCCATTTTTACGTGAATCAACAATTCCAAGATCAATTCTTAGTGATTGAAAGTTGCCAAGATTAAGTGTGTATCCCAATGTAACAGATACCTTTGTGTCTTCGTTTTCCATTTCATACCCTTCGTTAAATAGACTCATTCCACACTGGAATAAACCTTCCATCTTCAGTTCTTCTATATGTAAGTATACCGTCTCCCATCCTGCGTGTCAACTCTTGCTGTGATGGTGTAATGTCGTTTGTTATTAAATTATCTTTTCTTGGTCTACCAATATGGTATGAAGCAAGTATATCACGAATCTCTTTTACTTGTGATTCTGAGTAATATGACCTAACTCGAAATCCTCTTGCTCCACCCTTTTGTGATCCAGTTGGAAAAGGAATGACTCCTCGTTTCATTAATGATGGCATATATTTTTTATGACGATTAACTAAATCAGCAGTCTGGCCAACGGTGTATGCTCTTTCTCTTTTATTTTTAAAATCACTAACTAAACAACTTTCAATTCTATCTTGTGTAATGTTATAAACAGACATTATCCCATTGGATCTATTTATATGATAAATTCTAACAAGATCTTTGTTGAGAAACCAAACCTTTTTATTCCCCTGTATTATAGGGGACTCATTGTAGCCTTCGCTCTCAATACTTCCTTTTTTAGTAGCCATTGTCCCTCTGCCGTTGCTGTAGGTGGATGAAAAAATCTTCGTGATCCGCAGTATATGCAATGAATTTCCAAATGATCAATTTTACTGTACTGTCTGTCTATGAACATTTTCCGTGTACATTTTATACATTTTATCATTCTTAATTTGGAATTCCAATTATAATAAGATTAACATCAACAGACATATCTCCAGTTGTTCCGAATCTAACAATTCCCTCAACTTTAGATGTTGTAACGGTTTTTAAAACTACTGAAACATTTTTACCAGCATCTGTGCCACCGATATTAATTGGTGTTGCAGTAGCAATTGGTGCATATTTAAAATCAGTTGGAAAATCATAAGAAAACGCAACTTCTGTTCCAGCATTTCGTGTAGAACTGTTTACAACGCTCACATATCCACCAATAATTCTAGCCTCAGAAGCCTTTACACTTTGTTTTCCAACCCCTGGTGTGTCTACTGTTACATACTTGTATACTGCTGGAGATATTTGTGAAGATAAATCATTTATTGCTGTAGCCAACTGATAGATATAGGAAACATCTAGTGGTTGGCCTCGCTCTGGTAGTGGTAGTTTTGCCATAATATATCTATTATACCATCAAACATTTTCCTGTGTTGACTCAAAAAGGGTTGAGCCTGTATATCTTTGTTTTGGAAATGTTGGTACTTGTACAGCAATCTGTACCTTATTTGCACTAGATTTAATAACTGTAGAATAGGTTGTTGTAAAAACAGTAGAAACAAACTGCCATGGCTCATTATCCCATTTAATATAAACATCAAATTCAGATTTTGTACCAGCCTCTGGAACCCACACTGCGGTAACTACCTCGTTTGTCGAATCTATAGCAATTCTATAATCTATAACAGTTACATCTGGAAGCGCAACGTTATACTTAATTGACCAGTGAGAACTTCTATTTTTATCTTCTGATACAACTCTAAATCTGAACGCATAGTCTTTATTTTCTCCAGATCTCTGTGGCAAAGAAGATTTTGGGATTATTACTTTTTTAATACCGTTATCTGGCAATGCCATTATTGAACATCCAAAGCAAACCTAAACTCAATATAGTTTGTTGTGTTTGCTAATTTAATTATAGGCTGTGCTCCTATATTTTTAATAATAGAATAACCACTCATTCCATACAATGGATTTGCAGTGCTGTTGTTTTCTAATCTAATTGCATCAAGGCATATATAAAAATTATCTGTTACCGACCCACCATCTGTTACAGAAGCAAGAATTTTAACTACGTCAACTTGACTCCATGTAAAACCAGAACTTTTGTACAGTTCCTGTAATTGTTTTGTTGCAACTACATATCTATTTGTACTAAAGTCATGCTGACCTACTCCCGTTCCATTATTTAAGTTTACTTCAAACCTTGCCCATTCTCCAGAATTATGAATGTCTGATGACGCAAACTCAACAATAATTTTTACATTGTCTGGAACAGCGGTAGACTCTCCATTTTTATTAATTACAGTAAATGCCAATTTAATTTCATCAGTTGGAGCATTTCTGTTAAAGTCTAATTCTGCTCCAGTTAAATGAAGGTGTTCAGATCCAGCATTAATAACAAGGCGATTATTAATATCAGTTGATATGTCTGACAAGTCTCCTCTAAGAACAACAATGTTATTAAAGAACCTACATCTTTCATATCTTAGATATCTATTTTGATTTGTAAAAATACGATTGTCAGCATTTGTTTGAAATACAGGACTTGTTGTATTTATAACGTTGTTTTGTAAATCTCCATCTAGTGGTTCGTATATAATTGGAATAGATGTTGCTGTAGTTGTAGTATGATATTCCCAGTTCTCATCTTGAGTAAATGCATAAATTGACTTACTGTCATATGCTCCTGTAGAAGTATTTGATCCCGCAGAAAATATACCAACCTCTGTTATTTCATATCTTTCTTCTGATGGAAGTTCTGCCGTAAAAACAAGTTTTGTTATATTATCTTCAGAGACATAACCACGAGAAATAATTGGAACACGGAACATCTCAAAATTAAGTCTTTCCTTGTTAGAATAGTCACCAAGAACGCCATCTGATGCTAATGGCTTTGCTCCGCAGCCAAGAGCAATATATGAGGCATAGGCTGGAGCCTGTCCTAGTAGGTATTTTGCTAAAATATTTTTTCCAGTATTAGTAATCATTTAATTCACCTCATATATTGTATCATTAAATATATCCCCACCACTAAGTATTTGTACTTCTACCTGTTCATCTTTTTCTAAATTAACTACATTTATTATTAAATTTCCTGTATCTGAGTCAATATATGCTGTTTCATTATTTCCACCAGTTCCAACTGTAGGTATTTTTTTGTCTAGTTGTATTGGAAATTTTTTAAAATAACTCTCTAGGGTATCCTGTAGCGAAATAATGTTTTGCGGATTGTATTGATAGTTTAATAATGTCAGGTTTTTGATTGGTTGATAAATAACATTTTGACCACTGACAATATCTGATCTTGATATATTAATAATTTCTTGCCCACCTATGTCTTCAAAAACAAGATCAGTCATTATTTCTATTGGAAGTGACTCATCTGTTATAACAAAAATATCTTTAGATGCTGCAAGAACACCGTCTGATGCAGTAGATGCATTAGGTCTTGGCAGATTTGGTGTTGCTTCAACCATTTTATACCTCACTCAGATATATATTCATATCTGGACCTTCTGAGTTTTTTGCATACTCTATATTATATACTACAAACCTACTTGAAACACCAGAAACCTGATCAACTAAGTCATTATCTTGATAGTCAATAGTAACAATATCTCCTAGTTGTAAGGTTGGAGTTGCAAAAATTTTTAAGCCTACAGACCTTCTAGGTTTAATCACTTTATTAACAATCCATTCCATTAAACTATTAGCATCATCCTGTGTCTGAATATAAGGGGTTTCTAATGAAAAATCTTTTTTGCCGTATGTCATTCTACTAACTTTTATATCTTTAAAGTCATTGTCGTACTTAGTTGGAGATTTAATTAAATTTGAACCTGAAATATCTGGATTTGAAAAATCACTATTTTTACTAAAATATTCATCCATAGTTAACTCGTGCTGGGATTCTTGTGTAAATGTCACACCCTGAATTCTTAAATAATTTCCAGTTGTTTCGTCAAGGCTAATGGCAGTATCTGTTGAATTAAAAATTAAAAACTCTGCTCCGTATGAACCTGCTCTAAATCCAGAAACAACATATCCCTTTATTTTATTAAATGTTGGTGAAAGTTTTGCATAAAGAGCAGGATATGCTTTATCATATCTGATATTAAAGTATGCTGCTTCTCTCATAATACAACCAAACTCTTCAAAGTACATATTATACTCTGGTGGTTGTGATGCGCTTATTCCTGATAGATAGGTTGACTGAACTATTCCACTCATGGCGTACTTTCTAAATGATTCATTTACATCAATTTCTTGGTCGCTAACTGCTGACATTACTGGGGTATCTAGTGCAAAAGTTGTGTTTTGACTATAGTTATTAGTTAGTGCATAAAGGTTTTCAAACATACATCTTGCAGATCCACGAACAAACATAGCCATATTATTATAGATTGGAAGTGGAGATGTATCATCTACTGTAGACACTAACCTGTTGTTTATGTATAGATAAAATCGTCTTATGTTTCCAAGGTCTTGATATTCTACTGCTAGATCATATACTGTTGGATTTTCTTCTCCAACCATCCTTGACTGCCCCGTAAATTTTCCGTCATCAACAATAATATTTGTTAGTCCGCCCCACAACTTTACTGGAATAGCGTTTGATGTAACCGAATCTCTCATCACTTTGTAAAAAATTACATTGTCTAGATTTTCTGCAGAATTACTATAACTATTAACATTGTTTTCAGTTAGTGCTAATATTTCAAAATAGTAGCCAACGTTAGTTGATGGGTTTAACATTACTGCTAGACCGCCAGAACCTGCGCTAATATTAATATTTTGTTCTGGTGAATTACCAGTTACAACAAAGTATGTATCGCTGCCTATTGGAGTTTGGCCACGATTTTCATTATTTTCAATTTTACCAATAATTCTCATTCGTGTTCCAAAATGTTTAAACTTATTTGTTAGTGGCTTGTGCACATAAGAAACAAAGTCAACACCACTCTGTGTTGTTGTAAAAGATGGACCATTTAATATAAAAGCAGAAGACTGAATAGTTCCACTCTGTGTTGTTTTTAATTTATTAAGATCTGTCTCTGTTCCATAATATTGTGAAAGAAAGTTTTTGATAATTCCAGTTCTAACAGATTGTTGTGCTAATGAGTTTGAAACGCCTGCTGCCTGTGTGTCTAAGGTAAATTCTTTTATTTTAGCATCAATAGATGACTGATCTGCAAGACTAAACAATAGTTCTGATTTCATAGTGCAACCACGAACAGAATCGTTTGATGTCCAATAAGGATCTAACCCAGCATTGTGCGATACAACTTGTGTTCCAAACTGACCCCTACCATGTTTTGCGACTGGGCCATTTTTAAGTTTTGTAATACCATTAATATTTTGATAATTTGGAACAGAATAAATTCTTACTAGGCCAGTTGGATATATTTTACCATTATGAGTTAATTTAGAAAAATAATTTTGATATTCAAGTACGTTGTTAATCCAAACATTGCCATATCCAGTTATGCTATATTCTACTGCATCAAACTTAATAACTTCTCCATTTGAATAAAAGTATCCATTATATCTAGATAGCCAGTAAATTCCTTCTCCAAGATCCATCACGTTGTTAAGCAAAGTATTGTTTGCAACATATGGGACAGTGGTAGACAAATTTGAATTAAGAGGAATTGCTGCAAGAGTATAACTGGACTGATTGTTTGATTGATTATTAACCGATTTTGCATTTTGATCACCAGTTACCTCCCATAAAAGTACTGGCTTATAAATCCATGTTTTTTCTTGGTCTATAAGGCTTGCCTGTTTAAGCGATCCGTATGTTTTTTGTATGTACCTAGTCTTATAATTAATGCTACCGTCATTAAAAATATCATTATTTTGAGAAGAAACAGATATTATGTTTGCCAGTTTATTTTTACTTGCTTTGTTTTGTAACACTCCATCTTTGATAAAATCTTTAGATCCGTATAACTCAAAATCTGTAAGTCTTTCGTCTACAGTTGGAAGAATATAGTTTTTGCTCATCATAACAAAATTATTGTATTCATCAAAAAACATTGCTGTTTGAGTTGATACAGCAAGTTCATTTAAAACTTCTGCGACTGTTGTATCTGGAGATATGAAAAAGTATGGAATTATTGGATCAGGCTCTCCTGGTGTTCTCTTAAAAATGTAGTTAGAAAAACCAATAGAATCAAGAATCATAGCAACTGCATAACTAAGAGATGCACTGGTTGCAAGAGTTTGTGGAGCAGTTATTGATTCAAAATAAAAAAACATATCTCTCAATTTTAAAGATACCTGTCTATTTTCATTATCAACTTCAGGGAAACCTTCTGTGTACATTGTTTTAATTGGTACAAAATAGTCATTACCATTTACATTAATAATAATTTCATAAAATTTAATTTGAATATTTTTACTTATATAGTTTTTTACTATGCTTGAATTATTATTAATATTAAATGCTTGATCATAATCAAACAAATTTAGCGTACCGTTTGATGCAAGTAATTGACCAACTGGAAGACCTGACAAGCCAAGATCAGATGCAGTCTTTGTAATTGAAAAGTCAACAGTTTTATCTGAAAGATCTACAACTAGTCTTGGAGATAACTCAATTAAGTCAAAAGTTGAGTCTGATTTTGTCATTGTTTCTACAACAACTCGAAGCCCTTCAATGTATTCAAATTCTCTGTAAACATTTTTACCATCAGTAGGACTTGAGTATATTATTGGTGATGTTAAATCTGTAACAAAATTTGTAAGTCTATCTACTGATTCATCTGCAACATCCCAACCATAAGTTGGTATAAAGGTTTCATATCTATTTTCAAACCATATATGATAAACACCAAGATCTAAGTCATTTTCCTTAATTAAATATGCATAACCATTAATGCTTTTTTCTGGAAGAAAGTTAGTAGATGAATACTCTTCTGATTTTATAAAAACATCTCTATATCTGTTTGGAACTATCAATCCATAAGATAACTCTAAGTAGCCATCTTCTGAAATTAATGGTGTTCCATCTCTTCTTGTTGATGATGCATTGAATGATTTTATGTCTATCCAATTGTTATCTTTTAATGATTGGATCTTCCACCTAACAGGAGTTCTTTTGTTAAAGTCCCCATAAAATGGATCTAAAAAAGATCCGCTTGACTTTGAGAATGGACCAAGGTCAACAGACCCAATATGTGTTTGCATTTTTACAATTACACGATTTGTAGGAACTTTGTTTTCATAAACAACAAAAGGGGCTGCATCTGAAATATAATGCTGACCGTTTATTACTTTGTTTGATATTCCATACTCAATGCCCTCTTCTGTTCTATAAGATGTCCAATATTTAAAGTAGTCATCTTTATCTGGCATGTAATATCTTGGTCTATCTGCCATGTTAGTATTGGTATGATGTATGTATGAGTTTCTTAAATATTTAGCCTTATTAATACCAGATCTGGGTCTAAACTTAGAAAAACAACTTTCTAAGGAATAAAAAAGTTTTACCTTGTCTTTTTTTGGAGTTAAAGTAATTGGTTGATTTAAATCATCAACACCCCCGTCTAAACTAATGTCAGCATCTGTTGCACCATAATAAAACTTAACAGCAGAAAACTCATTTTCGTTTATATCAAAACTATTAATTAAACTGTTATAAATAGATGTTGGTTCTGCTGGCCTATATCTATAGTTGCCAATCTTTTTAATATTATTGGGAATATTCATATTCCACTCAGCAATGACTGCTGATTGTGTTCTAATTACTGAAGAAGTTTCCAGGTGATTTTTTAATTCATCATTCTGAAACATACTACGCTTCTTCCAGTGTTACTGAGACATTCCAAAAATCATAGTTTGATTTTCCACGCTTAACAACAGTATATTGAAATGAAGAGAAGAACATTTCAATTACTTGATTGTATTGTGACAAATGACCGTATGCTGCATCATTCTTTCCAAAATTAGAATACTTATCATATGCAAGATAAACCCAGAATGAACCTTTATGGTTTTCATACCAGTCAAGCATTTCGACTCCGCCTGCGCCTCCGTCAGAAGTATACTGACTATCTGCGCCTGTAGGTTTTCCATAAGAGTCATTGTAATTAGATAAACCATTTGATGAATTAAAGTCTGGTGATAAAGCATATGCTCGTGATGGCAACATGTTCCAAGATGTAGAAATTGTTAGTTTATCAGCAATATGATAAGACCTCATCCTTCCATTAATCATTCTTTCACGTTTTTCAATTCTATCTTGGTCTATGGCTATTTCTGATCTATTATCATCAGATAATATTAAAAATTGGTTTAATGATTCATTATCTACTTGTGTTCCTATCTCTGCACCTATTTCATAGCCATTTGGTACATAAACACCATTAACCAATGTGCCAGAGTTTTCTGACCAGAGCATTGCTTGTGGTCTTCCATATTTCTTTCTACCCGCCATATATGGAACAGCATTAGGATTTGTGGCCATTAAAATCTATTCCCCTTTAATCTCATATTGTCTACCTGCTTAATCTTAGCCATTACTGTGTTTGCAATATCACTTGCATTAGCGTCTGATTTAACATTTACTACTAACTCATAATTATACACTGAAGATGATTTGTCTGATCCAGAATTAATTGCTTTCATTCTGTCTACTCCGTAAGAGTCTACAGCATACTTGCTCATAACAAATTCTCCTGGAGTTAACATTGCTGGAACAGTATCCGTTCCTCTTGCAAATCCTCCTGCTGTAAAGTAATTAGGAACAATACCACCTTTTGCTCTATATAATGCAGAAGATGGTATTTTTATAACTTGTCCTGGTCTAATTAAATTTGGATTTGAAATTTGTGGATTAGCCTTAATAACATCTGCAAGTTTTACTCCCGCAGTTGCTGCAATTCCGCTTAGGGTATTACCAGATTTAACCGTTACACTTGAACTTGCTTGTCCAAATGGTGTGCCAGTTGTTTTTGCAGACCCTGCAGCCCCAGTAGCCGCTGTACCTGCTTGTGGTGGTGTATCTGTTTTAGTAACTGGTGCTGTAATACTCTGTTGCTGTGCTGTAACACTTGCTGGAACTCCTGCAGCATACGCTTGAATCTTTGATAAAATTGACGTCCACATCTTATCAATTGCTGCTGCAGATGCTAAGAGCCCACCAAATGCTGTATCTAAATTCTTTGATGCAAGTGCAGATGCATCAATCTTTGCAAATGTTAAATCCCATTCTCCACGAGTTTGTCCCATTACTTTTAATGAGGAAACTTGTTTATCTATTTGAGTTTGTAAAACAGTGTTTTGATATGTTAGTGCATCTATGTTTGTTTGAATTGGACGAATCTTGGTATTTTCAATATTATAAATTTCATCTTCTTTTGTTTTAATTTTAGCAAGTTCTACATTTTGAAGTTGTTGCAAGTTATAAATTTCATCTTGCTTCTTTTGAATGTCTGCAATTATTTTAAGCCTTGCTGGATCATTTTCCATTGCATAAAGTTTTTGAGCATTTTGATATTGTTTTTCTTGAATTTGAATTTGTGTCAAACCAGACTGTGGCCCCTTTAGATTTCCTAAAGCATTTTGCCTTGCTTGTTCAATAACATCAATTTGCGATGTAGCATATTGATCAGCATTTGCCTGTCTCATTTCCTGTGCAGCCTTTGCTGCTGCAGCAATATCACCTTGAGTTAGTGCATCAGCAAGACCAAGTTGTCTACCTTGTTGAGCAATTATTTGATCATTAATTGCCTTTACCTCATTGAGGTTTTTTACTTGTTCGTCATAAGATTTATTAACAGCATCTGCTTGATGAGAAATAACAGCAAGATCATTTCCATAAATTATATTTTCATCCTGAATTGTTTTTATTGCCCGATTTCCAAATATTGGACTTGTGTCAAGTTGTCTATCTAATGATTCTATTTCAGTTTGAAGGGCCCCTATTGGTCTTGTATATGCGATTTCAATGTTTCTTTGGGCATCAGATATTGACTGATTAATACCATCAATTTGTTTTTGGAATGGAAGTAGTTCTGTCTGGTAATCTGCAATCTTTTGATTATTTGCGTCTAATTGTTGTCCAAGTGGGCCAGTTGTAATTAGTGCTTCTTGTACAGAAAACATTTCATTTACTAGTTGTCTGCCTTCTTCTGCTGCCCCTGCAAAATCTCCCATTGCAAGTTTTACACGAATATCAATTGATTTCTTTTCTGCTATTGAATCAATGTAATCTTTTATATCTCCTGCTTCAATTTTTCCATCTTTAAGATCTTTAATTAATTCCTTTGCAATATCAGGATCTGACAAGGCCTCATTAATTTGATCAGCACTGTATCCCGCTTCCTTCATAGATTTTGCTAGTCCTGGAGCATTTTTTGAAATAGCAAAATCTGAGTTTGATTGCCTTGCTTTTGTTAGTGCGTTAAGTCTTGATGTTTCGTCAGATGCTGCCTGAATATCTGCAATAAATTTTTTCATTTCTTCAGAACCATTTTTGCCAAGTGCACCTGATGCAATACCTGCTGCTACTGCAGAATCTTCTACAGTTTTTAGTGCATCGGATGTGCTCATTCCAGAAGCAATAAGAATTTTAAATGCTTCATCTTGATTTTTTGTTGTTTCTAAAACTTCTTTTTGTGCAACATTGAATTCTCCAATTACTGCTTCACGGTATGTTTGCATAACAGCCTGGCCTTCTTTTGTTAATCCAGTAATGTTTGCTTTTGTTTTTGGTTTATTATTTTCATAAGTAAACATATTTTTGCCCTTTGGCAATGATGCAAACTTATTAAAATCATCTGCATTCATTCCAGAAATCATATCTCTAAATTCTTTTGGAACACCAAGTTTAACCATTTTTTGTTGTAAGCCATCAAATAAAGAAAACATTTTTGAAGCATCTTTTTGGGCTTGTTTTCCGCTAAATGCTGCAATCATAGATTTTAGTGGGGCTGTTGCATCGAAGGCTGCATTACGAACATTTTTAATTCTCATTGCAAGTGAGTCTAGGAAGGCTAATGGATCAGTCTTTTTTGAACCATCAGAAGGAGTATCTTGAGATTTACCAACTTTTGCAGATTCAATATCTTGCTTTGTTGCCTGCATAGTTTCTTCGGCTGCAATTCTTCCTTTTTCAGCATTAATTTGTGCTTGTGTAATTTTTCTTGCTCTTGGGTTTCTGGCCTTTATGCTTGCAAGTGCCGACTCATCATCAATCGTTTTGTAAAGAGTTATGTATTCTTGTATAACTGTCTTTTTAGTTTCATCTGGCAGATTTCCCCATTTATCCCAAACTGCAAGAAGTGCTGTCATATCTTGTGTTGATGAGTTTCCATCTGTATTTATAAGAGCAATTGCTTCTTTTGTAATTGGATTTGGCATACCTTCGACTTCTTCAAGTTTTGTCTGCAATGCTTGCAGTTGTGCCATAGCGTCTTTTTGTTCAAAGAATGCCTCAATATTAATTTCTTTACCAGCCATCTTTTGCATAAGAGCAATTGTTGACATTAACTTGTCTGCTTCTTTTGGATTTGTTGAAGAAATTTTTGTAAGTATTGCTTTTACAACTTTTTTATTTTTTATTCCACCAAGCGAGTTTACCAGTTCAGAAACTTTTCCTGGATCCTGTAATTTTGCTGTTATGTTAATAAATTTATTTAGTTCTGCTTCATCTCCAGAAAACATATCTAATAATGTGGTTGCTGTTGCAGGAGGCATTTGTCCAGATGCAACTATTGTATTTATCTTAACCTCTAGTTCTTTGCTCTTTAGATCTGCAGTGGACTTCAGTAATGGATCAACAAACGCTTCTTGGGCTGTACCCTTATATTTTGTTCTTACCTGATCTTTAAGAGAATCAAAGAATGCATTTTCTACATTACTTTTTTCTTGTGCAATCCTAAATGCAGCAATTTGATCTTTAAGTATTTCACTGTTTGCTTTTCTTAAAGTCTGAACGCTTACTTCTCTTTTATTTTCTAAAGCAACAATCTGATCATCTATTAATTTTCTTTTTGCAGCGTCTGTAGTTGCCGCTTTTTGAGTTTCAAGTATCTTTAGTTCTTTATCATATTGAACATTTAGTGAATCAATTTGTGCTTGATTAAATTCTAGGTTTTGTGCACCGTATGCAGCCACCTGTCCTGCCATCTTTTTTGCATTATCATTTGCAGTAAAATCTGTAAACTCATCAGTTGGATTTGCCATTTCTTTTTTAAACATAGATCCAATTTGTTTAGAAAGACCTCTTTGCTCTTCAACTAGTCTTACTCTTATTTCTAATGGATTTTTTAGTAAGTCTTCTCCAGATGGACCTATAAGATCTAACAACTGACCACTTATTTGAGAAGTAAGTGTTTGATTGTTTAAGTTAATTCCAATTTGTTTTGCAACACTATGCGCTTGTTCTGCTGTCATTATTCCATCTGAAACGTAAGCAGAAAGTTGTAGTGCCATTTGTTTGGCAGCAATATCTGTTCCAGATTTCATGCTTTCTGTAAATCCAGACATTACACCTTTTCCAGTTTCGCTTTCTAAGAATGTAGAACCAAACTGTTGCTTTCCTCTTTCAAACCCAGTTGTGTATCTGTCTGATACTGAGGTTGAACGTCTACGTGCATATATTTCTGAAGCACCAACCTTACCAGTAAGTTCTCCAATAGACTTCATTCTTTCACTTGTTCCCGAAGTTGAATCAACTAATTTTGATTGTGCTTCTGCTGCTTTTTTGGCAGATTTGTCAAGCATCCAGAAAGATCCAACCAAAGCCACTACAGCCGTTCCTGCAGCAATATATGGGTTTGTTAGCATTGGAGCCATACCAGCCAGTGCAGAGGCCCCAAATAGGCCACCAGTGACCTTAGAGTCTGCTCCCATCATCATTGCACCCATTGCAACACCACCAAGGGCTGCAGATGTTCCTCCAGAGTATCTTCCAACCTTTTCTTGACGAGCCATTCGTCTTTGTGCTCGTTCTTGCTTTGCTATAGCCCTAGAATTTACAACTCTTTCAGAATCAATTTTTGCCTGCTCACGCATTGTTTGTTTTTGTATTAGAGCGTTTGCTTTTTCTGTTTCTGCAACTACAAGCCTTCTTCTGTATTGAGATAGCGCTTGCTCTATCTCTCTTGCTGACAAGTTGTTTCTTAGTTTTAATAAACGTGCCTGCTCTTGCATAGCATTTGTAATTCTTCCTTGTGCATTCTTGCTTAGTGGAGACTCAGTTCCAAGTCCCTGGAATCTTGGGTCACCAAGATCACGCCTTGCAGCAAAGGCTGTTGCCTGAGATCTTGTTGCTGTTGGCTGCCCACCAGTTTTATTAGTGTCTGGAGTTCTTGTTTCTGTTCCTTTGCCAGTTACTCTACCAGTTGCAACAGCAGAAGTGTTTTGTCCAGTGTAAGGGATAAATCTACCAGTCTTTGAATCAAAGTAATACTCAGACTTTCTAACTGTTTCGAGTCCGCCTCTTACTGGTCTACCTTGATTATCAAGAACAGATGTATTCATAAACATCTTATTTTCATTCATCTTTTTAAACCAATTAGAATCTGAAATTCTATCAGACATTATGTTATCTGTAAGTCTTGCATTGATATATGCACTAGGGGACTTGCTTAAAAACGACAAGCCTTTTGCTTTAGATGGATTGACTGTTATTAAATCTCTTGCTTTTATTTCAAGTTCTGCAAGAGCCTTTACATGTTTTTGATTTTGTGGATCAAATGGATGATTTCCCTGTTTAATAATTGATTGAATTGCAGACTGGAGATTTTTGTTTTGTGTAGCATCAATTGCAAGCGGGTTTCCACTTTTATTATTCCATTCTAATATTTTTTCAAATCTAGATTTATTTCCTGGGTCATTTGTTTTAACAAATTCATTTACAACTCTGTAATCTGGACCTATTTGACCAAGAGAATATTTTTCATTTTTTGATGCTGGTCTTGATTTTCCTGATTGTGCATCTTCTAAACTATCATATACTTTTACTGCTTGAGCATGGGACGCATCAAGTTTAAACATTTTATCAACCGATTCCATTGCAGTTTTTCTTGTTAATGGAGAGTTAGACTTTAAATCTTTTGCTAATTGTGTGTCATTTCCTGATCCGTCTTTCATGTTAGCAAGGAAATCTGTATACTTTCTAATTGTTTTATCTGACTTAATGCCAGCAGGGTTTGATGCTGCTACTTTTATTTCATCCCAAACTTTTTTAGCCTTTGGGTTATTAGCAGCAATATCTCCAGCACGTTTTGACTGACCACCAGATGTAACGTTATTTAAAAATTTACTAATATTAAATAGGTTTGATCTTGCATATTTACCAGTTTGTGGATCAGGTGCAATTCCAAATCTGTAATTAAATCTTTCTTGCATTCGCTCAAGGTTGACTCCATTTGTTCCACCCATGTTTGTCCAGAATGTTTTGCTGCTTGGATCATAAATCATCTTTTCCATTAAACTTTGTCTAAATGCTGGACCTGCTGACTTCTTCCATCGTCCTTTAAGTTGTGGGGCTAGGTTTGAAGATTTTATTTGATCATCTGCCCAATCAAAGAACTTTTGCATTTCAACTTGTGACTGACTCTTTGCTACTGGAGATAGTTCTGGAATAGAACCTGCCATATATCCAGGAGTCTTTCCAGCCATCATTGCATGTAAGAAATCAATATTTTTTGCGGTTACATCTGCTGGTATAACTGCTTCTCCTGGAGCAAGAAATGCTGCCTGTACATCTCCCGCACCTTTTGGACCAGGTACTTGCAATACTCCTTTTGCATATCTTTTAACTGGTCTACCTTGTCCACCAGGTAATTTTGAAACTGCTGCAGCAGCGCCTGGTGATGCAAATAGTCCAGGAGAAGATGCTGCAAGGGCTCTGGCTTGTGATCCTGCATTTGCATATGAGTTTGCTAATTTTTGAAGTGCAATGCTTTCAACATTAAATACCTGAATAAGTTTTGAATGTGCACCATGTAACGCATTAGATGATGATAAATTTTCAATTTCTTGCTGTGTTAAATAATCAAAGCCACCACCAAGAACTTTATTTTGACCATTTAGTTTTGCCATTCCACCTCTAATTAATGCAAATAACTTAATTAAATTTGCAAGACCGTTTGCAAGCAAACCAAATGTCATCAAGAATATTGGACCAATTCCAGCAACGACTGCTGTAAGAATTGTTACAAACTTTTTAGTTCCATCAGATAAGTTATTAAACTTTTCAAATAGTTTACCAATAAATTCAACAACTGGTGTTAATGCTTGTAAGAATTGTTTTCCTATTGGCATAATAGTTTGTTTAAATTGTTCTACTGCTGCTTGAAACTTAACTCCAACTGAATCTTCAATCTTTCCCATTTCTCGCTCAGAAATAATGGCTAACTCTTCAAGTGAAGCACCAGATAGTTGAAGGGCTCTTGAGGCTTGGCTTCCTTCTTTTACTACGTTTTGAAATAATGTTGATATTCTTGAAAACTGGAACTTACCAAACAATTGCTCAATTGCTCTTGCACGGTTTAATGGGTCTAACTCATCTAGGGCTCTTGCCATTCCTACTACGGTTCCTTTTAGATCTCCAGCATTTCCTTCTACAATACCCTTGATATTTATGCCCATTGCTGCAAGCATTTCAGATGTTTTCTTTGTTGGGTTAATCATAGATGCAAGACCAGACTTTAATGCGTTAGCACCTTCTGATGCATTAATTCCGCCTTCTTTCATAGCAGTCATAAAAAAGGCAAGGTCTTCTACATCTCCACCAAGTTGTCTTACAACTGGTGCTGCTTTAGGAATTGCAATTGTTAAATCTTCAATAGAAAGAACAGTCTGGTTTTCAACTGCGTTAAGGAAATCAATTTTCTTTGCAAGATCTTCTGTTGATAGACCAAATGCATTCTGCAAAGAAATAGTTGTTTCTAGTGCTTGCTGTTGTTCAACTTGACCAAGAACTGCCAACTTGCTTGCTTCTCTTACTTGAGCATTAAGTGCTGCTCCTTGAAAGCCTGCTGCAGCAGCGGTTGCTGCCATTTCCATTGTATCTGTTACGTTAATACCAAACTTTGTATACTCGTTTGCAATTTTTTTAATATTTTCAACTGCTATATCTGTTGTTTCATTATCAGTAAAGGCATCTCCATATACACGTTGGAACTTTACTGTTGCTGCTTCCATTTCTTTAAATGCTCTTGCAGCATATGAAGCAAGCATTCCTAGAGGGATTGTAAGTCCAACCATTAACTGGCGACCAGCCCACTGAGTGTTTTTACCAAAGTTTAAAAGTTGTGTTGATCCTTGTTTAAGCAACTGATTTAGGAATTGCTGTCTTTGTGCAGCATACTGAATCCTTGTTCCAAGTTCGGTAAATTGGCCGTTTGCCATCATTAAAGTTTTTGGCATAATTCTTATTGCATCCGCAAAACCACCATTTGCTTTTTGCAATTGAACGTATTGTGCCTGTAAGGCCTTTACTCTGTCTCTACGTGCACGGTTAATAATTTCTCGTTCTTGAGCAAACATGTTGGTTAGTGATTTTGTGTTTGCCGTGGCAGCAGCAGCCGTGTACCTAAAGTACTGGCCCATGCTTAACTTATTTTTTTCAAGAGCAGACGTAAATGATTGAGTACTTGTTGCTACTTTTGCTTGAGATGCAGCAAACTTTCCAGTTGCATTAACTGACTGGATAAGTTGTGCATTAAGACCTTTTTGTGCATTTGTTGCTGCAAGGTTTCCCTGGGCAAGCGTTTGATGAAACTTGCTTAAACCAGCCTGAAGTGTTCTTAGTTGTGCTAAGGCGTCAGCCGTATTAAAATTTATGCCTATATTAGCATTTACGTCTGACAATTTTCATAACACCTCCCCTAAAAACTACTTGCTGATTGTTGCAATAAGATTATTGTTTGTAGCAACATCGCTTCCTGATGCGGCCTCAATGATCTCGTATACTGTTGGAAGGTCTAGAAGGTCTTCTAGTGATTCCTTATTTTCTGAAAGTTCTGGTTTGTATTGTTTCATTGCGATTTGTACGCAGTCAAGTAATACGTCCATTGACTTGTCGTTATCATCTGCAACAAGTGCTAGATCGCTAAATCGTTTTACAAATGGACGAAGTAGTGAAATCTTTAGTGGTTGAACCTGTAATGTGGTTCCGTCTACTAGTGTAACTGTCTTTCTATTTGCTTTTTCAGCCATTATTCCCCCTGGTTTAGTTAGTTCATTATATCACAAACTAGTCTATTAAACTAGCCAATTTTTTCATAGGTTAGACCCATACCAATTCCAAAACCTTTATTTGCAGCGTTTTGTCCTTGTAATGCAAGTATATCATTAGGATTTTGAGTTGCTCCTTTGCTATATACCCTTGCTTTCATGGCCTCCCACTCATCTTGTTTTCCAGATTGTTTATCTAGATCTACACCTTGCATTGCTGCAAGAAATTTTTTTTCTGCGTAATCTAACTCTCTTTTAACAGATAGAGTTGACGTTATTTCTGGCATAGACATAGATTCTTCTAGTTCTTCATAGTCTTTCCAAATACCAAGCAAAAACGCTTCTGACTCAAGTTTTGCTAAGTCTAGTGTTTCCCAAGTTGATCCACTATCCGTTGCTTGTTTTTTTACTGGCTCTTTAGATTTTTCATTTACCTTAATTCCTGCTGCAATATCTAAAAGGTGATAAATATCTTTTAATGTAAAATTGTCTTCAACTAATTCTTTTGATAATGAAATTTTTGGATAATATTGTTTCATGCATATTCGGGCACACTCAACTAAAGCATCAATTGCTTCATCATCATTTTTTGCTAATTTTACATACTCAAAAGCAACCATAAACTGTCTTAGATATTTTATTTTTAATGGTGTAATAAATAACTCTGTACCATCTATAAGAGTTAAATAATCACTTTGATATACTTCTGTAGCCATTTATATAGTATACCAAACAGAAAGGCCCAACCCCGAAGGATTGAGCCTCTCATATATTAAGTTGTATTACGCTGGTACGTAAGTACGATCTACAATCTTTCCGTATGATGCGTTATCATTTGGAAGAAGGCGGAATGATACTTCGAACATTGTTGCTTCGTCTCTCTTTGCTGCTACTGTAACATTTTCAATTGAAAGTGCACGGTATGCAGTATAGATACGCTCAACAGTAATGGAAGCGTCTCCAGTTCCTGGACCAACTGCTACTAAACCACGCTCAACTGGGACATCTCCGATGTCGCCTGCTGAAAGGTTAAGTGTTGGGTTTGATGCAACTGTTTCTAGATCATCTTCTTTTCCTGCTAATGAAAACAGGAGATTCTCTAGTGTTGCTTCTGCGAATGTAGTATTTAGGTTTACCTGCATGCCTTGCTTAAATAACTTAGCAACGTCAAGTACCTGGTCTACTGCTACCTCGCCGAAATCTGGTTGGAATTGAATTTCCAAACCATTCATTGTATATCCAACATTACGGAAGTCTGCGCTATCTGCAAGGGTATCCTTGTATGAGTCGCCTGTTACGTATGCTGGCATGTCTGCGTCTGCAAGTGCGCCATCTTCATATGTGAAGAGTGCTGCTGCTCCAACGATAATATCGTTTGAACTACCACGTGTATATGCCATATATTTCACCTCTTTTTTCTTTATAGATTAAAGGGCTTGTTTCCTCATCTGTAATTATACAACCCTTTTATACAATACTTGTGTCTTGGTGATACTGAAAATCAATGATTATCTTGTTACCGCCATAGGTACGGGCTGTACCAAAGTCAATAATATCCCTGACCTCTTCAAGTTGATAAACTCTAAATCTGTGAAAAAAGAACTTGCAATCCATCCCGTCAATTGGACCATTTTCTTTTGCCCATTTATTAATTTCTTCGGCTGTCTCATCTTCACGATCCATCAAGCGAAATACTGCTTCTTGAACACGAATCATTTGCTCTGTGACACCCTCTGCTGTTGCGTAAAAATAATAAAGAAGTTGCTCTTGCTTTATGTGTGGAAAAGATGACCTACGCATACGAACAAGTCTATCCCATGTTGCCATAACACCAGCATACGAATATCTTTCATCATTTACTACAATCCATTGTTCGGTTAACTCGTCTATAGATGTTGGCCTAGAAGGAAAAAATGGCATTGGAACTTCTGCTAATTCAATAATTTTTTCCTGAAGATATTTATTAATCCATAAAACTGGAGTATTAAATGTTGATGTTGATTCTGCCATTATGATACAGCCCCTGCATTTGCTACCCAGTCATGACCGATCTTTCTGCCAAGACTTCTTCCACCTCTTTTACTTGCTTTAATATTTTTCTTAAACACTTGTGGTCTCTTAAAGTGATCTTGTAATCCACTTGATCTTAAAAATGATTGCTTGAAATATATTCCAAAAAACTCATCTATAACTTTTTCAAACTGGCCCTTAGTCTGTCCTCCAGGACTATCAACTACGACACCATCTTTAGAATAAAACTCTTCACCATTTATTTCAAACCTAAGTGCATTAGCCTTTTTAGGAAGAATAGTTACAGAAACACCCTTTTCCATTATTGTTGCTTTATCATAAAATGGCACATTAGATCCATCTTTAATAGACGATGACTGCTTTAATGATGTGCTAAATGTTATTCCAAGATTGTTTATTTTATAATCTATGTCAAATAATCTTGCTTTTGGGCTTCCTGACTTACCCCATTCATATATATGATGAAGTAGTTCTGGTGTTACTCTTGCATTTACATCAACATACTGTGAAGCAAGTTCTACAATTTCTGGTCCAAGTCTTTCATAAAGTTTGCGCTTACCTGTTTGAACTCCTTCAAGAAATCCATAAGAATATTTAATAATATTGTCCATGTCTTTAATAAATGCCTTGTCGTCAAATTTTACTCTCATACATCTACCGCCTGATTTTCAGATCTACGTACCACTAAATTGTAATACTCAATGCCACCAAAGGGTCCTACAAATGGTTCTTGTGTTGCAACTTCAAAGATTGTAGATTTTCCTGCTCGTGGTCCTGCTGTTTCTGTATAAATATAATTACAATTTTTATCACGAACGTTTGTTAAAATAATGTTAGTTATTGAATGAGGAGCATCTAAACTTGAAATTCTTATGTCTGTTTTTACTCTACCAATAAGAGTTGTTTTTTGTGTAATATTTACATTTGGCTTTACTTCTTCATTCCCTGCTGTTCCTGCAGCATTAAAATTAGCAGCAATAGTTTTATCTAAAATCCATGTTTTTTTAACATTTCCATATGTGCCTTGCTCAACATTTGGATAATAAATGTCCGCTTGCATTGGAAATATAAAATCTGGCTCTTCGCATATCATTAAATTATCCCTGGCTTTACAATGGTCTTAACATATTTTTCTAGTATTTTATCTACCAAGAAATTGCCAGTACCGTCAAACATTGTTTTGTCAAACTGAATTTTAAATTGATCAGTGTTGTAGGCCGTTACATATCTTTTGTAGTAATCTAACTTTCCACACTTTAAGTCTTCTATTAAAAGTTTTTGTGCATACTCAATGTCTGCTGGAACTGTAATATACCCATAGTCAACAACAAATGTGTAGTCGTATCCTTGAGGAAAGCCAACACCCTCATATCCATAGTATCCAAGATCTCCTCTTCCTATTGGAAGGTTTGGGGCAGTTGATTCGTATCTGTTCATTTGTCCAGCATAAACTTTTTGAATTGCAGTTTTATCTGCTGTAATTACATACTCATATTTATTTGTATCTGGGGTCGATCTGTCATAAACTAGTTCGTTATTCTCATATACTTTAAATACTCTGTAAACTTTTTCCCATAGTGGGAAGTAATCTGAACCATTTCCAGTTCCAACTACTGTTACTTTTTTATTATAAAATCCTTCTGGTACAAATGTGTCAATTATTGATCTTGCAACTAATTCTAATGTTGTGTATTCAGCAATCTCAGATGCAGTTGTTCCTAATGTATTTGGATCTACGTATGGCCTGATTAGTTCATAAAACTCTTCGTAGATTAAAACTTCTGTATTGCTAACAATTTTAAAAAGTTCTACTCTATAATTATTGTCATATCTTCCAGGAAGAGAAATTTCTAAATTATCTCCTGTAGATGAATCTAAAAACTCTATATCTTGTACTGAAAGATCCGCCATATCTGTAACTCTTGCATAGATGTCTACATCGTTATACCCTGATGGTACAACAAAGTTTACTGCAATTGTTTCATATGGCGGAACTCTCAATATTTCCATGAATTACTTCCCGAATTCCTTAGCGACCTCTTCTGGGGTTGCTATGCGAATGTGTGAACGAGTAAGCCATTTTTCTGCTGCATTTTTTTCAACTATATTATAGCCACGGTAAACCTTGCCTACTTCTGACCATGTAACATTTTTTGTTGAGTGAATTGCTACTTTTTCTTTAACTTCAGTAGCCTTTGCACTCTTCTTTTTTGGGGATGCCTTTGGTGCTGTTGTTGCTCCAATAACTCCCTCTTCTACTGCGCCAAGTGCCTGAACTTCTTCAGGTGCCTCATATGCAGGTGCCTCAACTACTGCTTGAACTTCTTCTGCAATTGGAGTTTCTACAATAGGTTCTGCAACTGGCTCTTCAACAACTGGTGTTTCAAAAACTGGTGCTTCATATATTGTTTCTTCTACAATTGGATTTTCATTAATGTTTTCCATAATTCCTCCTTGTTAGTATTATATCATTATAAGTAATAAAGGGGAGTAAGAGCGTTAACTCCTACTCCCCCTAATTTTTACTTTTTACAGATTATGCATCTTCTGCAGCGTCTGCCCATGAGACAGCATCTTGTTCTTCCCATTGAATACCGAAGCGAACAAAGACTGTATATTCTACAGTGTCTTTCTTTGGCTTGTATTCACGGTTAACAGTGATATCTCTTTGGAATCCCCATACACGGTTCTGAGGGAATGTCAAGTCGACATATCCTGCAGGGTAGTATGGAACTTCCTGAACGTCAATTCCTAGAACACGTGTTGTACGTGCTCCACCGAATGTCTGTCCAGCGCCATCAAGGTATGCTTGACGGTTTGCAGCAGTACCTGCTGGACGGTTAGCAAATGCTTCTGCTACTGCGTCTGCAAGTGTACCGTTGTTCTTGATGATTCCTTGGAATGCATCTGTACCTGCGTAGAACTTAAGGTTTGACTTAAGTGCACGGTACTTACGTGGCATTGCAAGAATGATCTTCTGCATTGCGTCTGTTGACCATGTGTTATCTGCAACTGTTACAACTGCTTCATTTGCAAATCCATCAGTCTTAACACGGTTTACGAAACCTTCCATAATTGAAAGGAATGCGTCTGATCCTGTACCTGTTCCGTTGATTGCAAGGTCTTCGATATCATTACCGAAAGCGTTTGTCATCAAGCGAACGATGTGATCTTCTAATTGTGCACCTTCGATGTTATCTTCTAGTGCTTCTGCAGATACTTCCCAGTCAAGACGAATTTTCTTTGTAGTCAATTCAACCTTTGAGAATGATGCACCTGCGTTTGTGTAGTCGCCAACTGCTTGCGCTGCTGCACGAATTACACGCTCTCCAACGTTTACCTTTTCGAGTTCCATTGTATTGGCTCTCATAGTAACACGACGGCCATCTTGGGCGAGAATGGTAGCATCCCACACGTAGTCAATAAAACGACGTGCTTGCTCTGGACGTAGGATACCTGATCCAGCCTCACCTGAAGGATTTACTGCGTTTGGTCCAGATACTGATCCTGCTAGTGCTGTTGGGATATTACCCAATACACCACCATCAGTATAATTACCTGGTACGTTTGAACCTGCATCTGAACCTGAAGCAAATGCTCCTTGTCCTTGATACAAACCTGGTGTGGTTCCGCCTAGGTTACCTGAAGTACCTGGCTGGTTCTTTTCTATAATTTGTTCCGACATATTGTCACCTCCTGTGATTTTTTCTAAATGAATAGATCGGCTGTTTTGAGGAAACTACCGCCCCATAGGGATTTTTCAACCGTTTCAGGCTGATTCTGTACTATCTCGCCGAGATCGCCAGACTTTCGGAAAGCAGTGTCTTGCTCTACAAGTTCCACACGCTTACCAAATTCGTTAAATGTATTTGTTGCTGCTGCAATATCTTTTGCAACTGCCTCAAATGATTGTCTTGCTGTTTCAACATCTACCTTTGAAGACTTAAGCATTTCTACTTCTGCCTGCAAAGAGTTGACCTTTGAAACTAGATCGCTAAAGGCTGATTCTAGGGTATTCTTGATTTCTTCAACTGAATTAACAGTTGTTTCATCTGATTTAGATACCTCTATTGTTTCTTCAACTACATCAACTGCAGGAGTCTCTTCAGACTTTGCAACTTCTTCTGTAGGTGTTTCAACAATGGCATCAACCTCTGGAGCGACCTCTGACTTTGTTACTTCTACTGCTGCTTCTGTTTCGATAACTTCTGCAACTGCTTCTGTGTTTTTTGTCATAGGTTTTTCCTCCTTGTTAATCTTAGAAGTATTAATGCCTTTAGCACTATCAACTAAGAATTTTATCATTGTTACTTTTTCGTTATCTGTTTTTTCAACGAAACCTATATTTGCCATTTGTTCACCAGTGGTTGGACTTACCTCTGATTCATTTTCTGAAACCATTACAATACCTGATTCCTTATCATAAAAAACATTTTCTAAAATTGTTTCATCACCTTTAATAATATTTACTCCATCAACCTTTTCAACAGATACAATGTTTGCAAACTGATTTGCTGGGGAATCTACAAGACTCAACTCAACTAAATCATATTGCTTAATAATTCTAATTTGTTTGTCTAACTTTTCATCATAACCATCGTCCCACTTATTCATTTTTCCACCAATAGAAAAACCAGCAAGGGTTCCATCTAGAACTTTTTCCCAAGTATCTTGGGCACCTTTTGAAACATAAGCAGATACAAATACTCCATTATAAAACTTCTTTGATTCTGGATCAAAATATTTTTCTGCTTTAAAGTTTACCATCTTGCCTACTGCTAATGGCTGATGCATTTCTCTAATGTTGCCACGAAATTTTGCAAACGCTTCCATTGATGCTTCTGCTGTTACAATGTCATCTTGCTTATCAACATTGTCTAAAGATGCAAATCCAGATACGATTCTACGCTCTTTGTCTACCTTACTAAAAGGCATTGACAAACGAAGATTGTCCCCATCTGAATTCCAATGGGCTTTGGATATATTAATCACCATTATATTATATACCCGTTTTTAGTAATATATTACAAATCGGACAATTCGACCATGTCGTCAAATTTTCTACCTTCGCCTTTTGGATTTCTTCCACTTACAGTGGCTACTCCATCGGATTGGTTATTAGTTCTTTCAGTATCTCGTGCTCTATTTGCATTATCATTTGCTGTATCTTGAGGCTTTGGATCAAAAGGCTCATTACCACCTTCTATCTGTGGCAGACCAAGAAGTTCTCTACCCTCATTGGGCATCATAACCTGTGTCTTTACAAGTCTTTCAATAATTTGTGACTGAGCAATTTCATCAGTAAGAGTTAACTCATTAAACTTAAATTCAAGAATATCTGTCTTTTCTTTTATGATCTTATTGATCATTTTTTCAAGATTTCTTTGTGCTGGTCTAGCAACTTGCTCTTTGAATGTACGATCTTGAGAAAGCGCAGCAGCGATTGCAGACGAATCAGATCCACCAATTTTAGAAAGTGGTACCTGGTGTGCAACAAGAATGTCGTCACGATTTTGTTTTCTATATTCTTTAAATGATGCCTCTTGCACACCATTTTCAACTGGATCCATTTTAAACTCTACCTTGTTAGTGTCAGAGTCTCCTGGCAATGGAATATAAAGAGTTCTGTGGTTTTGGCCTTTAAGTCCTGTCTGCAAAAATCTAAACATTTTGTCTTCTGCTTCTGCAGATAACTTGGCGCCCTTAAGAGTTACAACATATCTTGGTGTTGCTTTGTTTTGGAAATAATCAATATTATATTGTGATGCAAGTTGATCTCCATGCAATGACCCAATTGCAGACATTATGTCTGGCACTCCATAAAAAGTATTTAGTGGAGAGTATTCTTTAAAATGAATAATCTCATTTGGTCTTGGATCTGTTCCAAGTGGGTTTGAATTATTTGCTCCAAAATTACGAAAGTAAACAACTTTGTTTGCAATTACTTGAACAAAGCCATCACGAAGTCTGCGTACTCTCATAGTCGTTGATGGAATATGACCAACATAACCAATCTCTCCACGAGTAGTTCTTCCAATTTCAAGGTAACCATTTCCTGTTGATTGAAGGTCAGTAAAAACTTTTTCCATTGTTGTAGTAAAAGAATCTTCATCATTTAAAGATTCAAGCCAATCAGTTATTTCAATTTTTGCTCTTTCAATTCTTTTTCTTGCATTTTCAGAAGTCTTTGGTTCAGATGCTTCCAACTTAAGCATAGTTCTTTTTGAAATTTTAAACTCATAACCAAGACCAACAATGTTTTCAACCTTTGCATCAATTGCAGCATGGTTTGCAAACGAAGTATCATAAAAACTTGCAAGTTCATATAAATTCCATGGTGGAGTAATAACATCAAATAATCCATACGCATTTCTGTAAACAGTTCCTGAATTAATTTCTTTAGATCTTGCTCCGTTTATTCCAACGCTTTCTGCTCTTGAACTATTAAGATATGTTTGTGATGCTTCTGCTTTTACTAGTCTAGAAGTTCTTCTTTTAAAGTTATTGTCTAAACCCTGTAAATCTTTAACAATATCCCATGTTTGATTAAATGGATCTTGTTTTGTAAAAGTATCATCTTCTGGCAAAAGATTGTCAGTTTTTGCTCTTATAATAAAATCTTTGTCTTCACTCATTAGTCGTCATTTCCATATTTTGCAATAGTGTCTTTGGCTGCCTGAACTGCACCAAGATCATTCATTGAAGGAATTAATCCTTCTGATAGCCTTTGTTTTTGCTCAGAGTATTCTTCTTCTGAGATTCTCGTTAGTCCTGGAACAAATACGCAAGTTCCATCTCCTTCATCCCCGTAATATTTAGCAGCATCTTTAAGTTTAGATATCTGCATAATGTCACCCTTCATTGATTCAATGTTAAGAACAGAGCCATTACCATCTGTAAACCATTTTCCGTTAGCCTTTTTGTATACATAAAGACCCCACTCGTAATTTTTTTCAATAACTTTTACACGGGATTCTCCTACTTGCCCTTTCATTCGTGGCAATGCTTTACGCTTTTTCTTTGTATCTTGGTTATTCATGTCAACAAGTATACCATATTAGATGGCATTTTCGGTTGATGACTGCCAAGATATTTCTGTATCAAAAGAATATTGGTAATTATTTAACCTAAAAAGCCTTGTATCATCAATTATAAACTTGTTTGTTCCAGCGTAACTCTTATAAATATCTCCTGGATTTACTCCATAATAAGAGGTTGTTGATAAGATTAAAACCCCTTGCCAAATATATGCTGGATTCCAGTATTCCCAATCTAAGGTTAAAGGACCGTTAAATTTTATTTTAAACCATGGTCGCACTGTAATATTTTGGACTTCTTGCAGATTTGTTGACTTATAATGGGAAACTAGATTAACTAAGATTGGGCCAGTTATCTTAATTGATCCAACATAATTTGAAAAATCTAATAGGCTTGAAAACGAAATACCTAACATTCCCCATTCACGTACTGTAATATTTGGTTCTTTAACAATATTTCCATTCCAATAAAAGCCAATACCATCTTCAATTTGACCAGTGTTTGCATTTACTGCATAGATTTTTGCTCTCTTTCCTTCTGGATGATTTGCAACTATAAATATTTTTAGTCTATTGCCTTTACTTTCTATTTCAAAAATTTGTGTTGGAGCAAAAGGAAAAAAATCTTGATCGTATCTAATTGCTGCTTGCATAGCCATTACCTTATAATTGCTAGACTGATTTGAATTAATTGGAATTGCTAATCCACGGTCTATAAGCGGATCATAGGTTCCCTTTATTTGTAATCCAGAATTTTTTGTTAAGTAAAGGTACGGAGATGTACCTTTATAAATTGTGTATGGATTGACTCCTTTATAATCATAGTAAATTCCAGATTTCCTGTATGGATAAACAGGAACACCAAATCTAGTTCCAATAGGATTAGCAGAAGAATCATTGTATGCTTGAGAAGCAAGTTGTAAACTTCTAATATTAATGGGCTTATTTAATATTCCAAGAACTTTAAAGTTTAAGTGAAGAACAACATACAGGTCATTAAAATCTATTCCAGTTGGAGGATAAATTAACATTCCATCAACTACTTCATATTTTGTATTAATCCAATTACCTACTGGATTTACGATACCGTTTTTAGGTGCAAGTTCTGTTGTTGTAAAAAATGACTCTGCGTTAGTAGATGTATTTTCAAGGTATTGAAATGTTACATAGGATTTTACAAGAGAATTTGAGGTATCGTACTTATAACTTTTTGTAGATTTATTTGCAAGGTCCTGGTAGTCGTTATATCCTGTATATAGTTGATTATCTAAAGAGTCATAACCTCTTTGAATTGGGCTTTGATATTCTGCTTGTAATTCTTGATAACTCCATCCTAATTCAGATGAAGTTTCTTGCTCTGTATATTTTGATGGAGATGGATAGTTTATATTAAATTGAAGAAAATCTAAGTCATATTGTTCATTGCCTTTGGCATCTAATACATACTGAGCAAAATGTCTAAGAGCAACCTTATCTTCCCAATATCCGTCTATATCTATATCTAAAGCAAATGTTTCAAAATATTTTTTTGGGCTTAGTGTATAACTTGCAATATGGTTAATCAATTTAACAGAAGAATATTGAGCAGGTGGTCCCCCATCTAAAACGTAGTTCCAAAAATCTGGACTTGCTCCCTGATACTCACCAGCATCATAATCAATATATTGTCCAAATTTATCAAACACATCTTCAAATTGTACTGGCACACCAGATTCATTAAACAATTCTGCTATATAAAGATAGTTTCTTTCTGTAGAAAATCCAACTTTATATATGTTTCCAGTAAATGTTTTATTCAACTCTTTGCTTCCACCAACATATAATTTTAACGATGCACGATTTCCAAAAAATAAACTAGCACTACTTCCATAATTTTCTGTAAATTTAGAAATATCAAGTCCTACTGTAAATTCTTCTCCAATTCTTGCTGTAGTTGTTTTATATATAACCTCTTCTAATGTATTAAATTTTAACTTATACTCAATCTCTAGATTTGGCTTTAACTCAATAGAGAAACTATTATTTGTTGATTCGTCTTCTATTTTAAAAAAAGTTTGATTTGATGTTGGAGTAGATAATATTTTAAACACGCCGTAAAAACATTTAATTTCATTGTTAGTCACATTTAACTTATCAAAAAGTATATATCCGTTTGTGTCATTCCAGGAAGCAGACGGTCTCATTTTTACATAAAGGTTATTTTCGTTTGGCAAAAGATATGAATCATTATAAAAATCTTGGCTAGTTTTATTGCTAAAAAATAATTCTGGTAAATAATAGTCTGGGCATGATAAATAGTTTGATGAAGTATTAAGGTTATCTATAGAAGCGTCTGACCATTTAACTAGATCTGGATAAGAATAATTTTTTGTATAATCAGCAAAAGCATAATCAATAAACATAGATGTCCCGCTGTAAGATGCATTAATGTTTTCTGGAACTTCTACTCCTTGGCCATAAACAAATCTTCTTTTTGCTACCAATGCTGGAACTTGATAAGGATATATTGCAACGCAATCAATTTCTATTGGATATACATCCTCATACGCATAAAATCCTATCCAATCTTGATTTTTACCATCTTCGTCATACTTTTCTGGAAAAGATAGTTCATCTGTTATAAAATTTAAAGATATTACCTGTTCTCCATTTATTAATAAACTTGCAGAATTATTAGTTATTCTTATGTGCATAAGCATTGGCCTTGTCCATTCTCCAACATAATGAGAAGAATAGTTTTTACCAATCTTTAATGTTATAAAAGGACCGTCAACATATATTCCGTCGTTAGATTTAATTGGACCACAAATTCTTTTTTTGGTTGGTGAATCTGAGTTTATCCTCATCCACATTTCTAGGGTATACTCTTTAAACTTTCCATCCTCATTTAAAAAACCAAAGCCAGGAAGAATTAATGATGGAGAATTTCCATTTTCGACAAGAATTGTTGTGTTACCTGACCCATAAACAAGAGGTATTCCAGAATTTTTTGCTACTAACGCATTGTTTGAAATGAAGTAGTAGCCAGGAGTTTGTTTTAGTCCATAAGACTTGGCCTCTATAACAGATGTTGCTGTTAGCGGTATTGATGTTGGTAAAGATATTTTTGATATGCCAAGTGATGAAGAATGAAACTCTTCTGACCATTGACCAACACTAACCCCATTAAACAAAAAAGCATAATCATCTGTAGATGATGCATTGCCAAGATATCTTATTTTTAACACAACTCTAAAGGTTGTATTTTCATCTGGTATATCAAATGTTTCAGATACAAACATCCAATTATTAGAGACAGATGTGTTGTAGTTTTTTAATTTTTGAATATTTGTTCCTGTTGTTGTGTCATAATATTCGTATCCAATTTCAATGCTAGAAATATAAGAACTAATTGAATAAATGTATGCTCCTACAGAAAATGTTGACATGTAAGAATTTAATTCTGAAAAATTTACTAGGTCATTGCTTATGCATACAATCTCACCAAAATCTTCTGTAGTTAAATTACCTAGAATTTTTGTAACAGAACTATTGGTAAATGGTTCATCTATAGCCTCTGTAAAATTGCTTGCCGTTCCACCAGAAATATCCCAAGAATATACGGATCTTTGTTCCTCAGATATAAGAGAGATATAGTCTGCTTTATCATCTAGCGCCCACAATACAGTTGGGTGCTCTGCAAACACCTTTTCTGCATATAAATTTGATGGACTAGACATTTTTCTCCTATTTCCCTATTATAGCAGGGTAAAAATTAATTTCTGGGAATCCATAACTTTTCATTGCCTTTGTTGTGATATCTTGCCATTACGAACAGTAAATCTGAGAGCCTGTTTAAATACTTTGCAATATTTATATTTAAACCTTCTACCTTCCAAACCTCACGCTCTGCCCTTCTCACAATTGTTCTTGCATTATGAAGTGGGCCAGTAGGTAGAACAAAAGAATGCAGTGGCTCTAGGTATTCGTTATAGTCATCAATTATATTTTCTAAATAGGTAACTCTATCTTCTGATATTGTTATTGTTGGGGCACCAGAGAGTTCTGCACCAAGATCAAACAAGTCACTCTGTATTCTATCTATAATATCGTTATGAAAATCAGTTGCCATTCCTATGGCAGAGTTTGCTTCATCTACCGACCCAATTGCCTCAATCAAATCACTTCCCTTGTGTATTCTTTCATTGGTGGCAGTTGATGTCTGACCGTCATCACCAGTTTTCGTATAAATGCGAGTTAGATGTACCATTAGTGTCCTGTCAAAGAACGCCAAATATCTATTGTTTTAATATTGGCTATATGCAAACAAAGCAAGGTCAGTGCAAACTGAACAATTATTTTATAAGAAGATTTTTGATCTACGTGTTTATCTAATAGTTTCATGGGAATACTACTTTTCCATTATTAGCCCAAACCAAACCTATTGAATCTCCTGGACTTAAAAGTTGTTGATCTATTGCAAGTTGTCCCCAACCCCACTCACTTTTAGGGAAAGGAATTAATTTATTTTCTTTAATAATGATTGCCCAGTATGCTTTTTCTGATGGCATTGATTCACAAGATTCTGTCTTTTCGTTTGGCAAATTATTAACTCTACAAACAACGGCCAAGCCATACTTTTTAGTGCCTTCTATTTCAAGATTAGCCCTTTTTAAAACATCTAGCCCTGTCATTTTGGCATCTGTATCTATACACTTAGTTATTTTTGTGCCTTTGTCTAATACGTTATAATCAATATACAAATTGACACAGCCTTCTTCTTTATTTATAGAAGATAAACCAAAAAAAACTAATACAAATATTATTGCAGATAGGAATACTTTTTTAATCATGTTTGCTTAACCTTTATTTCACAATAATCGGTAGTGCAATACATTTCCCCTTGAGCCTCAAGATTATCTACACCGTCGTAAATTGCGCTAAAGTCAATATGCTTTAATTTGCCAATATATGACTCATATTTATCTTCAGTAATCTGAGTATATGGTTGTTGAGGATAGACAGTATTTCCCATTGGTAAAAATGATACTGCCTTTAGTTGTCCCTCATACATATGAAGTGCTGGAACAACATGCTTTGATTCTGTTTCTTTATCAAAAGATAATGTTACAGAAACTCCATTATCAGACCAATATTTTTGAGCAGTTGCAGCAAGTGCAATTTTTTCAAATAAAGTTACATCTTTTTCAGATCGTGGATGACCTGACTTAATTGGGAAGTAAACTACTGATGTGTTTGCGGATACTACGTCATCTTCAATTGTGTACCCCGCTGCTTTGAATAAATGTATCATTGGATCTGTATTTCCAAATCTAACTGCACGAAGAAAGAAGTTTCCTCCAGGTCCCCAGTGAACTCCAGGAGTTGCACCAGAAAGAATTGAAACTGATCCTGATGGCTTAACTGTTGTTACACGAATTGATTCACGAACACATAACCATTCTGAATATTTGTGATCATAATGACGGATTTTATTGTATCCTTCGTCCATCCACTCACGAACAATTGGCAAACCTTTTTGGTCTGCAAATGACGCAATACCTGTTAGCGATGTACCAATACGACGATTGCGTTGCATGATGCCGTTTGTTTGTGGCCAATGTGTTGGAACAAGTGTTACTGTCTTTCCATACAAGTATGCAAACTTAAGGGTACGCAAGAAGTCCTCCTTAGATTCATGACGATTTAAATGCACTTCTACAAGTGTACATAGTTCGTATGATTCTAATGGCTGCTCCGCACATGGGTTAAATCCCATCACACGATAATCTTTACCGTCTGGCGCATCCTTTAGTCTTCCATAATTACGAGCAACATCAAGCCAGATAAAACCTGGTTCTCCGTTTTCTGTAACTAAGTTTACATAGTCTTCATACTTTGTTCCTACTTCTGCTGAAATAGAATTATTAGACATCCAAGCCCAACCTGGATTCTCTGGATCAAATGAATTACGCTCTGGAAACATCTCTGAATTCTTTAAATTCATGAATGTTTCATCGCCTGCAGTACCCAAAGCAAGTGTTGCTGATCTACGAACATTGCCCGACACAACGCATGTGCCAATAAGGTTTACCAAGTCTACAATAGCACGAGAGTCTAGTGTTTCTCCGCCTCTGGAGCCGATTACACGGTCTATCTGATCGTGCAACTTAACAAGAGGTGCAGGTCCTGATGCAACGCCTCCAAAGCCTTTAATCGGTGCTCCAAGAGGTCTGATCAAATCATAATTAAATTTCTGAATGCTTTGATTTGCTCTAAGGTATGAATTGATTAGAAGTCTAACTGACTCTACCCATCCTTCACGAGTGTCTGGAATTTCAAATATCTCTTCTGGCTCTGTTGGGGTATAGATTGAGAAATTCTTATCCTGTCCTACTGTATCAAATCCCACGCCAATGCCAAGCATAAGAGCATCCATAACCCAAGCAAATAGGGCTCCTGGATCATTCTTGTCAAGATCCTTAGTAGATACCATTGCACAGTTTTGCAGTGCTGCTGAGTTTTTCTTTTCCATAGTCATAGGAGTTCCAAATGCCCACATGCCTCGTCCTGGTGGTGTCCACTTTAGTTCAAACATTCTTTGAAATGCTTCTTGTGCAGACTTCTGTGCCTTATAGTCATTCCAAGGTAAACGATTTTCTTTAGCATGATTCTTTTGTACTGAATACATACCCTCAATTACACGACGACAAACTTCGTGCCAACGCTCTTTAGTTCCATCTTCTTTCATACGAGAATATGTACGAATAAAAGTAATTTCTCCAAGTGAATTTTCTGCTGCATCTTTAAAACCAAAAGGGCTTTCTTGCGTTTTGTATTTTTCTATAAATTCTTCTGGAAGTTTAAAACTAAAAAAATCTGACATTTGTATCGTCCTTTCAAAAACGGATTAAGTGTTAATTATAGCAGAGTTTTATAAAAAACAAAACTCTACCTAAAGTTATAGTATAGAGTTTTGCAAAAAAATTATCTATATGTTTTTTTCTTCCAAAAAAACTTTTTATATCCAGAATTAAAAACAGTTCTAACAAGAATACTTGCTTTTCTAAGATTTTCATTTCCTTTTTCTGTTTCAATAATTTCTGATTCAAAGTTTGTTCGTTTAAATGGAATTGCTTGAATTAATGGTGTTCCTTTTGCAATGAAACCTTTAAAATCTTTTTTAACTAAAAATGAAAAAAGACCATTAGATGGATAGCCATCTGTATCAATTACCGCAGATATTGCATAAAGAGGACTTAGATCATGATGTTGTGGTTGAATGAATAGTGTGCTAAATCCTGGATCTGTTTCAACAACCCACATAAGGTTTACTCTAAATAAATATTCTATGTACTGGTCCTTGTCAAATGGATATCCATCAACCTGTTTAATATCATGACTTCCAATAATCATTTTAGATCCAATCTGGCCTAAAGATTTCATGGCTTGTGGTATATCAAACACTTGCTTTCCTTCTGTTGTGTCTATATAGATATCAAATGGTGCCTTTATTATATAACCACTTGATAGAATATCAAGAAATGCGACACATCTTTTTACGGTTATGTTTTGATTTCCATTATTAGGAGTACTGTCAGAGTTATAGAACCCCTCAATTTTTTTATACCAGGATGGTATATCTTTTATTGCTGGAGAAGGTGTTGGAAATACATCCTTCATTCTGGGGCTAGTATTGATAAATTTTATTTTAGATGGCTTGTTTTTTGACATAACCAATTATAGCATTAGTTATCTCGACGGTCAAACACAAGCATGTTCTCAGTAAAGAAGTTATCATACGGTTCACAGTTAATAGATATTTTCTTATTTCTAGAGACAATTTGTTCTACTGTTGTGATTTGAACAAATCCAGCATCTGAATGAGAGTATCTCTCATATGTGTTATCTACTTCTGCAGCGCTTAAAAACTTTACTAATCCATCTTTTTTAGTTAGGATATAGTGTGTTCCAACAAAGAGATCTCCATCTATATAAATAAATGTATCAGATTCTCCTTCTTCAAGTGTAATTACTGTTGTTTCTACTAGCATATCATTTGAAAGTGATAAGTCCTGAGCAGACCAAGATAGCCAAGAAGTGTTGTCTTCGTTTGGAATATTAAGAGCCATTAATTTATCTCCTACTACTAACTCTCCAACAGCCTTATATCCTGATGGTGTTAAAACCTTTGTGTTGATTTCAATTGAATCAAACCATGCTCCAAAAGCACCGAAGGCTCCAAAAGCACCGAAGGCACCAAAGGCACCGAAAGCACCAAATGGTGCAAACGAGAATGTTGTAGTTACGTTGTTTGATGCAGTAGAGGTTCCAGATTGACCATTTGCATTGTCTGCTCTAACAGTATATGTTTGTGCAGTTCCTTGCTCTTGTCCAACGTCAACAGATGTTGATGCTGTATTTCCAGATTTTCCGTCTGATGATTGCCAGTAATAATTAGTTATTGCACTACCACCATTTGCTGGAGCAGACCATGTAACACGATCAGTACCTGCTGATGGAGAAGATGCTGATGGTGCTGATGGTGTTGCTGGCACTGTTGTTGCAGTAATGCTATTAGACGCAGCAGATGCTGGCGAGTTTCCAACTGCATTTGTTGCTACAACTGTAAATGTGTATGCTGTATTTGATTGTAAACCAGTTACAGATAATGGAGATGATGCTCCTGAAGCAGTATACGATCCTGGAGAGGATGTTACTGTGTAAGAAGTAGCAGCAGGTGAATTTTCTGGCAAAGAAAACGTTACGTCAGCCCGTCCATTATTGAATGCACGACCTGAAGGTACGTTTGTTGCAGTTACTGACGTTGGTGCCTTTGGCTCCAAAAAGTCATTTGCTTGTTGGGAATGTCTTCCTGCTTTTTTACCTGCTGCCATTTTTAATCTCCTTTTTAACTATTTAAATTTTTATTACGCCATCAAGTCGCCGTAGACAACCCATGTGTTTTCTGCTCTTTTGAAAAGAGTTGCAGATGACCATTGAGTTCTCAACTTTAGACCTGGTGTTGCATTTACTGTAACTCCTGCTGCTCCAGCAATTGTTACCTGTCCTGTTCCAGTTTGAAGAATATCTAGTGATGTTCCAACTGGATATGCTACTGCTGAGTTTAGCGGAATTGTAATTGTTGTTGCTGATGATTTTGCAACTTCAATTAATGAGTCTCTTTCAGTTAATGCTGAAAGTGTATAAGAGTCTGTCTTTGCAATAATAGGTGTACGTGATACAACACCTTCTTTTGTCTGTGTACCGTCTGTAAAGACAACTCCTGCTGCTACCAAGTTGTTTAGTTCAAGGTTATCAAGTGATCCTTGAGCAAAGTTAACTGTAGTTGTAGGCTCTGATGTTACACCCTTAAAGAGTTTCCATTCATCATCAGATGCGTCTCTTACAAGACCTGCATGCTTTGCTGCACCATCATTGTAAGCAACTACAAGACCAAGGTCTACTGTATTTGCTGGATTTTCGTGAGCAAGTTGAACTATGTTATCTTCAATTACGATACTTGTTGCTGATGCTGAGAAGTTAGTACCGTTAACTGTAAAGTCTCCGTCTACTACAAGGTTTCCGTCAACTTCTACGTTACCTGTAAATATTGCTCCTGCAAGTGAAGCCTTTGCATCAAGTGCTGTTTGTGTAGCAGTTGAAACTGGCTTATTTGCATCTGAAGTATTGTCAACATTTGCAAGGCCTACTGAAGACTTTGTAAGTGCTGCTACTGCAGTTGAAATCTTTGTATCTGCTGCTGTTCCTGCTTCTGTAATTGCCTCAGACTTTGCTGTTGCAACTGTTGTTGCTGTTGCAAGAACTGTTGTATCTGCAATACCGTGAACATTTGCTGTAAGGGCATTGTGATTGGATACTGATGTACTAATTGCTGAAGCAGTTGCTGCTGTTGTTGCCAATGCTGCTGTGTCTGCAATTCCATGTACGTTTGTTGTCGCTGAGTTGTGTGTGCTAATTCCTGAATCAACATAGCCCTTTGTTGTTGGATTAGAATCTATTGTTGGGGCTGGAACAAGCACATTTGAAATTGTGTTGCCAGACATATTTATTGATCCAGTCATAGTTCCACCACCAAGAGCAAGTTTTCCTGATAAAGCACTAACTATTGTTGATGCAAATGTTCCATCATCGTTAATTGCTGCTGCTAATTCATTTAAAGTGTTTAGGGCATCTGGTGCTCCATCAATTAGGTTTCCTAATTGTGCTACAGGAATCTTTCCTGATGAGTCAAGTGATGCTACACCATTTGCTTGTCCCTTTGTGTCTACTGGAACATAATCATCAAGTGATCCACCAAGGTCTTCTAAGTTTTTAAAATATGACAGATCTTCCCAGTGGTTGACTCCATCACCAATTTTAAATTGTCCAGTATCGGATTCAAAACCAATTTCTCCTGCTGCTAGAATTGGATCTGCTGATGTCCATTGTGCTGCAGTACCTCTGCGCTGTTGCATTCTTGTTGCCATATTTTATTTCTCCTTATGGGGGCTGCCCAATTACTTATCTTATTATAACATCATTTTTAATTGAAGTTATCTATTGCAAATCCACCATCCCATGTTACTATCCATGAATTGGTATTGTAGTTTCCAGCGTCAACTGGTGTACTACTTGCATCATTATAATAACCAGCATCTTGATATTGGCTAACTATTAAACCAGTTCCATCGATTGCTGTATCGTGAATGTGCTGTGGAATATCTTGTATATCATTAAATGTTGTCAGTGTATGCCATGTTCCGCCTACATAAAAAGCAAGTCTGTTGGTAACAGTGTCAATATACAATTGACCATTTACTGCTGATTCTGGTGCTGAAGTTTCTGTAGCAACTAATATTTCTTTTTCATCTACATATTGTTTTGTTGCTGCATGTGTGTTTTGAGTAGGAGCGGCTACTGTTACAGTACCACCGAATATACCGCCGTTTGCTACGGCTAGTCCATTCTTGACCTTAAAGTCTTTGTTATCTGTTGCCATTTATTGCTCCTTTTTCAAACTATTTTATTTTTTACTACTTAATCAATGTTCCCATAACAGTAATAACTGAAGTGTTGTTTAGGGTTGTTACCTTTAGTTCAACATTACTTCCTGATATTGCTGCAGAAACTGTTGATAGTGCAACATTTGTTGACACAATTCCGTACTCTGTGATTGCAATGTTATCTGAAGTGTCAAGTGTCAAAAGTACCTTTGACATTTCAGTATTTGCTCCAGCGCCAACTCTTACAAGGAATTCTGCTGAACGGAAATCAGCCTTATCCCATGAATAGGCTGTCTGAACTCCTGCTGTTGGTACTGATAGTGTTGCTGCAACTTGCTTAGCAACTGAATTAATATTTAATGCTGTAAATGGTGTTGTGCCATTTTCTTGTGCTGTGTTGGCTGCTGCTGCAGTTGCTTCTGCTGCTGTTTGGGCTGCGTCAGCCTCTGCTTTAGCAAATGCTGTAGTAGCAACCTGAGTTGTATTTGTATCTGCTGCTGCGGTTGGGGCTGTAGGTACGCCAGTCAGTGCTGGTGATTCTAACGGAGCCTTTGTTCCAACAAGAGTTGTAAGGTTTGTGATTGTATCTGGTGAATCACCAAGTGCTAAAGCCAACTCATTAAGAGTGTCTAGAAGTGCTGGTGCTCCATCTACAAGACCTGATACTGCTGTACTAATTGCTGTATTACGATTTGAAACCTCTGTTGAGATTGCAGATGAAATAGCATTGTTACGATCTGTAACTTCTGTTGCAATTTTTCCATCTGTGTAACTGTTTGCTGCTGATGCTGCATTGTTTGCCTTAGTAGTTGCATCTGCTGCTGCTGTTGAAACTGATGCTGCATCTCCTGATATTCTAAGTGCTGCTTCTGCTGCTACCTTGTCAGTAGCGTCTGTTGCTGCTGCAGATTGTGCTGCTGATGCTGCACCTAATACATCGTATGATGCTGCTGTTGCAGATATTGCACGAGCATTTGTAAAGTAAAGATTTGAACCTTCTGCTAAGTCAGATGTTGTAGAATCTGCTACACCGTTTTCTGCGGTAATAGTAAGTCCTGAACCTGTTCCTGTAATTGTAATGTTAGTCTTTGTTGCACCAACCAAAAGGTCTGCTGCTGAAGACTTAGCACGAGCATCTGTGAAATACTGTGCTGTTCCTTCTGCTACATCAGATGTTGTAAGTGCATCTGCGTGTGCAATTGCTGCAGCCTGTGCTGCGTTAGCCTTTGAAGTAGCGTCTGCTGAAGCAGTTGATACTGCAGCGTTAGCCTTTGAAGTAGCGTCTGCTGAAGCGGTTGCCTCTGCTGCTGCTTGTGCAGCGTCTGCCTCTGCCTTAGCAAATGCTGTAGTTGCAATCTGAGTTGTATTTGTATCTGCTGCTGCAGTAGGTGCAGTTGGAACACCAGTCAATTCTGGTGAAGCAAGTGGGGCTTTTGTTCCAAGTGCTGTTGTAATAGTTGTTGTGTAATTAGCATCGTCATTAATTGCTGCTGCTAATTCATTTAATGTATTAAGAAGGTCTGGTGCACCGTCTACTAATGTACTTACTGCAGTTGAAATTGCTGTATTACGGTTTGAAACCTCTGTGCTAATTGCAGAACTAAGTGCTGATGCTGCTGTAGCCTCTGCTGCTGCTTGTGCAGCGTTAGCCTTTGAAGTAGCGTCGGCTGCTGCAGTTGCTTCTGCTGCAGTCTTGGCTGCATTTGCTTTGCTTGTTGCGTCTGCTGAAGCAGTTGCTTCTGCTGCTGCTTGGGCTGCGTTTGCCTTGCTTGTTGCATCTGCTGCTGCTGCAGAGATAGCCTCTGATTTAGCGGTTGCAGCCTTTGTTGTTGCATCTGCTGCTGCTGCAGATTGTGCTGCTGCTGCAGCACCTGATACATCAAATACGCCTGACTTAATATTTAGTTCGCCAGAAATAACTTCCATCTGTGTTGATTCAACGGAGGTAACAAGTGTTTCTCCACCAATTAAATCAATGATGTATTGATCTGACGCTGTTTCTACAAGTACGTTGTTTCCATTGACGGTTGCTGTTGAACCTTCAACGACAAGGCCATTTTTTACCTTGAAATTTTTATTTACTGTTGCCATTTTTTATATCTCCTTAAGCCTTTAATCCAATTCGTGCATAACGAACTGTTATAGGTGTAATACCGCTTACTGGAGTGACTGTTAAGGCCACGGTATTTCCAGTGCGGGAGACATTAATGGTGCCAATATTCCCATCATTGTCGATAGTTCCATATTCGGTAACATTTAGATTTGTACCGTCAATAAGAATTGTTAATTCTGTTGCATAAAATTTGTTTTGCCCTGCAGTGGTTTTTGATATTGAAACAATATACTTAACCATGCGCCATGCTGTTGCATCAAAGTCATCAATAACAGTTACGTTCTCAATTCCGTTGATTGTGACTTCATTATTACCTGCAGAACCTAAGTCTGTTGACTGAGCGGTTGCGGTATCGATTAAATCTTCGTAATTTTCTTGAGTTGGTCTATCACCTGTTTGAAATAGACTTTTAACTCCTGCGATTGATATTCTGGCCATGTGGTAATTATAACACCCATTTTAATAAATATCTTACAAAATATAGTTGCTGTATCCAATAACTTGTAAAGGAATTCCTGGAGTATTTCCAAGACCAATAGCCACAATTTGAATTGCTGAAAACTTAACTCTAAAAGGAAGTATGTCTGTAACTAAGGTGTTTCTTGTAAAATTTTCTATTTGAACTTCAGGATAATCTATTGGAAATATTTTTTCAGTCTTACCTTTTATGTTGTCAAGTATTACTGATGTTGCCATTAGTCTGTTACATCTTCAAGAATCTTCATGCTGCCCTGGCAAACTGTCCAAACTCTTGATGGATCGCTAACCTGAATATCAAAGATGTCTCCTGTCTGCAAGACATTAGATTCTTCTGCTGTAAGCCAAACTGTAAATTCTCCAACAAGATCATCTTCGTCTGCTCTTGGATTTAGCGCCATTATGGTCACAGCATCGTCTGTAATAATTCCAGGGGTTGAATTTGGTCTTTTAATTTTCATAGCAATGTCCCATTCAGATCCAGCACCTTTTAAAATCAAAGGCTCCTTAGCATCATCAGTTACGTAAACCTTAAAACCAGAAGTATCTCCACGGACAACAGTCCAAACAACTGTAGGAGGTTTGTTTCCTATGTCGTATGATGTTTGAGATCCTCTTAGAGTTGCCATTGTAAAATTATACCACGCTTAAGACATTCCGTCTTTAAGTGCTTGCCAAGTTCCGTTACCTTTTGCTTGAACAATTAAAATTCCATTAGCCCCAGTTGCTGCAACAACTCCAACAGCGGTGGCATTTCCAGTAGCAGGTCTAGTTCCAGTAAGGCCACCAGATACTCCAACATAAACTGGACTGCCATTTACATAACTACCAGAACTCAAGTTAATATTTTCCATAACCCCAGCAACTACAACTATTCCTTCAGCATTGTTTGCAAGTGGTTGTTTTAATAAACCTAAAATTGGACCAACTGTTGATTGTGTGGCATAGGATATTTCTGGCTTTGTTGAATATCCAGTTATATATACAGGGTGTCCTGCGCTTAATGATTGACCGCTTTTATTTATCACACCCAACTGAAATGCTGATATTCCCAGTGGTGGCAGCACAATTTTTAGTCTATCAGCAAGTGCCTCAATATCCTTGTGAACATTTACTGGATCGTCTAGTACTGGAAATGGTAAATTAAATATACCGTCATTTGTATTGCCTGATGCCATAGTAATTTTATTATACCATGTCATAAAGTTGCTTTTTAAAAAATCTCATGATATACTTGGTAGTAACACCTATCAAGGTGTTATTGTTTTCTAAGGAGGAAACTATGATTAAATTTATCGAAAGAAACAAAGAGATCATTAGCACACTCAGTATCGTATTGTTATTAGCGGTTATTTCTAACGCTAATGCTTCTTCAGATTTTGATACTAAGAACAACCTTAGCCTGAAACAGGCTCAGACATCGGAAACTACCTCGAAAGAGGTTTTTTTGGTTTCTAAGGCAAAAAAACTAGAGAGTTTTGAAAACAAGGTTTCTCTTACTGACTTAGAACTAAAGGAACTGCTTTCACTAGTAGGTTTTAAGGGTAAAGACCTTGTTGTTGCTTGGGCAGTTGCCAAAAAAGAGTCTAATGGACGACCATTGGCTTTTAACGGCAATCATAAGACTGGTGACTCATCTTATGGCATGTTTCAAATTAATATGATTGATTCCCTTGGTCCAGACCGTAGAGAAAAGTTTGATCTTGACTCTAATGCTGAACTATTCAATCCCGTAAAAAATGCAGAAATTGCATATTATATGACAAAGGGTGGAGATGATTGGTCTTCTTGGAAAGGCATAACTCCAAAGACCCAAATGTGGATGAATAAATTTCCTAAGTAGTAAAATAAATTAGGACCCCTCTTAGGAGGGGTTCTTTTTTATTTCTTGAAGTATCCAGTTATAAGTTTTTTCAATTCCCTCTTTTAATGTCATAGAATAATCCCAACCTAACTTTTCTTTAACTAGGTCATTGTTAGAATTTCTACCTCTAACCCCCAGCGGTCCTTTGATATGTATTTTTCTTAAGACCTTACCCTGAATACTACAAGCAATATCAACTAATTGATTAATAGTAACCATCTCTTCAGAGCCAATATTTACTGGACCAGTAAAATCTGATTGCATAAGTCTTTTTGTTGCCTCTATGCATTCATCTATGTATAGGAATGAGCGGGTTTGTTCTCCGTCCCCCCAAATTTCTACAGAATCTTTTGCTTGTATAACTTTACGACATATTGCAGCAGGGGCCTTTTCTTTTCCACCATTCCAAGTTCCTTCTGGGCCATAAATATTATGATATCTGGCAATGGCTACAGGAATTTTATTGTTTCTATTAAAGGCTAAAAACATTCTTTCGCTAAACAGTTTTTCCCAACCATACTCACTGTCAGGATCTGCAGGGTATGCATCAGACTCTTTAAGGCCAGGATTATTTACATCTAACTGCTTATAGTCAGGATACATGCAAGCAGAACTTGAATAAAATATTTTGGTTTTATTAATATCGTGTTTTGCGTTTAATCTTGATTGAGCCCTTAAAAGATTAAGATTTATAAGTGCAGAATTTTCCATAATTTGAGAATCATTTATGCCAGTAAAAATATATCCTGCTCCACCCATATCTGCAGCAAATTGATAAATTTCATCAAATGCTATTGTGCCCACGGGATGTATAACGCTTTCAATATTTTCATAGACAGATAAATCTTTTTTAATAAATTCATCTGCTTTTGTTTTTGAAAAATCTGGAAACTTTAAATCAACACCACGAACCCAATATCCTTCAGATTTAAGCCTATTAACCATATGGCTACCTATAAAACCACCTGCACCTAAAACTAATGCTGTTTTCATTACTTCCTCACAATTATGTTAAATAAAGTATATGGCAATATTTTAAACTAAACCAGATATTTGTTTTTCCCAAAACTCAGAAACATGTAGATGTCTATGTAGTCCAGGATGGGGCCAATGTGCTCCAGGACCTTTTAGCCGTCCATAGTTATAGGGTATTTTATGATAGTCATATGCATGGTCAAATATCTCTGGATACTGATCTTTATATTCTTTATGGCATCCCTGCCAATTTATCATTTCAAAATGAGGAGGTAGTCCAGATATATCTTTTGGGTTACACCCAAATTCAAATGCTTTAGGAAATTGTGTTTTTGTTGTGTCTGTAACATAATGCCTAAAGTTGGTCTTTAGAAATTGCTCATCTTCCTCTGTTAGTCTGTTTGACCAGGTAGTCCAAATTAATTTAATATCATTAGATTCACAAAAAGCCTCTAGCATTTTAATATGATCTAAATTTTGATAATAGACCCACTCATATGGCAAAATTTCTTCATAGTCCCAGGGTGCTGTTGCTTTTGTTGTTTTATTTTTATGATTAATGTACCACATATGCATTGAATTAGCATCTTGACTAATAAAATAAAATCTTTCAAAGTTAGCAAAGTGTGCAAGAACAACTTTTGGTTTATATTGATATTGATGAATCATTCCAAAAAAACTTGAAACTAAAAGATTGGCAGATGCTCCAGAATAAGATATGTTTCCAATAGGTTTATTAATTTTATCTGAAAGAATATTAGACCATCTAAGATTTTCTGGCATTCCCTGTCCCATAGTCAATGAGCATCCTAAAACCACAACCTCTGGATTTGTAGAAAATTCTATAGACCTTAATCCATCACTATTCCATACATAATTATATTCTGGTCTTTCTATTTCTGAATGTGATGCCAATACTGCATTAGTAACAGAATAATTTGTATTGGGGTATTTTCTATTGATTCCACAATAAGGAATAACTCTTGGATTAAATATATCAAATAGCATTAGTATGTGTACCCACCTTTTTTAATTTTTCTATATTTTTTCCACATAATAAATTTATAAACAATTCTTTTTAGCATTTTGATTCTGCCCACTCTCTCCACCACATTTTTCTTCCGTTATCAAGTTCATGGTTATTCCAAGAATATGGTTGTCCTGTTGCTTTTTGGGGATTGTCAAAAAAGTCCCAGGTTTCATTTCCTTTTTGATTTCTATTTCTATGTATATAGGCAGTGTATGTGCTTCCTGATGTACCAACAAAATTTGTAGCATTATGCATTACTAGATTACAAATAAGACCAAACACGACTTCGTCTTGAAATGGTAAAGACATAAACTCATTTCTAAAATTATTTACAATGTACTCATCTAGCAATATAAACCTGTGCTTGTTGTCTTGAATCATTTTGTGTCCTGGCTGACATGTTGTTACAACTATTGGAAGATTGTTTTGTGCAAACTTATCTAGCCATAACTCAAACATTTCTTGCTTTGTTTCAAACATTTTAACATGATCTGAAAGCCTTAAATGCATTCCTTGAAAATGTCCTATTGAGTGATATATTTTATTTGCTAAATCAAAGTATTCTTTTTTAAATTTAACTGAAGATATTGCTTTGTTAAGACTGTTGCTTCTTTTGTAAAAAAATCTTGAATACCACCCTAGAGTTAGTTTTAGGTGAAGTATCTTGTCTAGTGGAAGTCTTTTTCTTCCCTCTGCAAAATACTTTTCATCATCAGAAAAATCTTGATGACTACTATAATAAAAATTATTTAAAATATCCTCAATAACTATTTCTTCTTGCTTAAAACTATCTATTTTTTCATTAATAAAAATCAAGTTTGAATCAAAATCCATAAGATCTAGCAAATGAGGATACTGGTCTGGATTTGTAAAACCCTCTCTTTGCTTATTATGAAATCTACTAGGAGTATAAATTGGAATATTGTCAGTATTATAAAGTTTTTTATCTGCAGTATATTGTGTATAGTGAATTATTGCTGGCACATTTAACTCATGAGATAATCCAGTTGCTAATTCAAGACTCATTACCTGATTTATTAAGCCTGTAGGATTATATAGTTGAAAAAATAACTTATTCATTTACATAGTTTCTATTTTTGGCTTTTCTTTAGTATTTCTTTTTCTAATGTCTGTGTATAAATATTGAGGACCATGTTTAAAAAACCAATGATCTGGCTCTGTATAAAAAAAGAATGCATTGGCAACCAAATTAGTTTTTGGATTTGGAAAATCTTCTCTCCAATGTTGTTGATCATTGCCATATGATATAACTGCATCATTTTCTTCTGCTTCAAACTTTATACCCTCAACATAAAAATCCCAAGGTGTTTTATGAAAAATCGTGTAGTTTATATGATATGTACAAGCGTTGTCGTCTTTGTGTTTCCAAAGTTTTGCTTTATCCCCTTCATAAATACTTAGCACACACCATGATGGCAATAAAGTTTCTGATTCAAATTCTTCTCTTGCCAAAGGTAATAACATTTCATGAAACTTTCTAAGTGGCTCTATATTTGTACCGTGAGTATTGTCCCAAATTGTCCATTGGTGTCTACCAAACGATTCATCATAAGTACTCTTGTCTGTTGACCATAAGTTCATTGCTAGATTTTGCAACTCTAAATGTTCTGCTGGTGGAAATACTGTTTTTAATAAATAAGGAGTTTTCATTTTACCACTTACCTAATGGACATACTGCTTTTTCTAGTTTTGTTTTTAAATGCATTAGACATCCACACTTTTTGCACTGTTTTGTTAGTTTAATAAGTTCTGGACAAGCCTTACATATAGAGTATCTGTCTGTTGCTTTTTTTTCTTCTGCCCATTCTGCATTAGGATTTGCAAGATCCCAAGGTCTTGTTTCTCCAAGATTTTTTTTCCATTTTTGATACGGGGATAAGTTTTCTTCTAACACTCCCAACTCCTAAACTATTTCAAAAGTTATTTCAGGATTACTACTTAATGCAGCAATAAGCATATCATTAGTGGCCACTCCTACGCAATATCCTATACCGCCATAATAAACATTATTAACAATAAAAGCAATAGATTCACAACCGTCTACACAAAGATCTAATGGATTACATGCAGGTTTGTGTTCTTCGCCTTCTGGGGCAATAAAAGATGATCCGTCCCAAACACTTTTTCTTGCTGGGAAATAATTCAAATGGGTTATATTTAAAGCGGTTGGATTATTTGAAAGTGCATAACATTTATCATCTAGTAAAGGATCAATAGAATTTCCATTAGGATGTACTTCAATAGATAAAAAATTTATTTTATCCCCGTCTATATTAGCAAAAAAATCTTTTCTCATAGTAATTAGTATACCTTATCCCTAGTCATTACATCCAAGGAATACTCCACAACTATTGTAAATGCTTGCATAACCACCGCACCGTGGCTCACCATAAACATAGTAGTAGCCATCGCAATTTGCTACTGGAGTAGGTGTAGGTACTGGAGTAGGTGTAGGTACTGGAGTAGGTGTAGGTGCTGGTGTTGGTACTGGTGTAGGCGCTACTGGAGTAGGTGCTGGAGTAGGTGCTACATATCCACAGGATGCAGAATTAGTTTCTATAAGTCTTGGTGGGCAACTAATTTGATATGTTGTGTCATATCTATTTTGATATAAATCATATCCTATACAACTGGTTGCGTCGTCATCTACACAATTTGGTGCTACTGGAGTAGGTGCTGGAGTTGGCGCTGGTGTTGGTACTGGTGTAGGCGCTACTGGTGTTGGTGCAGGAATTCCGCAGAAACTTCTTCCTAGATAAATATCTGGGCATCCAGGTGTCCAAGATGTTTGATAAGAATCTCCATATCCTTGAGCATCAACATTTAAACAATATGTAGGAGCATCAAGGTAGTCACATGCTACTGGTGTAGGAGTTGGTACTGGTGTAGGAGTTGGTACTGGTGTAGGTGTGGGTGCTGGTGTTGGTACTGGTGTTGGTGCTACTGGAGTAACACTATAAACGTAATACTCAAAATCTAAAACTGATTCATAATTTAATAAACTGTTTGTATCAATTCTACCTTTAACTTTATTATTGTTAGAGGGTGTTGCACCAGAACTATTACCTAATGGAGTTTCATTACCTAAATTAAATCCAGCATTTGTAATTGCAACTCTAGCGTCATTGATAGATAAACCCTCTAGGTCTGGTATTCTTCCCATACCTTTTGAAGAAGACCATAGGCCAAAATTTAACATTTTGAACCTACGCCGTCAAATCGCCAATAAGAATCCAGGTATTGGTATCTATTTTTGAAATTACTGCACCTGAGTATTGGGCTGCAATCTTTTTATTTGAATTTTTGCTATTAAGAATAACTCCAACTGCTCCTGCAACACTAACATTTCCAGAGCCATTTCTAAGTATTTCAATTTTTTGACCAATAACAAATGGAGTTGTACTATTTGTTGGTATTGTAATTACTACATCAGTTAAAGATGTAACAGATATAGTTTTTCCAGCATCTGCTTTTGCAATTGTATAATCTGCTGTTTTTGCAAGAAAATCAACTGAGTCATTAATAAATCTCCATTCACCATTATAATAATATTGAAGTTGATTAATAACTGTTCCAGAATCTTCTTGTCTAACAAAACATACAATGCCATTTATTGGTGATGAAATAGCAGCATTTCTTGCCGTTGGATTTTGATAATTATTTATTCCTGCTTTTGCATTTACAACGGTATCAAAAGTTACAACAGAGTTAAATTCTTGATCTGCATTCCAAGTGTACTCAGCATTAGTATTTACTGCTCCACCTATAGCATACCAAGTATCATTTGTTTCGTTATATATATATGCTACTTTTCCATCTGAATTAATTGTTGCCATCTGATGTTATCCCCAATGCTCTTAATTCTGCTTCTGTAATTCCAGTTGATAAAACTAATTTTGCAATGCCGCTTTCACGAAGTTGTTCTTCTGTTGTTTTTGCTTTAGGCATTATGCACCAATCTCTCTCCAGGCAGAACCTGACCAAACATACATTTTTAAATATGGAGATGAGTCAGAATCAACCCATAGCGCACCTGTTGTTGGATTTTCAGGTTCTGATGTTTGATATGATGCTATAGCGTATCGAATATCTGTTGTTATTGATGCAGTTGAGTCTACCCAAATATAACCATTATCTATTCCTGTTGGCATAGATGATAAAACCGCAGAACCAATACCGTTTGTTTCAATTGAATCTATTCGTGTATCTAATGCCTTAATATGGCCAACAACTGAGTTTGGAATAATTTCAGATTCGGTTGTAATATCATTAGATGTTCCGTAATGATATAACTTTAGGGCTGCTTGGATATCTGCAGCATCCTCATAGCCTGGTATTTTTGTTGGATAAATTGATCCGATATTTTCAGAAGCCATACTTTAGATTATACCACAGTAATAAATAAATGTACTGCTTTAATAGTACTTAGATTAGTCCAATTGGTACCGTCAAATTCTGTGGCTTTTATTGTAACTGGCAAAGAGAGGGTTCCATTTACCGACACAATTTCTCCAACAGATATAGATGAGGCCAAAGGGCTATCGTTGAGTACGCTATATTGAATGTTAAAGTCAGATGCTGATGCAGTCCCTACAAACTCGGCAGGAAGGATTTCAGATACTGGAATATTTTTTGACCAAACACCATTTATAAAACTTGTAGTAGTGTAGTTTTTGCTATAAATATTTGAAACTAATTTAAAGAGTTTTACCCATGTGTTTGTTCCTAATACATTTTGAAACTGATAAACATATTGGTATTCATCATCTGAACTTAATATATTAATGTATAAATCAAAAAGTTGTGATCCTGGAGTAAATAATGTTGTTGGTTTTCCAAGATTTACAAATATTTGACTTCCTCTATCACCTTTTGGGCCAAAATCAATCTCTAAATTTAAAGCAGAAGGACCACCTAAAACAGTTAAATCTTCAGTTGTTAAAAGAACGTCTACTGCCATTAAACTGTTGCTCCAGCAATGTGATCCGTAACTGTTACTGATCCAGTTAATAATGTATATACGTAATTATACGGCGATGCTGTTTTTGTTATTTCTACGTCATAAACATATTGTGTTGCAGCGTTCATTGTTACAGAATCGTTAGGTCTAATTGTGCATGTTACATAATTTCCATAAACTCCGCTTGTTATTACTGCAAGACATTCAATTTTTCCAGAAACTCCAGAAGATCCACGGGATGTAGAAATAGTAAACTTTGCAGTTTCACCATAACCAGTTAAATCAAAAGATCCTCCAAGTGAGTCCTTTGGGTAAATACGAAACTCATAGGTGTCGCCCTTATAATAGTTAATATTTAATGTACCTGGAAATGCCATAGTTTTATTATACCACGCTGACGTATATAGATTTCATAACTACTGATGCATCATAGTCTGTTCTAATTTGAGGAACTGCTCCATTACCCCAAATTTTTTGATTTTCTATAAAAATTTGTTGAGTAACAGTTATTGGGTAAGTATGTTGATATTTCATAGATCCTATAAATTGAGAAATATCCAAATCACTGTTTGGTGAATATGTTCTTATCCATGCCTCTGTATTGCTACTATATGTTGTTAATTCAAAACTATAAGTTATAAATACCTGAGCGCCTTCTTTTAATCCTTTAAAATTAAATGCTCTTGCGTGATTATTCCATAGTGATGTGCAGTTTTCTGGTAGGTATTTTTCGTTTGACATGTTTTCAGATAATACATAGGTTGTTACCCATCCATCATCTCCTTTTGAAATTCCAAGGCCAAAAGATTGTTCTATTCCATTATGATAAGAAGCCCATCCTGGTTTTTGCCCAGATGGAGATAAAGAACTTTTTCCATTTGCTCCTGAAGGTCCACGATCTCCTTTTGGTCCAGGTGGTCCTTGTTCACCGTCTTTACCATTTCTTCCAGCAGGTCCTTGAGGGCCTGGGGGCCCTTCTGGGCCAGGAACTGGCAAGAATGATGATGAAGTATTGCCTTTATCAGAATAACCGCTTTGTTGAACTTGTGCAGCGTAGGAAGATTTGTTTGTGCCTGGGAAATCCATTGATTTAGAAGTAGCCATATCGTAATTATCTCACGATATTTAGTTAATTATGTATGTACCAGAAATGTGAAAATTGTCTGCAACATTTAGTGTTACTGGACTATTGTGATCAAAATCTTCATCTTGTCCTGCAGAGTTTGTAAATGTTAAACCCATTTGAGATTGACCTGCATAAACATGTCCACCAATTGCATATTGACGTCCAGTTGAAATATCATGTAAGCAACCCGCTTTAAACTGGTATCCATATTTTGAAGGGAATGGAAGATCAACATAATATTGTCCAGTACCAAAGTTAGTAATGTTATTCATATCTACTTGAATTTGAAAGTGTACCATTGGACCTGTTATTACATAACTACCGCTAAATAATGGATCGCCATTAAATGTTGGTTGAGTTCCAAGAGTTCCACCATTAACTGTAAATGATGTTTCAGTTACTGAAGTAGCATCTTCACCATCTACGCCTTTAGGAAGGAATATACTCCACTCTGCACTATTTCCAACTGGATCACCCAATCCACCACTTGATGTTGCAATGTATAGATTATTATCGCTTCCCTTTACAACAGCAAGGTTTGCAATGTATCCGTTACCAGAAACATAGTTACCTAAATAAACAAGTCCTGCAGAACCATTTGTTCCATCTGCACCTTTTGCTGCAAGTAAATTCCAAAATCCTGGTGAAGGAGTATCTCCAACATTTCCGCCATTTGCACCAACACGATACCAAAGTTGTCCGTCATAAGTTGCAAGATCTCCAACGGCATATGATGCACCACCATTGTATTCTCCAGTATAATTCCAAAGGGCATCTGCTCCGTCAGATCCTGCTTGTCCTGCTGGACCCTGTGGTCCTGATGTTCCTTCTCCACTACCGCCTGCTGTAGTAAAACGTGCCATAATTACTCAAGTCCCGTTTTTAATAATGCAACTTTAGAATTGTTTATGTCTGTAATTGCGTATATTGCATCTAGTCCAGGTAATTCAACAGACCATGCTGAGCCAGGAGCAAGTCGATATCCGTAATCAGATGCTGTTACTCCTTCTCCTCCAAGAAATACGTATGCAGAAGAATCTACATTTTGAATTGTGATATCCATTCCAGAGTGAAGTCCGTTTGGAGTTAAACGTGTAGCAGAAGTGTTACTAAGAGTTGTAAGAGAATGAGTTGTCATATCTCGATTATATCACTTGTTTATTTTAAATATTTTATTTTTGATTTTAATAACTGGTGGCAACTCAGGTCTAGGAGTTGTAACTTTTATTACTGCCATTATAGGCTACCTGTAATATCACCAAGAACTGAAATAGTTCCAATCAAAGGTGTCCAAACTGTATCTTCATCAATAGTTACCTGTAAATCAAATGTTAATTCTGTTACAACTGATTTATAGCCAGTACCCCATAATTCAGTAATAGATGCTGGAGCCATAATATCTACATATCCTTCTCCTGCCGTAACTTCCAGGGAATCAAGAGCATCAGACTGAGGATCATAAGAAGTAGCCTCAAAAGTCCAGTCAGATATATCAAAATATGTTACTTCATCATCTTGTAAAAATTCAACACGAAGCGGAGAAGTATCTCCTCTAACAACGCTCCATTTAATACGAGCAGGGTCTGCTCCAAATACTTCAGGTCCACATATGTTCATAATATCTTTGATTATACCATAAAAATAAAAAAAGCACTCAGGATAGGTGGGTATGAAGAGACTATCCTAAGTACTTTTATAAAATTATATCATATAGGTATAATTCAGACATATTTAATCAGGTTATAAAAAGTTTACCAAATTGTAACAATAGGAAATGTCCATTTTGTACTATTAAGTCATAGATTGTCAGAGTTAGGGATAGTGTATACTTAAATATATATAAGAAAAAAGAACTATCTTTAAAGTTTAATATTTATATATCTTATATATTATATATATAGCAAATAGGCAAATTAGGTTAATTGGATTTTTTAGCAATATACTCTAATAATACATCATACATATGATCAAGTTTATTCTTTTGCTCGACACTTAATTTGCGGTCTAATTCTTGTTGCGATTTAATTGACTTAATTTCGTCTCGCATTGAAGTTCCGCCGTTAGTTTTAGTTTCGGAGCGAATATCGCAAACCATTTCGTGTATAGGCTTAATCTGGATTTTAATGTACCAACGAATAGCCCCAACTATAATTGCTCCAATTGAAAGCAAAGTAAGAATAAATTGTGCCCAGTCGGCTGTAGTCATAAATATTATTATACATAGCGTTTTTTATTTTTTGAAACGGTATTTAGTTCGTCGGCGAAATAGAAGTTATCCAAACCACTATATGCTCTAGTATGACAAACATTGACAGATATGAGCAAGTTATGGTATTATAGACATATGTCTGCAAAGACAATTCTTATAAGAAAATGGTGAGTGATATGGATAAAGAACAAGTAGTAGAACTAATGACAGAAACAATTATAAATTTAAATATTGGTTTGGCTAAACAAAAAGAAATGACTCAAGATGAAATTGATCAAATGGCAGAGATATCTAGACCTCAGTTTAGAGTAGTTAATGGTATTTTGTATGATGTGCTAAAAGAAAATGGGGCTCTTGCTTAATTGCAATTACACTGGTTACAACATTGATCTTTAAAGATTTTTAGTGCTAGACCGTCGTTTTCTACATCAGGTGAGATTGGTCTACCCAAATCTTCCCAAAATTTTTCTCTACCAATTGCATCTTTTTCAGATATAGGTTTTGATTCAAATTGGAAATCATCATCCCAAGCATTTTCAAAATTGTCTAATATTCCCATATTAATCACAAGATGAGCAGTAGTTATCTGCTCTCATATTTTCTTGTGTTACCCATATTACTTTACCGCAATGGTAACAAGACCTCATAGAGTATTTTTTTTCTCTACGGTCTTTTCGAATTTCTAGTCCTAGTAAGTGCATATATATATTCTAGCATACTTGATCTACCCTGTCAAATAGTGTATACTAGAAAAACTAGATTGGGGAAAATATGTTATTTCACAAGCACCTGCTGATCAATGCCAAAGTTGAGAAGCCTATAAACAGTGAAGAAGAGGCAACAACCTTCTTAAAGGACTTAGTTGAGCGTATTGATATGAAAATTATTAAAGGTCCTTTTGCCTCTTATGTTGACAAACCAGGCAATAGGGGACTCACTGCTATTGTAATGATTGAGACTAGCCATATAGCGTTTCATATATGGGATGAAGAGGATCCAGGTTTAGTACAGTTTGATTTATATACCTGCGGAAAATTGGATCTTGCTGAAGTACTTCTTGCTCTTGGAGAAACCTTTAATATAATAAACCTTGACTATCAGTTATTTGATAGAGAGAATGGTTTTGTTTTAGAAGATAGTGGATCATTTCCTAAAATCTGAAAAATTTCATTTTTGTAAAATCTGAATATTTTTACCAGATGTATGATACGTAATCTGTGAGATAAAAAACAAAAAATATAGTGAGCACATATTTCTACGTGCCTACTACTACCTTGTTACACTACTACGGGCTTTGCTTTACCCTGTATCCACCCACTATGTATACCAACTAGTGGCGCATCAATGTTTACCGCTGTGCCGATAGGTAATGCGTTAGAGTATTGGTCAATAAACTCTAGTATTTTTTCCTTGCTTGTAAATGGCATCTCTGCCACCGAGCCGTTAACTGTTGTTAGTTTTACTTTTATCATTGTTTCTCTTTTCTTTTAATTCTTGTGGATAGTGATTTCTGTTGTACCCTGCGATTGTGCCCACCTTATCTATGTGAGCCTTTCGCTTGAGTTGCTCTGCGCTACTGCTTGCCATCTATCTATCTTTTCTAATTAACTTAATAGAATAAATAAAGGAAATAGTGCCAACTATCAACCATGTAGGTATCTCTATCGCTACACCATTTGGGTATAGGTTGTTAATATAGAAAGAGATGTAATCTAAATCTGCGTAGAACTCCATTTATTCTGTGTCCTCTCCGAACATTTCTACTAACGCTTTGTTAGCATTTTGTAAAGCCTCTATGGCTTCGTTAATCTTATCTAGGTTAGTCATGGTTAGTTTCCTACCTTCGTGTTATTCATAACCCAACGGCTTTCGTTAGGTGATAGATAGCGGTGTGATACCACACCTTGCTTAGTAGCAAGCATTTCTAAGTATGCCTTTCGGCTAATGTAGTTTCCTACTGTATTGCGAAAGACCATAGGGCTTCCTGTATTAGATGAAGCCATAACATGGTTAGGCTCTAATGTTATTGTATTTAGTGTAGTCATTTTAACTACCTTTCTTTT